TGTGCTAACCCAAGCAAGATTTGACCAAGGTGTCAGGTGGCTAAGGGCGATTATATTACCCAACTCGCTTGCGGGCGCGGGTGGCGGAGACGGTGTTTATGAAACTTTCTTGCTAGGCATTGAGGATATTACGTCAGAAGCAAATGCCTCGATAAGTGCTGAAATATCAACCGAATCGGCGGCTATAGCAACAACCCAAGCGGCGGCGGCACAACAATCTACTGTTTTGTTAGCACAAGTAAATCGTAGTGAAATATTACTTAGATTTGATGAAGAACAAACAGATTGGGTTTTTTCAGAGAACAGTTTAGTTGAAGGCGACCAAAATTTCACAGATGGTTCAAAATTACATGATGTTTTACCGCCAGATACCACAGTTGAAGTTGTAAACGGCGTTCCAGAGTTAATTTTTGACGGCCAAGAACGTGGTTTTTATTGTCGAGACACTGTTGCGTATTCGCCAACTGAAATAAAATTTTACAGAGTATCTTGTCAAATAAAATATGACCGAGAAAATACTAATACTACTAGCAGAATTTTACTAGGCGCATATTATTTGGAAGATGATTATAGTCGTGCAAGTTTAACAGGCGGTTTTCCTGAAACATTAACTGCTTTTTTTGCTAATGGTACAGAATGGACTGATATAGAGTGGTTATTTGCCGCAAGTCGTGACCCCGTAGCAGGTTGGCAGCATATGGTAGATACTGAAACTGATTTTGACACAGTTAGTAGAATTAGATTTGAGGGACAAGGTGTTTATAATAATGGTAATGGTAAAATGCGACTTCGTAACTTTGCAGTCAAGGAAGTTACTAATAATGTAAGTTTAGTCGATGGCGTTTACATATTAAGCCGAACACAACTTGACAACATACGAGCGCAATCAATTATCGACCAAAATACTATCGCAAGTATAAGTGGACATTTAGAAGCAACCAATACACTAACAACAACAGCAGGCGGTGCATTGTCACAGATTGCACAAAGGTCTGTGGATACAGGCGCAATAACATATTCAGACATCACTTTAACATCAGATAGACTAACATATGAAACGGATGGTGGCGTAATTTGGTTTGCAGATGCGGGCGGACTCACAATGAACCGCCCCATAAGACTCGTAGGCGGAACAGATATCAATAATCCAGACACTATGCTTGTTATAGGTAACGGTTTTGGCGCAAATAATGATTTATTAGAATGGTTTGGGCCATATGCAGCAACATTTGACGGACTAACAGTAGAAAATGGCGTAAGAGCAAAGGACATTGTAGGAAAAACTTATTTGGGCGGTGTTGATGAAAACGCAGGAACAATTACAGCAAGTGATTCACATCCTACCGAAGCTGAAGTCACAGGCATAGGAACTAATGGCAATCAACAATTTATTACTGGCAGTTTTGTTGCCGCAGGCGAAAGAACTTACACACAACCCACAGATGCAGGTAATGCAACAATTACTGTAGGTAGTGCTACTATAACTGTCGCAAGAAGAATAAATAACGGTGCTTATACAAACATTGGTACTCAAAATATTTCAGGAACTTTAATAAGAACATCAGAATTCAATTTCGAAGAAAATTTATGGTTTGTTGTCGAAACTTGGAATATGAGCGGCAGTATAAACAATAATTCATTTACAGGTAATGCAGGAAGTACATATTCTTTTAGAACACGTATATCAAATCTTATACTACCTAATGGGATAGTATTACCAAATCAAAATGCAACAATATCGATTTTAGAAAATTAGATATAAATAATATTATCATATAAAAAAGGAAAGAATATATGGCAGATGAAAGCATAGAGCATATTTTAGAAACACTTAAACAAAATTCAGCAGATAATACCCAATTACTAGCAAAGTTGTATAGAAAACTTTTAACTGAAATGACGGAAGCTGTTGAACTTGCGAGAGAAATAACAGCGAATATACCCGCAACCGAAGAAGGTGTTAAAGAACTTGCTTCATTACTTCAAATTATGGACGGTAGTTTTGTTCGTAAAGCACAACAGGTTATTGCCCGCGCGGATGCTGAAGCAGCACAAGATGTCAATATAGACACACTTTCAGAAGATATTTTACCACAATAATTATGAAAGTTGTGGTTGAAAGACAATCTAATATTCGGCGCGGCAGAATAGTTTCTACTAGAAATCGTAATGTAAAAACCAACAGTAGAAATATTTCTACTGTTGACGACCCTGTTGTTTATAGCGGGCCTATACCACCTACAGTTACTGCAAACGGCAGTCGTAGTGTTTTCATTAATAACCGTGCTGTAATCAGAACGACAAGTCATGACGCAGACGGAACTATAAGATTAGAAGGTGTTTCAAATATCTTTGTTGCCTAAATAGTTATATGACAAATCGCGTTGATATATACAAAGACTTAGACTTCAATTTTACACGTACTGCTACAGGTGACGTAGCTACAGTTATTAATGAAGAAGCTATTGCACAATCTGTTAGAAACATAATTTTAACAGATTACCAAGAAAAGCTTTTTCAGGCATATTTTGGAGGTAATGTAAATGGCAGTTTGTTCGAATTAAACACATCGCTTGTTAAAATTAATATTCGCGATTCTATTCGCGATTCATTATTAAATTTTGAACCGCGCGTAAGAGTAAACGAAATTTTAGTGACAGCTTTAGAAGATTCTATAAGTGTTATTATAAATCTAAATATAGTGAGTATTCCACGCAGCATTGATGTTGATATAACCATAGAAAGACTTCGATAATGACTAAACTTAACGTAACAGAACTTGAATTCGAAGCAATCAAGCAAAATATAAGAACGTTCATATCGTCTAAACCAGAATTCAATGATTACAATTTTGAAGGGTCTGCACTTTCTAATCTTTTAGATATACTGGCATATAATACATATTACAATGCTGTTTATACAACAATGACATATAATGAAAGTTTTTTAGACACAGCCGTAAAACGTGCTAATGTTGTTTCTAATGCTTTTGAGATAGGATATACTCCAAGGTCTATTACAGCGCCACGTGTTGATATAAATTTCCAACTAGAAGCTTCTGCAAATGGAACATCAAATATAATCTTTGAGAGAGGAACTACTTTTTCTACAAATATAAATGGTAATATCTATAATTACACGCTGTTGCAAAACTTTGTTTCTACTGGCCCTACACATACGCCTATAGCAATCACAGCTTTTGAAGGTAGATTGTTTCAAGAAAATTTTACAGTCGTTAATACTAATAACGAACGTTTCTTACTATCTAACGAAAATGTTGACACGACACATATAAAAGTAAAAGTGAATGACATAGAATGGCAATCTTCTTCATCTATTATAACAGCTAATGGCGAATCTGAAATATATTTCATACGAGAAGTTAATGGATTTGTAGAAATTATTTTTGGGAATGATGTTTTAGGGAAAGCCGTACAAAGTGGCGATAGTATCAATGTAGAATATCTTATTACTAGCGGTGATGCTTCAAATGGTTCTGGCAATTTTAGTTTTGACGCTACAACAAATACAGGAAACACAGGAACTATACTAGGAAATCCTATTTCTTATGGTGGTCTGGAAAAAGAATCTATCCAAAATATTAAATTTATGGCCCCTCGCGCATTTGTGACACAAAACAGAATGGTGACAAAAGAAGACCATATAACACTTTTAAAACAACACTACCCAAATATAGAAACGATTAATGTATGGGGTGGTGAAGAAAATATACCTGTTGATTTTGGGTCTGTATATGTTTCAATCAAACCATTTTCAGGAGACATTCTTTCGGACACAGAAAGAGAAGATGTTTTACAACTTATAGATATGTTTAGTCTTGTTACAACCAGATATATTTTAGTTGACCCAGATTATACTTACATAATTCCAAATGTAGAAATACGTTACGATATAACACGTACAAATCTCACACAAGAAACATTGCGCGGTAATGTAGTCGCAAGTTTGTTTGATTATAATGACAATATCCTAGAAAAATTTGATGTATATTTCAAACATTCAAATATCGTTTCTCTTATTGATGAAATAGACCCTTCTTTCGTGTCAAACACTATGAGTATCACCCTAGAAAAACGTTTCGACGATTTTATACTTAATAGTAACACAATAACAAGTCTTGATTTCAATAATCCTATTGAAGAAGGTAGTATAAAAACAGATTTTTATCTTAATGAGAACTTAGTAACTGTTCAAATAAAAGATAAAGACGGCGTTCTATTTACTGCACTTTCTGATGATACTGTTATAAATTCAAATATCGGCACAATAGATTACGCAACAGGTAGATTAAACTTTTCTGGATTTAATATTAGGCAATTTGTGACGGATAGCACATATATTTCAATAAAAGCAAATCCTACGCAAATGGATGTTGAAACTGCTAGAAATACTATCTTAAGTATAAGTACAGATGAAGCCAATATAAGATTTATAAATTATGACAGACAACAAAGATAAGATTTCACCACTCATACCGAATCAGATTCCTTCGCACATACGCGAGAATTATGAATTGTACACAAAATTTATCGTGTATTATTACGAATATATGGAAGAGACAGGCAATCCAATTAATCTTAATTTTAATTTTTTGCGAAATACAAATCTTTTAGACACACAAAACCAAACATTTTACACAGAAATAGCAAAACGCTTTGGTAGTGTACTTCCACAAGATACAACCGACAATAACCGTATGCTTGTTCAAAAAATTGCTGAATTTTATAGAACGAAAGGTACGCAGGCGTCTTTTAATTTTATTTTTAATCTGTTGTTCGACGAAGTTCCAAGTGAATATTACACACCAAAAGATGATATATTCACGCTATCAACTAGCAACGGTACATTATCAGGAAATAAATTTATCTTTGATGGTGAATACTTCCAAGACCATTCGTACCAATTGTCTGTATCTAACGAAACATTTGAGAAAATAACGTCTGATGAAAACTTTTCTTCTTATCTTAAATTTCTCTTACATCCTATCGGAACACAATTTTTTCTTAGAAATGAAGACACAAATAATATAGTTGGGTTATAAATAAAAATATGTTAGAAAATCCACACAATGTAACCCCATATTATGATAATTTTGACTCGACAAAGAATTATCTAAAACTTCTTTTCAATCCTTCAAAGAATTTACAAGCATCTGAATTATCACAGCTTCAGTCTACGCTTCAAAATCAAATTTCTGTACAAGGAAGTCACTTATTTGAATCTGGGGCTATTGTTCAAGGTGGTGAAAGCTTTTTAGACACTAATATTACAGTTCTTAGACTTACATCTAGTAGTGATGTTTCTGTACTCAATACAGGCGATATTGTACAGGGCGTTAATAGTCTTACGCGCGGACGTGTTGTAGTTGTTGACACAGAACTTTCAAATCCACATTTATTTGTTAAAATTATCGACGGAAACGACCTTTTCGAAGAAGGTGAAGACCTTGAAATATATGTACATGAGACGGATAGTGTTGTTGATATTTCATGTACTCTTGACACATTAAATTTTCAAAATCGTGGTACGCTCATTACAATAAATGAAGGGTATATGTTCTATAACGGTTACTTCATTTATTTCGAAACGCAACGTGTAATAGTTTCACGCACACCATCTAATTCTACGACTTTCATAACAGGCATGGTAGTATCCGACGATATTGTTACTTTCCTAGAAGATTCTGATTTACTAGACCCTGCTAACGGTCATGAAAACTTTGGTCAAGACGGCGCACATCGCTTTAGACAAACACTAACACTATCTGTTTTTGAAGATGAAACAAGTCTTCCAGAAAACTTTATTGAATTACGCCGCACACAAGATAATCAATTTGTCAATGACGAACGTGTAGATATATATTCAGATATTGAAGATAATCTTGCTCGTAGAACATTTGACGAAAGTGGTAATTATACAGTTCGTCCATTTAAAATTTCTATCGTAGGACATGCAAAAATAAATGACCTAACGGCAAATAGTTATGGCGTAGGACAAGATAACGTTTCTATTTTTAAAAGTGGTTCCAATGAACTTACACTTCAATATAGACGTGGTAGCGAATCTATTAATAATAATTTTGAACAATCTGTCAAGTTACAGCTAGAAATTGCAGGAAATGTTGTTACTGGTGTTGCTTCAGACAGTGCGAATATTGCTACGACACAAAATACGGGCGATATAGATTTTAGGGATATTGCATACCAAGATGATAGTGCAATATGGTCAACTAACGGAATGGTATTTTGCAATGCTGTTTCCACAGAAGACATTCGCAATATTGTTATAACATTACAAAATGATATTGATGCAGATAGTTCTATCCGTATAAGACTAGACCAATTTACGCGCGAAGACACTGACACGGCATATGTGTGGTTAGGCGACAGTTCTATTGGTACAAATATCGCTTCGCAAAAAGAATGGATGTTCCAACTTATCGACAGCAACACAGACAGTCAAATTGATGTTTGTTTGGATGCAGGTAAGGCATATGTTCAGGGATACGAATTTGAAACTATTTCAAAATCAACGGTTGTTGGTGAACGTGCGCGTAACACCGAAACTGTTCAAAACTTTGGCGTAGGTACATCGTTTGGTAACTACGTCACAGTTAATAATTTAAACGGATGGTTCGCTACAGACACATTTGAAGTCGTACATCTTTTAAACGACACAACAACATCTTCACCAAATGCTTCTAATATCATAGGTACAGCTAATCTAAGACAAATCGTAAGTGACGGCGTTGTTGATGAATATAGATTTTATTTGTTTAACATTCAAATGAACTTTGGCGAAAATTTTTCTAATGTTCGCTCTATATATGCAGAAACTGATTTAGCTAATTCTGCTAGATGCGATATTTCAGCACGTAGTATTACAAACGACAGAACAAATCTGCAAGACAGTCATCTAAATAGCCTTATATTTCCAATTAATCAGCAATTCATTAGAACACTTGCCCCTAGTGGTGTTTCTGACATTACATATAACACACGCCTTGCTTTTAATGGTACATTTAATAATGGCACACTTACTATTAATGCAGGCGCAGGCAGACAATTTGTTTCTGGTAATAATCAATTACACTTCCTAGTTGTAGACACAACTACAGGTAATATTATAACACCAACGTTTAACTTTGGCAGTTCGCCACAAACAGTGACACTAGACTTAACAGGATTTAGCGGGCCTGTAAAAATACTTGCAACAGTTCGTGTTAATACAGCAACACAAGTTAATAAAACACTTATAGAAAACTTTGAGCGCGTCATAGATAATGGAACAGCAGCTAATTTTGATTTATCAACACGGTCTTTCTTCCTTAAAAAATCAGACGGATATCGCCTACGAAGCGTGAGAAATTCTTCTGGTGATAATATCACAAATAGATTTACTTTTGATAATGGCCAAAAAGATGATTTTTACGACCACGCAAGACTTGTTCTTCGTAATGGTCAATCTGTATCAACAACAGAGTACCCATTGACAGTAAGCTTTGATTATTTCGAACATTCTGGCACAGGTTTCTTTTCTGTAGATTCGTATGGCGATATACCATATAATCTTATACCTTCTTTCACATCGCCTGCGTCTGGACAGTCATTTAGACTTCGCGATTCTATAGACTTTAGACCACGCCGCGAAGATGACACGGATGCACCTATCGTGATGGATGTATATGCAGGCGGGATTATCGTACCTGCTAATATTGGTGTTAACTTCTTGACATCAGATTATGAATTTTATCTATCACGTATCGACAAAGTTATCCTTACGCGCGATAGACAATTCCAAATTATACAAGGTGTTCCTTCTTTAAATCCAGTTTCACCAAAAGATTTAGACAACGCAATGACGTTATACACATTGACTATACCGCCATTTACAAACAATCCTTCTGACATACGTGTTCGGTATCATGAAAATAAGCGTTACACTATGCGCCAAATTGGGGCGTTAGAAAAACGTATTGAAAATCTTGAATATTATACAACACTATCTTTACTAGAAAAAGATACTATTGCAACCGAAGTTTCTGATAATGAAGGTATCACAAGATTTAAAAATGGCATCATCGTAGATTCATTTACAGGTCATGGTATAGGTGATGTCGGCAATGCTGATTATAGATGTTCTATTGACACACAAAATCAATTTATGCGAGCGCCATTTGTATCAAGAACAATTGAAATGTCTGTTGTTGAAGACAATGATATAACAATTGTTGGTAATGGTTCGACAGGACAATTTGCAACAATACCATACACAGACGTTGTATATTTCTCACAAACCAAAGCATCTAAAATTGAAAATGTTAATCCTTATCTTGTGGTTAAATATATTGGTAATGCTAATACAAATCCTGCAATCGACCATTGGATTTCACAAACAGCACGTCCAGATGTCGTTGTTAATCTTGAAGGTAACAATGATGCTATACAATTTATACAACAATCTGCCAATACAGAAGATGCTTTTGGTTTTGGCACAACTTGGAATGATTGGGAAACAACTTGGACAGGTGTTGAAGAAACAGAAGTAACAACTTTCACACCTACAGAAACGGTTGGACAAGTTCAAACAAATGAAACGTCTATTGTAACATTTACATCGCCAAATAGAGGACAACTATTTACAGAACCAGAAATTGTAGATTTTTCTTCTGCAATTGCTACAACTGAATTGCCTAATATTTTCGGAAATGAATTCTTCATAAGAGGAGAATTTTTTCAAGCACCGCAGCTTGCATCATCAGCAACACAGTCAATTACACTTCCTTCTACACAAACAGTTACGCAAGTTCCACGTACAGTAACCCAAATAGAACAGACGGGGATACAAACACGCACAGGCACACGTACTACATTTTCACCAAACACAATTACAGAAAATATCGGTACGCGTATAGTAGACGTTTCTATTGTTCCTTTCATGCGCGGGAGAAATATACGATTTACAGCGAATGGTTTACGCCCTAACCGCGAATTAAATGTATTTTTTGATGGTGTTAATGTTAATGAATTTATCTTTGCCGCACCTAATGGCGTTCCAGATTCTTTAGACGATAATGTTCAGGGTCTAGTTAGACGCCAAGGACTTCCGCTTGTTACAAATTCTATGGGAGAAGTGTCTGGTGTTTTCACTATACCAGAAGGTGTATTTCGTGTAGGTGAACGTGAACTTACTCTTATTGATGACCCGAATAATTCTAAAAGTGCTGCTACTACATACGCAACAGCACGTTACCAAGCTTCAGGTCTTGTCCAAACAGTTGAAGACACAATTATATCAACACGCACGTTGGAAGTTACACAAGAAGTTGTTCGTGAAGAAAGAACGATTTCAGAAACTGTTCAACCACCTGCACCACTTCCTGTGCCACAACCTGCACCTATGTTTTTCCAAGATGAAGAAGAAGATGATAACGACGATGACGATACAGACCCATTAGCACAGACGTTCTTTATTAATGGCAGAACATTCCCTAACGGCATGTTTATTTCAAAAGTAGATTTATTCTTTAAAACAAAATCTACATCTAACGTTCCAATACGTCTTGAAATACGTCCTGTAATTAATGGTTTCCCTAGTTCGTCTAAAATTGTTCCTATGTCAGTTATATTTAAAAATCCTTCTGATACAGTTCTTTCGAATGATGGGTCTGCTGCTACAACATTTACATGGCCTGTTCCAATTTATCTTGCACCTAATGCAGAATATTCTTTAGTTGTTCTTGCGGATTCGCAAGAATATGAAGTATTTGTATCTGAATTAGGACAACCAGACTTTATCACAGGCAATAGAATTTCAGCACAGCCGCATCTAGGGTCTTTATTCAAGTCACAAAATGCTCGTACATGGACACCTATACAAGAAGAAGACCTTAAAATGACTCTTTACAGATGTGATTTTAATACGTCTACAAATAGCTATATCCGTTATGCTGCATCAAACGTAGCAAATGATAGAGAGTTTTGCTTGACTAAATTTGTTTCAGAATTCCTTGACTTTTCTGGTACAAATGTTGATTGGCGTCTTAAGACAACAAATCTTGATAATTCAATGACGGATTTTGAAATCATTGAAAATAATAAAAATACTATTTTCAACACGCCAAGAAAAATTATTGTTGGTGACAACGAATCCTATCAAGTTGACGGAACACTTTCTACAGTATCTTCGCACGTTGCGCCATTAATAGATTTGACACGTCAATATTCTATTATTGTAGATAATGTTATTAATTCTACTTTTGTGGATGAAGAACTTTCAAATAATGGACAGGCGACAGCAAAATATATAACGCGGCGTGTCACACTGTCTGAAAATCTTGACGGTAATTACTTGCGCGTGTTCTTAACGGCATATAAACCAGACGTTACTGATATTCGCGTTTATTATCGCGTTCTATCTGCCGAAGACAACACTGACTTTGACCAAAGACCTTACGTTCTTATGGAACAAGAAACAGATGCTGCTACATTCTCGACAGGTCAAAATGACTATAAAGAATTTGCGTTTGTACCGCCTACGAATGAAATCACTTACACTGACGATAATGGTGTTGACTTTGATACATATAAAACATTCTCTATCAAAGTCGTTATGACAAGTTCTAACAAAGCTGTTGTTCCGCGTGTCAAAGATTTAAGAGCAATATCAACGGCCCCTTAATATGTATGTAGAAACAGATAAAAAAAGTGTTATACGCGATACACGTTCCAAAGGCTTAGTCATGACAGACAACCAAGCCTATGAAAAATTTAAGAGAAGACAATCTTTTGAAAAACGTGTCATGACACTAGAAAATAAAATGGACAGAATATTGGAAATATTAGAAAAAGGAATTAAAAATGACGAATAATATTTCTGGACTTCCTAAATCTAGGTCTGAATTCAAAAAACTATGTCTTGAAAACTTAGGCTCTCCTGTTATCAACATAAACGTTTCAACTACACAGGTAGAAAATCAAATTAATCTTGCTCTTGATTGGTGGCATCATAACCACACGGACGGCACAGAATTAGAATATTACATCAAAGACATCACGCAAGAAGATTGTGATAGAGGATATTTAGAACTTACTGATGATATCATAGGTATTGGGCGTGTTATACCGACATGCCGTGATTTTGGTTTTGGTGGCAACTCTTTGGTGACATTTCAATATCGTCTTGACCTTTATGACACGCTTGTAAATGGGTCTACCGAAGGTACACTAACATCTTTCTATCTAGCAAAACAATATCACAATGAAATTAAAAGAATATTCAATGCTTGGCCGCGTGAAGAATTTACACGATATAAAGGTAAATTATATATCCTTGGCGAATGGATGAATCGTGACGGTCTACAGCCAGAAGACAAGCTATGTATTGAAGTTTATAGAAAAATTGACCCTATAACATGTCCTAATATGTGGTCTGATTATGCTCTTATAGAACTTGCTACAGCAATGATACAATATCAATGGGGCATGAACCTTTCTAAATACGGTAACGTCACGCTTCCTTCAGGAATAACTTTAAATGGCGAAGCTATAAAGGCAGATGGACAAGCTGAAATTGAACGTGTAAAAGAAGATATAGATAATCGGTGGTCTCCGCCAAGCAGGTTTTTTATTGGGTAGGCAAGTCTTTGTTTTTAAAGGCTTTTTTATATTGTTCGCGCTTCTATCAATTATATAAATAATAATAAAAACACAGAGAATAATACATGACACCAAAACAAAAACATAACTTATTACTAGAAAAATTAGACGAAGTGAATAAAACAGCCAATATTCGACAATATCTTCAATATGGTTCTACTAAAATTCGTGGAAGTAAAATGAATTTTATTTTTGCTTTTGTTGATGATGGGAATGGGAATGCTTTCCCGCTTGGATTTGTTTCTTATGAAAATAATGAAATCGGTATTGTATATGTAACGGATGAAATTCGTCGTAACGGAATTGCCAAAGAACTTCTAAAGCTTGCCGATAAAGTTTCTGGAAAAAAGTTAACAGACGATGGACAAATAACGTCTGACGGAAAAAAACTTTTTAAAAGCACTGGACGAAAAATAACCAAAAGTGCAAAAGCACCAGATAAAAAAAGCATGAATTTTAATATAAGTCGGGTTATATTAAGTATGATGGGAACGTCTGTCAAACAGTTCAAAGTTTTGAAAAAAGTTAAAATGTTTAAGGGGGATTAAGCATCATATCCTTCAGGGCGCACAACATTTATCATAGTGACATATTTACGTAACAGGTTAAGAAAAGTTATTGAGTTAACTAGACAAAACCCAAAGGTAAATGATGATATTTGTGGTAGAAATATTGTCAAAAATAAAAACGAAGCACCTACCCATGAAACCACGAATATTGCATGTGCTTCGTTTTTAAAATCTATAAATGTTTTTTATTTAAGCAGCAACTGCCATTGTTTTTTCGTCAAAACCGAACATAGTTGCGTTTGCAACACAGTCAATACGACGAGAAAACGCTTTAGTAGATTCGCCAATTATACGGCCATTTGCTGATAAACGGTTCCATGTGTATTTACCGTCTTCGCGAATAATTTCCCATTTGTCTTGATGACGTAGGTTCCATTGGTCTGCGTGGTCATAATGCATCGGCGGCATACCATGTCGTGCAGCGTTATTTTCACAATCGTCGCGGCGTGAATATGTTTTATGCGATTTACCTACAATACGCCCATTAGACGATTTCGCTGTCCAAGAATACTTACTCTTTTCGCGTGTTACTTCAAAGTTAATTTTATTTTTCATTTATTAAAGACCTTATTTCTTTTTTTAGTTTTTATTATTATAACAAAAAGGCTTTACACATAATAATGTGCTATAATGAATTCTGTATAGAGATGGTTATGGAGCGTGTCAAGAGTTTAGTTCACTTTTTTTATATGAACAAGCTTAATGTCATCTATATCAGCAAAATTGATTTCTGATGGCATTAAGACGCTTTCAAAATAGACGGTGTAAGTATCTTGAAAATCTATTTTCATAGCTTGTTCATAATTATGTGTGGTCGTAGGAATGTCTTTTCCAAAACGTGAAGCAAATACTTCACACGATACAAATATGTTATCGATATACAAAGCTGTTTTTCTTTTGATTTTATTAGTACACGGCATATTAAAAATATTTGTCGAATTAAATTGACCTGTCATCTTATATTTGTATGTCATGTCCATTACTCTTTAATATCAAAATGTCTACAGGCGATAAATTTGTGATTGATGGTGAGGTAATTTAAACATCTTATAACTATTTAAAGTCATCAAACACTCGCCTGTAGACGGCTGTGGTTGAGCGGTAATTCTATTTATACATGCGAAAACCAAACGTCAAGGACTAATTAGTCACCATATGATTTTGTGTACAGAGAAACCCCAGAAATGCTAAGATTAGAATATTCGGCCTGCGTTGTTCTTACATCACATAATCCCATTGAATATTCAAGTGATGTGATTTCTTCAAGAATGTCTTCGTCATTTTTATAAAACATTTTTACATCATTGCTGTATATTTCAATAGCTTCTTTTATAGAAGGAATTTTATCATATTCTTTCATATCTATCCTATTAATCAGTTATTCGCACAAAGACTTCGCCATAAGTGACGCCTTCTTTTTTCTGCCATTCTTTTAAAAACTTTTCTCCAATACGTTTTGCTTCAGCTTCAGTATCGGCAGAAAATATATCAATATAAAATGGCGACCAAGATTCTCTATCTTGCCCATCAGTTGTATCCACAAATGCTAACCAAGTTTTATTCTTTTCATCCACAGTAGAAACTATGTTATTATCAATACATGCGTGAACTATACAGTCAAGCTTTTTATCATATTCGGCATAAAAAGCGTCTTTTTCATCATCAGTATCAACATTATATACTTCAAGATGCGCCATATTATTTTCGTATGAAATAACTTTAAATACGCTGATTGTATATTTTCTTCCATTAGAAGACATTTTTTCCATCATATCAGATATAGTGTCTTCAGAATATTTTTCCAAAAAAGAATCATAAATTTTTTGCGTTTTAACTTTTGTCATAACTACGTCCATCCCTGTTCTGGGCATCCTTTTACAGGCCCGCGACGAACATCATAGGGTTTTTTACGGCGTGTAAGATTAGGCCAAACGATATTAGGATTATCCCCAAAAGGATATTCAGTACCATCTGCACCTTCATAAGCCATACCTATGCCTTCATCACGACAAGACTTTCCGCCATTTAGTTCAGAAAGAAGTTCATAGATATCTTTACCACCAAAAACCCCATATCCTTTATAACTGGTTTCGTGCCAAACTTGTCCAGAAGGTGAAGTCAAATATACGTTTGCAGGCTTCATACTACTTACAGAAGTTCCTGTATCTTGTGTTAAAAAACTAAATTGTCCCATAATTGATTCTCCCAAATCGTTTCTACAATCATTATATACCACGACCAAAATATTAAGTCAAGAAAATAAATAACATTGACTTAATTTATTCACAAGTATATTATGTTATCATCACAAGTAGGATACGTTATATTTAATATCACACACGCCCTTTCAGAAGACCTTAAGGATACAAACATTTCTTATAAGTACAAATTCTTTGGAATACTTTCTTTAACCAAGTTTAATGAGTTGCTTGTCACAAATATACATGGGAAAAAAAATATATTTAAGCGATGAAATAGCAATTAGTCCCAAAAAACAAAAAGAATTAAAAAGCATCGCTCTTGTATGTTTAGATGAAGTGCATGTCACTATTTATTTTTCCTCAAAAGAAGACCAATATTTACTACTTAAAAAGCATGAATGGGTACAATCACCTTATATAGTAGAACGCGTGGAAATAAAATAAAAAGCCCTACTCTTTCGAACAGGGCTTTACTTAAATTGTTGTATTTACAACTTTAAGCTTCTACGAAATCCGTGTCACGCTGTGCTGCTTCAAAGCCGTTTTTATACTCGAAATAAACAGAAGAATTAACTTCTGCATTCATATCAGCAAAACCTTCTTCCAGTTCTTTACCAGATTTGTTTGCGTCCCATCCTTTGTCAAACGACGATTTTTTAAACATAAAATATCTTTCTTTTTAAAGTTAATTTATAGAACTAAATCATACATATACTTATTTGTCAAATATTTTCTTTGTCGTTAAGTGATACTTACTACAAAAAGAACAAAAATATGGTATATATTTTTTATCATATTTTTTTGAAAGTTCACCACTTTTCTCGACAGCTATGTCAAGTGTTTTATATCCTACTTTAGGTTTTTTAGTGTGTTTGTTAAAATGTGCTAATATACCAAATTCAGGAACAGTTTTAATATATTGTTTTGTAGTTTCAGTATCGTTACCTAATCGTTTTTTCATTTGTGCTGTAACTTCTTCAATACGACATTTCATCGATTCTAAATCAATATAATCACCAGTTTTGGTTACATGCTTCTTAGCACTTTTATACGTCTTTTTTAGATTTTTTCGAAGTTGTTCTAAATCATGATATCCCAATTCTTCATAATCCATATACACATCACCAGTATTAAATTTATCTGATAAATAACACTAAAGAAATATATTTTCAAGATAAAATTTATTTAGAAATTATTCCATTGTCATAGAGAAATTCACAAATTTGGGGGCCAGTGATATAATACATACCTTTATTATCGGCGGATGATGCAAATATAATACCATAAAGTTTTCTATCAAGAACGATTGGAGAACCAGACATTCCTTGATAGACAAACCCTTCTGCAAAGCCAAAAGGAACGTCTCGTTGAACTTTACCACTATCTTCTATAAGACCCATAATACCTTGTGGTGCGCCTGCGGGGTATCCATAGAATGATGCAAACTTTCCATAAAGATAGTTACACGACACATTAGAAACATTGGTTCCTTCGCCTAGCAAGGCTATGTCTTTTTCTAAGCTTGTGTATTTAACAGGAATATATTTACCATCTATCGTAGGACGACATCCTGTTACAACATGCGCGTTTGTCAAATATGTATCACCATTAAGTATGGTAACTGTGCCTGCTTTTGTTCCGCAACGTATAAGCTTAGAATCTATGTTTAAATTTGGTATGGCGGACTTAGAAATTTTATAATTGACTGTACTTGGCCTGCAAGATATACTTGTGATAGAAATTAACGATACTATAATAGCAGTTTTTAAAATGTTTCCCATGAACATATTTATAAGACATTGACAGAGTAAATCATGTACAAGTATAAAATAACAGGGCAATTCAACATGGATGATTTTATTAACCATCCTACTACACTAAAAGAAAAAACAAGAGAATTTCACCCTAAAATTATAATTTTTTCTGAAGGTATAGTTTCTGGGACAAGAATAAAATTTCCTAAAGTGAAAGTTACATCACCAGATAGATTTGATAAGTCAGACCCAGAAAAACACATATATGAAATATATTTCACAACATCCGAAGAAATAGAATTCTATAAAAATATTTCACAAGGCTCGGAAGGTGAAATGATGTTCACCATCGTAAAAGAAGAAATGTCAATAGACCACGTTAAACAGATTGCTTAATCTGTGGCAGACACTAAATCTAAAAAATTTAGCGCCATATCATAATGCTCGTATATTTCTTCTGGAATGTCTTTAATTTCTATCCAAGGACAATCGCCACTATAATTTGGACAAATTCGTCCAATAACATAACATGTTCCTAAATAAGCCTTTTTAAATTCAGAAACTATATTTTTCATTTCTTTAGCAGCTTCAATATTACCAGACTTACCTAATTTTTTTTGTATGGCTACCATCTCTTGCCAAGAAGATGATAACCCTTTTCTTCGGGCGTCTTGTGCTTCAAGGTCTTTATTTGATACATCATATGATGGCGCTATCCCATTTGGCTTTTGCCCATTTCCGATATTCTTAAATTTCTTTTCTAGGTCTGTGATTTTGTAATAATTTTCAACAAACCATGTATATCCATAAGTATCCACAATTTCTGGCAGTTGTTTCATTGAAACAACAATGGGATAATTTTTTGTTTCTTCTTTTTGCATAGATATGTTTATAAATAACCATATGAGCAAAATCAACCCATATTTCGCAGAATTTGCCAACGGAAATGAGCAAAATCTTCTAAACAATATTACAAAAGAAATTATTCAAATACATGGCATGGAACTTAGGTATCTTCCAAGAAGCATACTTGAAGAAGACCGTGTTCTTGGAGAAATCACGCAGTCAATTTTTGACGATTCATATCCTCTTGAATTCTATCTTGAAAACACAGATACATTTATTGGCGAAGACCTTTTATCTGATATAGGTATTGATTTAAAAACATCATTTTCTTTTGAAGTTCATAAAGAACGTTTTGAAGAAGAAGTGACATATAATGAACCAGACATCATACGTCCACGCGAAGGTGATTTGCTCTATGTTCCTATGAATAATTCTATCTATGAAATAACGTCTGTTAGAAAATGGGAAGAGTATTTTATGTTTCAGAAAAGATTCACATGGAAAATCAATTGCGAACTTTACACAGATGATGGCGACATTATTGATACAGGCGATAAGCAAGTGGATAGCGTCATAGAAGATATTCAACAGCCTGAAAATCAGGCTAATGCAAACAATTCCGCAGAACCAGATATTGAAGACGAAGTAATAAATGACGATTGGTTAGACACAACTATAGACAATCCATTTGGTGAAGTTTTCGATGACGATTAATGATAATACATCTTCATAATCGTACAATCACCGTCAGATAGATTGATGTTTTTATTTTCCTCGAAAACTTCTTTAAGTTGTGAATAAGTGTAATGTGTTTCGAAATATATTGTTACATAATTACGGTGACAAATATCTGGCAAATGTTCTAGCACACTAGCTTCGTCAAATGTTATATAAAAATGATTCCCACTAGCAGAATCTAATGAAGGATGGTCTATGTCGATTGTGCATGGTCTATCAACACCATTTTTATCAACATGTCCACGCAGTTTATATTTGTACATCTTAGCCACTTTTAACTCCTATTATTTTACAATCATCATCTATCATGTCTAAATGCGGACTTCGCAAACCACTTATTTTAACCGAAGTTTCGAAATAGATGGTTACATACTTACCAGAATAAATGTTACTATCATAGAGCATAATATCATGTAAATCGAAAGATACATAAAAACCTTCGAAATCATCAAAATTAGATTTTGAATTGGGATAATCTATATCTACGCGACCATTAGATACTAAATTATCTACCTGTCCATATATTTTATACTTGTACATATTTCTATTATAAATAAAAATACATGTTAACACAAGACCCATTTTATAATTCTACCACAGAGAAAGTTGTTGCAGGATTTATTGCACTTTTCAACAATATCAAAATTGAACGTGCTGATGGAACCATATATAAAGTTCCTTTAAAATATGGTGGACGCCAGAAATATCTTAAATATATCAGGCAACTAAATGATGCAGAATATTCTTCGGCGCAAGTAAGACGTAGATTGCCTATCATGTCTTTTGAATTAGTCGATTTTGAATATGATTCAGAAAGACAAAAAAGTAAGTTAGTGCCACTAAGAATACAAAATGTTGGTGATAATGAAGCAGACAGCGTTTTGAAGTTTTTTCAACCTGTTCCTTATAACCTAACAATAGAATTAACGATTGTTGCTAGAAAAGAGAGTGAAGTTTTTCAGGTTTTCGAACAAATAATACCATATTTTTCACCAGACTTTACAATCAACATAAAGCCTATTGAAGGCGTCACTAATCATGTTGATGATGTACCTTTTAAATTACTGTCTTCAACATTCCAAGCGGATAGAGACGATAGAGATACAATAGACGAAAGAGAATTTATAATAACCTTTCAAGCCCCTGTGAAATATTATTCACAGAAAAAGACACGGCAAGTTATACGGCGTGTAGAATTAGTTTCTATAGAAGAAGGCGCGGTCAAAGTAACACAAGTTAGTCCTTTTGACGCAAATCTTGACGACGATTGGACAGTTTCTTTTACCACAGAAGACCTTGAAAGTGACGAAGATTAAGATTATAAAACTTCTATAATTTCAACTTTGTCTATAATATAATCACTACCAACTTGAAATGATGATGTGTATTTTGAATTTTGCATTTCAGTTAATGTTAAACTACTTCTAAAATAAATTTTTACACGACTGTAATCTTTGACCGAACAGATTTTGGTAAATTTATTTAGGTCAAAGAATTTAATGTTAATGTCATCAAAAACATTAAATTTATCAGCACGTTTATAAAAGGACACATACCCACTAACACAATATTTGTTCATCTTTTGCTCACAAATTCGATTTTATCTATAATATAATCGTTTTCGTTTATAAATTTACCGTTTTGATAAACCCAAAGAATTTCGCCATTATTTAATATACTTCTAAACCACATTTTTACTTCACTATAGTCTTTAATATAAACACCACATGCGCTAGAAAATTTGTGCAATCCACTAAATCTAACGGGGTCTTTATATTGTCCAAGAATAGCATATTTATTACTCGTTTTATAAAACGACACATCACCAACAATATAATATTTAAACATCATTGTAATATAATCACACTATCAATTTCATATTCAATATCCGTATTTTCATCCATTTCATCATAAATCCAACACATACTCTTGTAAAGTTTATGTGAAAAATCTATCGGACACTTAAACCATATTCCAACAATCTTTCCATCATTTTTTTCTAAAAAATCTTCATCATCTATATGGCTTAAAAAGTTTTCAGCATTGAAGCGCACATATTTTTCTTCGAGGAAAACAGAAAAATTAATGTCAAAGCAATTATCACTCTTAAAATATTCTAAGCGACCTTCTACATAATATTTGTACATAACAATAAACCAAAATTATAACACTTATTAAGTTATTGTATAAATACAAATATGTCAAATAAAAAGATAGACGACATAGACAAGCAACTTGCAGGGCTTGAAAAAATAAAAAGAAAATCATCTGATATCGTTAAAGCAGGTAAAGTTGCAATAAAAAATAACGAAATCGAAGATAAAGATGATTCAATAACTGCGATAAAACGCGTCGAAGCTATATTAGAGCAATCCATAATAGATGCTGCACAACTTGCTACAGATTCAGACCTTCCTAAAATTTATGATTCTATCGCTAAACTTGTAAAAGAATTTGGTACACTTCAAGAAACAAAAATGAATATTCATAAAAGTGGCGGGCACGTAGCAGACACAAAAAATGACAAAACAAATCAAGCAAAAGAAATATCTTCAATTGGTTCCATAGATGATGTGATTAAACAAATGGAAGAAGAAGAAGACAAAGATGCTAACGATGATGAATAATCAAAATATATTTTATAAAAACATTAATGGCCTAAGGCGAGCAAATGTACAAATACCACTTACAGACGCACAGATGCGTGAAGTGATTAGGTGTAAAAAAGACTACATGTATTTTTTTAAAAACTACACAAAGATTGTAGACAACGGAAAGATAGTTCCTTTTGTACCAAGAGATTATCAAGAAGGCTTTATCAAAGAAATACACGAAAACCGTTTCGTAATTTCTATGCAAAGTCGTCAGATGGGAAAATCGGTGTCCGTATGTTCTTATGTTGCTTGGTTTGCAATCTTTCAATCAAATATGAGATGTGCGCTGCTTGCCAATACTGCAAAAATGGCTAAAGAACTTTTAAAGGACGTAAAGCTTATAATCGAAAACATTCCTATGTGGATGCAGCACGGTATAAAAGAATATAATAAAACATCCATAGAATTTGAAAATGGTTCGACAATATTTTGCGAAGCAACAACCGAAAATTCACTTCGTGGTGATACACCTAACTTCGTTCTTCTTGACGAATTTGCACATATTCAAACAAATGTCGCAGACGCATTTATTGCGTCTACATATCCGTCTATTTCAGGTTCCGAAGATTCTAAACTTATAATTGTATCTACACCAAAAGGATTGAACCACTTTTACAAGACATGGATAGATGCAGAACAAGGAAATAATGATTATACAGCATATCGTGTCGATTGGTGGCAACATCCTAAGCGAGATGATGTATGGAGAGAAACAACCATAAGAAATATTGGCGAACAACGTTTTGCACAAGAATTTGGTAATGACTTCCAAGGGTCTTCAGGTACACTTATATCAGCAGCAACTTTAAAGAACATGGCACATATTGAACCACTTGAAAGGTCTGGTGATTTAAAAATATATCATAAGCCAGAAAAAGACCGCGAATATATCATCACTGTTGATGTCGCACATGGTAAAGGATTAGACTACACAGTTTGTTCGGTCATGGATGTGACAGAAATGCCGTTTAAATATTGCGCCCAATATCGTTCTAACACGATATCCCCACTATCTGTTCCAGAAATTATTTTAAATTTAGGCGTTACATATAATAATGCATTTGTTCTTATAGAACTTAACGACCTTGGATTTGGCGTTGCGGAAAGTCTTTGGGACGAACTTGAATACGAAAATATTTTCGCGGTTAAAAGTAAAGGCGCAAGTGGTCAAATTTTATCTTATGGTATGGTACGCGGAACATCTAAAGGTGTTCGTATGACATCTTCTGTTAAGAAAATTGGATGCTCTAATATTAAATCTTTAATAGAAAATAAAAAAATTCTTATCCAAGACGAAGACACAATTGATGAATTTAAAACATTTATTTTTAAAGATAGTGCGCGGGGCGGTACATTTCAGGCAGACGAAGGTAAAAACGACGATATTGTCATGACCCTTGTTTTATTTGGTTGGCTAGTGAGTGATAAGATATTTTCCGAAATGTCAGATTCATCTGTTCGAAAAGAAATTTTAGATGTCGATATAGAAAAAATTGAAGAATCTTTAATACCAGTAGGATTTTTCAGTACCAACGAAACGTTTGGTTTAAATGACGAAGATGCAAATGTCTATAGTAACCCAGACGGCGATGCTTCATGGTTTTAGAAAAAAAGCTTTTATAAATAACCATAGAATAAAAAATATAAAAAAAGGTTTTTATAAAAGATGGAAAATTTTCTAAGTCCAAGCGTTAACATCACAAATATAGATTTTACGCAAACAACTGTTGCTGTCGCAACACGTTCTGCCGCATTCGTAGGTAATTTTGAATACGGCCCATGTAATGAAGTTATTCAAGTTGCAAATTCACGCGACTTAGTTAGTATTTTTGGACGCCCAACTGATACAAATTATGTTGATTTACTTTCAGCAGAAAATTTCTTAACATATTCAGGTTCATTATTTGTCGTTCGTGCAGATGCAGCAGCAGCACAAAATGCGCGGGACGCAAGCTTTGCAGACCCTGAACTAAACGTTTCAAATCGTGATAGTTTTGATACACAAGCCCTTTCAGGTTTCTTTTTTGCCGCACGTTACAAAGGCGATTATGGCAATTCAATTTTCGTATCAGTAGCAGATACAACAAGCTTTGATGCATGGCCTTATAAAAACCAATTCACGGCTGCACCAGACGCGGGGGAAGTTCATGTTATAGTTGTAGATTCTACTGGAGCAATTACAGGTGTAAAAGGTACTGTCTTAGAACGTTATCCATTTGCATCTACAACATCAGGAACACGTAATCTTGACGGTACTAATGTATATGTAAAATCATGGGTAAATGAAATGTCTCGTTACATATATTCTATTGATACGCCTGTTGCAGGCGATTATCAACTAGAAGGTGGTGTTTCAGCAGCGCCTACTGATGGCGAACGTAACACAGCATGGGATTTATTTGCTAATACAGAAGACACTGACACGCCTATTATGTTTACAGGTGGTGCAGGTGTTGTTGTTGATACATATGTGAAATCTCTTGCGGAAAATCGTAACGACACTATCGCATGTTTTTCACCAGATTTAGCAGACGTTCTTAATGCGAACAATCGTCTTGAAAACGTTCTTACATATCGTACTGCAATCGGTTCTTCATCTTTTGGCGTAATGGACAATAACTGGAAATATTTCTATGACCGTTATAACGATGTTTTCCGTTGGATACCATGTAATTCAGATGTTGCAGGTCTTATGTCAAGTACAACAGAAGCTTGGGAATCTCCTGCGGGTCTTAATCGTGGTCAAATTCGTAATGCAGTAAAACTTGCATGGAATCCTACTAAAATCGAACGTGACGAACTTTATCGCAACGGCATTAACCCTATTGTTAAGTTCCAAAGTGACGGTATTGTATTGTTTGGCGACAGAACACTTCTTTCACGACCTTCTGCATTCGGAAGTGTTAATGTCAGGCGCTTGTTTAACTTTGTTAATAGAACTGTATGTCGCACAAGTCGTTTCTTCTTGTTTGAATTTAACGACGAAATCACACGTCAAAATTATGAAAACACGCTACGTCCTATTCTTGAAGATATTCAAGGTAAGCGTGGTATAACAGCTTTTGAAATTATATGTGACGATACAAACAATCCAGATGATATTGTCGACCAACAAATACTTGTTTGCACAATTCGTTTGCAACCAACACGTTCAATCAACTTCATTGATGTTACAATCCGTGCTGAACGTACAGGTGAAGTACAAGTCAATCTAGGTCAATAATAAAGGAAAACTATAAAAATGCCTAATCTTTCACAATTTAAAGCTGCATATCAAAACCCTGCGAGAACAAATAAATTTCAGGTTTTTATGGGATTTCCTCTTGAAATTGCAAATGCACAAGCACTTCTTGACTTTCCGTTTCTAGCGACTGCGACACAAATTCCTGCTTCAACAATGGGTATTATCGAAGTTCCTTATATGGGACGTGTATGTAAAATACATGGCGATAGAACTTTTGAAGAGTGGAATATCACAGTTCTTAATGACGAAAACTATCGTATTCATGACGCTTTCGTAGCGTGGATGAATGGTATCAATTCACATGAAGGAAATACACGCACATTAGCAAATCCTTATGGAAACGCTACAGTGAACCAACTTTCTTTGAATGGCCTGCCTATAAAACAGTTTAACTTTGTCAATATATTTCCGACAAACGTTGCTGCTATTGAACTTGATATGTCATCAAATGATGAACTTCAACGGTTTGAAGTGACGCTTGCATACGACTATTGGACATCATCAGAAACGTCTTAAGCTAGAAGTATTTTCATTTGCTCGCTATATTTTGTAAAGCGGGCAAGGTTTCCTTCTTTAATGTTGTTTTCAAGGTTAAAGCCCATATCAGCTTTCTTCACAACAAGAGCAAGCTTGTTTTCTTTGATAGCGGCTAAATAGTCTTCAATAACAGTATCATCAGTCTTTGTCAGAAGCGCAACAGCTTCTACAAGACGTTTTTCAATACCTGCTTCGAGAAGGTCTTCAAGAGTAACATCACTATCTTCAACAACGTCATGAAGCATGGCGACAATCTTGTGTTCGTATGTATGAACTCTTTTGACAACGCCCATAACGTGATAGTTGAAGTAGTCATAGACACTATATTTTTGGTCGCGGTGAGCAGCAATAGCAATGTTTTCAGCAACTTTGTATTGTTCTGTCATAGTAAGCATAATCATTTCTCCTACAATTACATAATACCGATTATGACAGCATTGTCAAGTCGAATTGAAAAGAAATTATAAATAAATCTATAGTTTAATATTTAAGGCAAAAATGGCTAATAATAGATTCGGCTTTCTTTACAATTTTTTCGGCAAAAAAGAAGAAAAAGTCCAAAATCCCATAAAGACAGAAGTTGGTACGTTCAGTGAACTTGAAAACGATGGTTCATTCACAACTTTTGATTATTATTCGCAAGACCGTCCAGACGCACAACGTTCTATCAATCTTAACATCACACAGTCTACAGCAGCTTCGAGTGATAGAAAACGTAAGATTAAAATATATCGTAAAATGGCATTATCAAACGAAGTCAGTAAGGCTATCGAAGCTGTTGTTAACGAATGTATTGTTGTTGAAAATCGTAAAGCTATCGTAGAACTTAATCTTGAAGAGTCTAATATCAAAGATGAAATGAAAGAAACCGTTAAAGAGGAATTTGAAAAGATATTAAAACTTTTAAATTTTCGGACAATGGGCCAAGACATGTTCAAGAATTTTTATATCGAAGGCGAAATATATTACGAAATATGTATCAATAAAAAGAAGCCAAAAGACGGCATAAAAAGATTTAACAAGATTGACGCGGCTAAAGTAACAAAAATAAAACGTGTTCTCCAAGAAACAGACGCAGAAACAGGACAGACAGTTTCTAAAGGCGTAAAAAGATATTTTCTATATCAGCCTATGAACGATAATAAAAAGGCGTCTAATTCGACTTATAATACCGCACAAAACCAAAACATATTATTTAATGAACATAATCTTTTATATGCATGGTCTGGTATTATAGATTTTGAAAGAGATGTTGTTCTTTCACACTTAGAAAAAGCTGCAAAGCCATATAATCAATTAAAACTTATGGAAGACTCTCTTATCATTTATCGTCTTGCAAGAGCGCCAGAAAGACGTGTTTTTTATATTGATGTTGGTAATATGCCGAAGTCTAAGGCGGAAGGATATATTCGTCGTATCATGAGTACATATAAAAATAAAATTACTTATGACGGAAACACAGGTTCACTTAAAGACACAACTAACCAAATGATGATGCAAGATGACTTTTGGCTACCACGTTCAGACGGTAAAGGTACGGAAGTGTCTAACCTTCAAGGCGGTCAAAATCTAGGTGAAGTTGAAGATGTTGAATTTTTCAAACGTAATCTAAACGAAAGTCTTAATATACCCCTATCACGTCTTGAACCAGATTCAGGAAATGTTCTTGGACGTGCCAGTGAAATATCACGCGACGAACTTAATTTTAAAAAGTTTACAGACGGTCTGCGTGAAAAATTCATTGAAATATTCAAACAAGCCCTTCGCATACAACTTATTTTAAAAGGTCTTACAACGGCTGCTGAATGGGAAACTATCAAAGACGATATCATGTTCGACTTTACAAATGATTCTTATTTCACAGAACTTAAATCACTTGAAATATCAAGAGAAAGAATCTCTCTTCTAACAGAAATGATTGATTATCGTGGTGTATATTACTCTAATGATTGGTTGCGTAAAAATGTACTCTTTCAGACAGACGAAGAAATTGCCGAAAACGATAAGCAAATCAAAGCTGAAAAAGACGTTGAGCAGTTTGATAAACCACTTGGCAATGAAGAAAATCCAGAAGATGAATTTGGCGGTGAAGGTGGTTTTGGCGATGAAGAAGATGATGGCGGAGACGGGGGCGGTTTTCCATCTAAGAAAAATGACGATAAAGAAGGCGATGAAGAAAAAGAAAGGCCTGATAACGACAATTCTGCACCTAAGTTCCCAGACAAATCTAAGTTTGGTATAGGAAGTAAAAACAAAAAATAAATAATTATAAATATTTAAAGAATCAAAAGGTAAAAATGATGGATAAAAATCTAATCGAACAAATCAAAGACGGTAATCTTCAAGAGGCCCGCAATATAGTATCTGAAAAACTTGATACTATGCTAGAAAACGAATTTTCTAGCTATGAAGCAGTTATTAAACAAGCGGTGTATGAAAACAAAGAAGTTGAAATCGAAGATGCACAAATCGTTGATGAAAACGAAGAATTTGACCCAGAAGCTTTTTATTTCTGGTCTACTATTAATGAAGAAGATGAAGAACTTAGTGAAAAAATTCGTCGTGTTATTAAAATCAATTCTAAAGGTGAAAAGCGCATTAAGAAAAAGTGTGGTAAAGGCTTTAAACTTGTTGACAATAAGTGTGTAAAGATTTCTGGTTCTGAAAAAGCTACTCTTCGTAAGTCACAGAAAAAGCGTAAGAAGACGCTTAAATCAAAAGGGTCTATTCTCAAAAAGCGCACACGCCTATTCAAAAAAGCAATCAAAAAACGTTTAGCAAGAGGACTATAATAGATGCAGCTTCTTAGAGAAATATCAGAAGAAGTCACTTTAGAAGAAGCTAAAATTGGCGACAAGAAACATCATTATATTTCTGGCATATTCATGCAAGCAGAAATTAAGAATGGTAACGGACGTATATATCCATTTAATATAATGAATGAATCTGTTTCTAGGTACATAGAAGCTAAAGTTGCCAAGAAAACTGCTTATGGCGAACTTGACCATCCTAAAAATGCCAATGTTTCTTTGAAGAATGTATCACATATTATTGAATCTTTAAAAGCTGATGGTAACAATTTTATCGGACGTGCGCGTATAGCAGAAGAAACTGCATGTGGTAAAACTGCTATTGGTCTTATCAAAGCAGGTGCTAATCTTGGTGTATCTTCAAGAGCATTAGGTTCAATCAATGAAACGTCACGCGCTAAGATGGTCGAAAAGATGCATATCATCACAGCAGGTGATATTGTTGCAGACCCTTCAGCCCCAGAAGCCTTCATGAATGCTCTTTATGAAAATAAAGAATGGATTTGGGATAATGGTGTTGCTGTCGAAAAAATCGTCGAACAAGTTTTAAGACCTTCTGTTGACCGTGCTGCGCGTGATGAAATGCGTATCAAGGCGTTCGGACGTTTTATGAAAGAGATGAAGAATGGTTAAAAAAACTCTAATAGAATATTTGAAAGAAAATAAAAAGCCCGTCTATGATTGGGATATGAATGCCCAAGGCGTAGTAAAAATAAAAAACAAACTATCTTTAAGTACATCTCTATTACGTGGAAGCGAAGCAAAAGACTTTTCAAAAGAATTAAGTATCTACAATAAAAAGTTTGGTGCGAAAGCCAATTTTGACCAATTTATGAAAATGTATGGATACGATGGATTGTTCGAAAGTGTAACAAAAGAAAACGATTATAAATATCAAGGCAATAACGCAAAGGATTTAGAAGAAGCCATGAAAAACCAAAAGAAAAACGATTCTAACAAAGATGCTGACAACATGGATGAAGCAGACGAAAAATTTGCAAACGCAAAAAACAAAATGAATAAAAAATCTATTTCTGAAAAAATGAAAAAGATGTCAGAAAAATATTCTGTCACGCGCCGTGATGATGAAGAGTATGAAGACGAAATGGACGAAATGGAAACTGATTCCAAAGATAAAGATGAAATGGAAGAAGAAGACGGTTTTGTCAAAGACAGTTATAAAAAGAATAAAAAAACTATAACTGAAAAAAAGAAAAAAATGTATGAAGACGACGACGAAGGTGACGATTCTGAATCTGATGAAAAAGACGAAGACGAAGGTAAATTAACCAACGACGACGATAAAGAAGAAAAAGACGAAGAAGCCGAAGATAAAGACGAAGACGATAAGAAAGACGTTAAAGAAATGAAAAAGATGAAAGAATCTTTGGATGATATTCTTGACGAAGCTGTCGAAGGCATTTCTCTTTCTGTATCTGATATTACAGATGAAGACCTTTCAGAAGAAGACGTTGTTCAGTTCAAAGCTATGGCTAAAATCATGGAAGACCGTCTAAAGTCACTTACTTTAGAAGTTGGCGTCAATATGATTGCGTCCATGAATGAAAGTAATGAAGCTTTTCAAGAAGATTTACTAGAAGCAACAGAACGTTATTTAGAAAATTCTGTTAAACATTGGATGGCGGAAAATCAAGAAATGGTTGAAGGTGCTACTAAAGCAACAATCAACGAAGATGTTGTTACAAGCATTCTAACAATTCTTGAAGATAACAACATTAATATTGATTCTAAAGCAGAAGCACGTATTGAAAATATGTCGGAAGAAAATAGTAATCTTAACGAAACTATCACTAACCTTTCTGAAGAAATTCTAGCACAAGCAGAAGAAGTTGAAACACTTCGTAAACAAATGGTTCGTCAGAAGTTTGTTTTTGAATCAACAGACCAAGCAGACGTATTTGATAATCTTGTAGAAGATGTTGATTATACTAATGACCAAGACTACGAAAACCGTCTTAACTTGATTAAAGATAAGTACATCACTGAAAGTGCAATCAGTCAAGAGGAAGAAGACCTTACTGAAGACATTCAGACTATTCTTGAAGACTTTGGTGGATTTAAGATTGCTGACGAAACATTATTCGAAGCTTTGCTAGACGAAGATGGTGAAGAAGACCTTACTGAAGGTGCAGACCCTATGCATGGGCGTGTACAATCACTTCTTGAGCAGATTAGACCTAAGAAATTACTATAATCCCACAATGTCATACTTATAGTATTTCTTTTCAAAACCCCGTTCGAAAGAGTGGGGTTTTTTATTTTATAAATAACAAAGTAAGCGACAACCAAAAGGAATAAATTAAATGTCAGATTTACTTAACGAAACACAAAGTTTGCAAGACAATCTTGTAAACAAATGGAAACCAATCCTTGAGGATACAGACCTTGGCCCTGCCATGACTGATATCCATCAAAAGCGTTCTATGGCTGTGATGTTGGAAAACACTTCTATTAACAATTCCGAAACTATCGGCGTTCTTAATGAAGCTGCACCTACTAACAACACGTCTGGTTGGACAGGTTGGGACCCAATTCTTATCGGCATGGTACGCCGTGGTCAACCACAAATGATTGCATACGACCTTGCAGGTGTTCAGCCAATGACAGGCCCAACAGGTCTTATCTTTGCGTTGACAAGTCATTATACAGCACATGGCGGGCCTGAAGCCCTTTACCAAAATGTCGACACAGGCTTTTCTGGTAATGGTGTTCATAATTCTACAGACCCATTTGCAGCAGATATCGCAACAGGTGATGGTATCACTACACCTGAATTGGAAGCTGCGGGCGTAGACAATGCTGCTGACCCTTGGCCTGAAATGGCAATGGACATCAAGCGTAAAACAGTTACTGCTGTTGGTCGCCGTCTTAAAGCACAATGGTCTGTTGAAACAGCACACGACCTTAAGAAGCTTTTAGGCATTGATGTCGAAACAGAACTTGCTTCTATCCTTTCACGCGAACTTGTACAAGAGCAAAACCAACAGTTTATCCGCACAATTAACCAAGCGGCGACAGTTGGCGCACAAAATCTTACAACTGCGGGTGAAATCGATATCGTAGCAGACAGTTCTGGACGTTGGGAACAAGAACGTTGGGCAAAGCTTAACTATCTTATCGCAACTGAAGCTTCAGAAATTGGTCGCCAGACTCGTCGTGGTCGCGGTAACTGGATTTTGACAACAGCCCCTGTTGCTCATGCCCTTGCCCAAGCAGGCCGTCTTTCAACAAACGTAGGCAAGTTTAAAACTGCCGAAGGTCTTGTTGTTAACGAACCTGATAACACGTTTGTTGGTATTCTTGACGGTCAATATCGTCTATATATCGACCCGTTCTTCGTATCTAGCGATACTGCTAACCCTTATGAATACATGACGGTTGGTTATAAAGGTTCTACACCTTATGACGCAGGTATCTTCTATTGCCCATACGTTCCTATGGAAATGTATCGTGCAATTGGCGAAAACTCGTTTCAACCACGTATCGGCTTTAAGACACGTTATGCAATTACTGCTAACCCTCTTCACAGCCTACAAAATACGGTTACTGATGACGGTGGTTTGAGTAGAGATAATATTTATTTTAGGTCGGTGCTTATCAGAAATATCTCTGGTTAATCAACCACTTAGACAAAACTTTAAAACCGCCTTTCGAGGCGGTTTTTTTATGTGTAATTTTTAAACAAACGTTATAAATAATAATATGAAGTCGCGATGTTCAAGCATCCACTTCTCTAACATTCAAAGAAAGATAAACCTAATGTCAGCTAAACCATATTTATACACTGTATATAAAACCACAAATCTTATCAACAGCAAAATCTACATAGGTGTTCATAAAACGACAAATCCAAACGACAGGTACTTTGGTTCTGGAACAGCTATCAAACAAGCCTTAAAAAAGTATGGTAAACATAACTTCAAAAAAGATGTTCTACATATATTCGAAACGCGTCAAGAAATGATTGACAAAGAAATCGAAATTGTCACTAAAGATTTCATAAGACAAAAAACAAATTATAATCAATCCACAGGTGGTATGTGTGGTAAAATTTATACAGACGAAGTTCGAAAGATGATGTCAGATAATCGCAAAGGTGTCAAAAAATCAGAAGAACATAAGAAAAAGATTGGTGAAGGAAATTCTAAACGTGTGATTGTAAATAGTGTCATATACCCGTCTATAAAAGATGCTTCTATAAAATATAACATAACAGAAACTTGTGCCAGAAAGAAAATAATAACACCTGTAGAAAACGGTTGGAACTTCGTAGAAACACCTGTTAAGAAACGACCTAGACATGTACGAAAAGGTTCTTCAAAGAGCGTTTCTGTGGAAGGAATAGTTTACTCGTCACAAGTAGAAGCAGCACGTTCTATTGGCGTTACGACAAGCTGTATGCAAGGTAGAATGGTATCTAAGCACTGGAAAGATTACTTTTATGTCTAAATTTCATCTATTTTTAATTCTCCTTGAACGCTATGTATAAAACACCAATATTGGTCATCATTCTTTTCGACAAATATTTTTCTAAAACTTATTCTATATGTATTACCAACGGTTAATTTTTCAAATACTGCATTAGCGTTTGGAAATTTAAAATAACATTGATTGTATATAACTATGCCGTTTGTTTTATAGCTAATATAATATGTTTTTTCACCACTAGGTAGAAATGAAGTAATATCTAATTCACCTTCAATATAAACTTTTTCTAATTCTATCATATTACTACTCGCAGATTTTGTAATTTTGTAACGTCTCTATTTGAATATGTGTTGTGTTAAAACCGCTTTTTTGATGACTAACTTCACCATCAAAATATAATGTAATTTTACGACCATTATACTCGCGCAAATCATCATAAAAAAATATTTTAGAAACAATCCCTACCCAAAGATAAGGCAGTTCGGAAAATTGTGGACTCTTTAAGTCTGCCAGTTCTTTGCAAGGTAATAACCATCCATTACTAATACTTTCACTAATATGAGCATATCCCGTAAACTTGTACTTATTCATAAGGCATCACTTTATAGTCGTACAATTCTTTTATGGCTATACATTTGTTACCACCACTATCTTTAGACGTTGTTATATTTCCAACAAAATATAATGTAATTTTATTTTTACCACTACGTCTTAAAGAGTCTATCAATTCATCTTTAGAATTTAAAATGCTTCCAAACCAAATATAAGAAACCTTGTTGTCTAATTTCATTACATCTGCAACATCTTTACAAGGTGTTATCCATCCTGTTTCATGATTTTTAGTAAAGAACGTTACATACCCCATAAATTTATATTTACCTATGCATGTAGTCATTTGCCAATCTTTTCAACATGGATACTTGTAATGTCAACAAGTTTAATTACATTATCAACCGTATTCGCACCAGATATATGATATCTTTTTTTATATCCTTCACATGCAATATAGACACACACTTTTTCATTAGTGCCTACATAGGAAGAATAATCTAAACGATTAATATAATTGTTTTCCATATTTCTAGGAAATTCTTTTTTAAAGATAAGACTTATGTAAGTTGTATTATCTTCTGTGTCTTCCCATTCAGTTTGTAAAATAGGTAATATGTAATGAGCGTAGATATAGCCTTCGAATTTAATTTTCTTCATATCTTTAAATACTCGTATGTTTGACAAATACCGTTATCCCACACCTGTACATTGTTTTTACTACGAATCACTAAGCGCTGATTTTCATCAATTAAACCATAATAAACACTTTTAGTATTTGATATTCTATCGATATTAAATTTTTTAACTTCTATTTTTACAATTTCTCCAAGATGCTCTCTTAAACGTTCAGCCATAAATTCAGGAAAAATTATAGAAGAAGTGAAATCGCCTTTAAACCACATTGTGTATTTACCTAAGTATGTTTCATATACTTCGCCTTTGATATAAACTTTTTCATACATCATGACATATAATCCTCTTCAGCCAAACAGAATCTTACATCAGAACTTCCGTTTGAAATTTTATAATCAGCATTACTTGTTGGTGTTTTTTCAATAAAACAAAACTCAAAATAAAAACATACTTTTTTAAATATGTTTATATGAGGAACAAGTGTCTCTCTTAAGTCGCTTATTTCTGATGTTGTTTCTATAAACAAATATTTCTTGCCATGTGCAATACAAAATTTGTTTCGCATATGACTATATTCCAGAAACCCTTCGATATAAACTTTTTTATAAACTTTCATTTCCACGAAACAACACCTTCATAATAAAACCAAATATTACACCAAATCATCTTAGATGTAAAGACTTCATATTCTGTATAAATATACACATGACTGATGAAGAAAAATTCGAAATCCTTTTCCAAAAACAGCAAGAATTTATTGCAAGTTTTAACTATAACGATTCAAAATCTAACAACTTTGCCGTGCAAATACCGAACTTACCTGAATTGGTCTATTTCACAAAAGAACTTTCTATACCTTCGATAACACAAGGGATAACCGTTCAGAACACGCCTTTCTTAGATATTAAACACGCGGGCGATAAGCCTGAATACGAAGAATTGTCTATCACATTATCTTTAGACGAAGACTTTCGTGTGTATGAAGCAATCTTAAATTGGTTTAAAGATACAAATCCGACAATAGACTGCAATCCGAATAGACCTAATGTGTCTGCATCGCCAAGTGGTAAGCAAGAAATTATAGTATATCTTTTATCAAACAATGCAACGCCGATTGGACAATTTACGTTCGAAGGATGTTTCCCTCTTCGTGTAGGTAACGTTGAATTTGATTACACAAATCCTGTGGACAAAATGTCGTTTACCACAGCGTTCAATGTGGACAGATTAGACTTCAGACGTTTCTAATAATATAAATATTACAATAACGTATACATCAAGGCACTTTCATGGCGATACAAACTACAAGAGAAAATTTTAGAACATTTGCTTCTGGTGAAGTAGTGAGCGGCGCAACGTCTGATGTTGTTGAAATTATATCAGATACAGACACAAGTATTTCTATCATGATTTACCCTACAGGAACAGCGAAAGTTCAATTTAGTGTATCACCATTTTCTTCTTTTGAAAACGATACTGCACGATGGACAGATTGGTCTATAGGCGAAGTCACAGAAGATTCTGGGGATATTCTTATCGGTAATATTAGTGGTCTTAGAGTAGTTTCTATAACTGAAGCATGTGCTTTTGAAGTTATGTGGTAAAGAAGGTAAAAAATATGTTTAATCGTAACGGCAGCTTTTTTCCAAATAAATTTAATAATAATAATATAAATACCCCAGACACTACTTCACAAAGTAGTGTAGAAACTATTGTTGAAATATCAAGAGTACATACAAGTGTTATCATTGATGTTGCACCTGCTTGGACTGACGGTATCATTATAGCAGATAATCAAATAGGTATTGTTGAAACAGGTCTTAATTTACTAACTGATGTTGATATTTTGGAAGTTAGTTTTAGACGTGTTGCTACAACTACGGGTGAACCTTTATGGGCAGCGCCTATTGCATCTATAAGAATTGAAGACATTTTACGTGATAAACAGCAAGGTGTACTCGCCACACATTTCGACAATCAGTTCTTAGCTTTTGATAATGTAACAGATGTTGACTTAGCGTCTGGTCGTATTCGCTTTAGAGCCGAAACGCAAAGCAGTACATTTAGATATGAAATAACACGGATTGGTTTTAAAAAATCTGTTGTTGGAGCAGACCCTGAAATTGGATTTGTCCGTAAAGGCCCGCCAAATCTTGAAGGTGTTGTACAAGGATTATCAGCAGTATATGGTAGAACAATTCCAAATGGGGCGATTGATTATCCTATCTTTGCGTCACGTTGGCCGTCTTTAGTAGCAGAAAATGGCGTAGACCTTATATATCCCACTAATATAGAAGGTGCTTTTGACCGTAATTTAGGTGGTAATGCATTGTCATTTGGAGAATTTCAAACCCATGCACAAGCGCGCAATCCTAGTAACCCAGTTAATACGTCTGTAAATAGCGGGGGTGGTAAAACAGTACGTGCTGTCGTTACTTCAGCAGGCGAAACCAGACCAAGTAACTTCGGCCTTCAATGGTATTTTGTTATGGATGATTACATGACTTAACAGTAAAGTTAAGTATAGACTAAGTATAGTTCAAATATAGTCTAAGTATAAATTAATACTTGACAAAGATATACTATAACATTACAAGTATAACTATGACACTTAAAGAAATAGAACAAGCTTGGGATGATGATAAAGATATAGACGAAATGCGTCTTGATACAGAAGCCTTATCTATACCAAAATTATATTCAAAATATATGCGCTTTCAAAATGCCATTTCAAAAGACATAATCATTGTCGAAGCTAAGATTGATGCACTTACAGTAGAAAAAGTAAAATTCTACAAAGGATGGACGGATAGACCATACGCAAAGAAAATTGTTAACGCGACAGACCTTAAGTTATTTATTGAAGGTGACGCAGATATCATCGCTCTTAAAAAAGACAAAAAGCTTTTAGATGTTAAATTTAAAACGCTTGATAAAATTTTAAAACAAATTGAACATCGTGGTCTTCATATACGCGCGGCACTAGACTATCAAAAGTTCGTATCAGGGTCTTCATAAGCTATCCAGAAGATATTATAATTGTAAAAACAGACGAGACTTTTTGTAAAATCCATACACAAGACAAGGATTTTCTTAAGACACTTTACAAATTCTTTGCTTATTATGACGAAAGCCATAGACATTCTACAAACGAATATTGGGACGGATACAGACATCTTGTAACAAAAGCAGGGCGTTTCCCGATAGGTCTATTTGGCGCGGTCACACAATACCTTGACAATAAAAATATACCTTACGAAACAGATTACAATCCAGACGATGATGACTTTAATATGTCTGATGTTGCTGAATTTATAAAGAACACGCCGTTCGAAATAGGGACGCCTTACAAAGACCAAATCAAAGCTATCGTAAAAGCAGCTAAAAGCCCTAAAGGACTTACACTTTCACCTACATCATCTGGTAAGTCTGCGATTATATATTACAGTACACAATATATTCTTAATAAAATCCCAGATTGTAAAATACTTGTACTTTATCCCACCACGACACTTATCGCACAGATGGAGCAAGACTTCTTTGAATATTCGGGTGGTAAGACAGAAAATACCATACAACAAATATACGCTTTTAAGGGCGCTACAAAGGAAGTTGGTAAGCAGGTAGTCTTTTCTACTTGGCAATCCCTTCATAAGCTTGATGACAGCTATTTTGAGCAATTTGACGCGGTTATAGTCGATGAAGTGCATCACGGCGATGCAAAGTGCTTAAAATCGATTATACAACGCTGTACAAACGCCGTGTACAAGCGCGGTTACACAGGAACGCTTAAGGATGTACAATTACATGTGATGGAACTTATGGGCCTCTTCGGGCCAGTATATGAAAGCATTACATATGAACAGTTAGTTGAACAAAATCGTATATCCAAATGTGACATTAAAATTCATCATCTTGAATATGATAAGACCGAATCTAAGATTGTGAAGAGAATGAATTATCAAGAAGAGATGATTCATATAGGTGAACATAAAAAAAGAAATGAATATCTGGTTAAAGATGTTTCCGCAGAAAGCGGAAATAAATTAATATTGTTTCAAAGAATTGAAAATCATGGACATCATCTGAAAGAAGCTTTTGATGGAATGAAAGTTTTTTATGTCGACGGTTCTATAGCTACTGAAGAAAGAGATAATATAAGAAAAGTGATGGAAGAGAATGATGATGTAATCTTACTTGCTTCATATCAAACATTTTCTACAGGAATCAATATAAAGAATATTCAACATGTATATTTTGCATCACCTTATAAAAGTAAAGTGAAAGTTCTACAATCTATTGGGAGAGGACTTCGTAAAGATGGTAAAGATAATCATGTTGTTGTTCATGATATTGTAGATGATTTTTCTTTAAATTTAGCAAAACAAAATTATTGTATGAAACAGTTTAGTGACCGTTTGAAAATTTATTACTCAAATGGTTTTAATGTGATTTATCATAGTGTGAAAATTTAGACGCAGATATGGCAAAGATTCTGTATAAGATATTAAGAAGATTGTTTAAACCAAATAGTTTTTATTTTTTGTTTTTAGATTTGTTTTTTATAATTTTTAATAATCAAGTCGACTTAACATGTGGTTTAGATAATGTTTTAGAAAGTTTCAAACTAACGTTTAAGATATTTAAAACAATTTTAAAATCCCTCTTAGCTTTTTTCGCAGCCAAAATATCTTTTGTCAAGTAACAAGAACGTGATAATCCAATTAATAATTTGTAATAAAAAGGACATATAAAAACAATGAAAAATAAAAACTATATAGACGGGAAGGTTTTCTTAAGACATCTTATCGTTCAAAAAAACAGGTACAACTATCATAAAGTTATGGGTACACTCGACACATTTGAGCAAGACCCTTATGTGATAGAATGCTATCAACTTCTTTGTAAGAAACTTTCAGGAAGATATAATTTTAGTAACTACACATATAGAGAAGACATGATTTCAGAAGGTGTCATGAACTGCTTTATGTATTGGCATAATTTTAATCCAGATAAATCAACAAATGTATTTGCATATTTTACAACAATAGCGTCACAGGCATTTGTCAGGTACATTAAAAAGGAAAAAAGACAAACGACAGTTAAAGAAGCTGTTATTAGAAATATGTTAGTAGATACTGAACAAGAAACATCATATAAGAAATTTCTTGAAAAATATGTTGACGAATAAAAAACATGTGTTTATAGTACGTTTAAATCACGGATGATTGTCGTCAACTTTGATTTATGATATTGATGGTTATCTACTCCTCTAACCATCAATATCCCGCGTGGGTAATTGCATGTAGTAGTTACCCACGCACGTTAATACATTAAGGGAAAATTATGTCTGCTAATCTTGTTGGAAAATCTTTATCAATATTAGCTTTATGTGCAATATTTGTATGGGTATCAATTTTTCTGATGTGTATATCATAAATAAAATAATAATATGAATGTAGAAAATACTCCACAAAACTGTTCTTTCTGTGATAAACATATTGACAATATTGTATTACTGGTTGTGCATAAATCATCTGCCATTTGTGATGTATGTGCGTTTGATGTGTTAGAAGCTTGTGCAGACCATTTTGAGCGTAAAACTCTTAATAAAAAAAATGAGTCTTCTAAAAATGACTAAGCATATTATTCTATCCGATATTCACTTCGGCGCTCGTAACAATTCCAAAATCTTCTTGAAGTACCAAGAAGATTTTTTCATATGGCTTATCAAGTATATGTCAACACACAATATCACAAGTATATTGATGATAGGTGACGTGTTCGATAAGCGCCGTATAATAGACTATCAAATTCTTTATAATACTCGTAAAATATTCGACAAGCTTACGCACATAGATATCACAATTTCATTGGGTAATCATGATGTATATTATAAAGATTCAAATAAAATAAATTCTATAGACCTTCTGCTAAAAGGATATTCTAACATCAAGATTATCACTGATTCTGTAGACACATCTTTTTCAACATCATCCAATAAAATTGGTATTGTCCCTTGGATTAATTCACAAAATTCTGGTGATATTTTAAACAATATAAAAACAGAAAAGTATGATATCCTATTAGGTCATTTCGAAATATCTGGTTTTAAGATGTATAAAGATGGTATCAAAATTGAACATGGTCTGCGTCAAGACATATTTGCCAGACACGGTTTTGTAGGTTCTGGTCATTATCATCACAAATCATCGATAGGTAATATACACTACTTCGGTTCACAATTTCAGTTTACATGGGCAGATGCTGATGACCAAAAATATTTTCATATCATGGATGACGAAACAGGAGATATAAGCCCTGTTGAAGTTCCATTCAAAATGTTCACATATATAGATGAAATGCCAGAAGACATAGAGACGCTTAAAGATATGTTTGTGCGTTTAAAGTCTGATGATGAATTGAATGAAGAAGATGTGGAACGTCTTAAAGAAATAACTCATGATTTTAAACAAACTGGTGATAATAAAAAAACAAACACATCTGACAAAAAAACGATTGAAAGCGAAGAAGAAAATATTTATGATATGTCTAACAAGTTAAAATTTATTGGACAGTATTCGGAAAATAATGATTTCGATGATTCCACAAAACAATTAATGATGCAAATATATCGCGAAGAATGTGTTTAAATATAAGATTGTAGATATCACATAATTATGAACAAAAGAAAACAGAGACAAAAACTTTTCGAAGAACAAGAAGGCAACTGTCTGTCTTGCGATATTTTATGTTTATCTTCTAATGAAGAATGTGTGGCATCAGGGCAGTGGCACAGAAAATTTGTTGTAAAGAATTTTTTTGATGACATTACTTTAAAAAATATTGTCTATGGTATATGTAAAAAATGTAATGAAGAATTGGTGTTTGGTGAATGAAAAAATATGGATAAAAAAAATTTTTTGATAGATGATGTAGGAAAAGAAGTTCTTGAAAAAGAAGAGACTTTAGATTATGATACGTCAACTGAACAGCTTATTATGGAAATATATCGTGAAGAGTGTGATACATAAATACCAATTTACAGGAATAGTGAAGCCTTTTCATCTTGGTAGTGGTACTATAAGAATCGTGTCGGAATTTGGAAATACTTCTTTAGATTTTACTTATAATGCTTAAAAAATTTAAAATAACTTCTAATAATGTCGATTATAATGGTGAATCTCTTATAATAAAAACTGAAAACCTTCATGTCGAAGCTACGTGTTCCAATAAAGATGGAAAATTAGAAAAAAAATATGACGAAGCATTAAAGCGAAGTTTTCTAATGTCTTATACTAAAGTTGATACAATAGACATATTCATATCGATAGAAAAGAATATAGATTTTTGGAATATGGAAAGAACTTATTCTTCTCATGATGGGTCAAAATGGAAAATAATATTTGACCTTGATAGCGGTTTTAATATAGATAGATTTGAGTTTTATAATAACTAAGTTGAATTTATTTAATGATATTAAAGCAAGTTACATATAGAAATTTTCTCTCATGTGGAAATAACCCTATAACAATTGACCTTGATAAGGCACATACGACATTAATATCTGGCACAAATGGTGTTGGTAAGTGTCTGCATCCAGATACTAAGGTAACTATTTTTATAAATAATCCTGAAACTAAAAAAAAGTTAAAGGATTATTTAAATGCGAAAGACAAAAAACTTTGAAGAAAAATTAAAATATTGTTCTGAAAAAATAGAAAACTTAAAATCAGATGAAAAACTAAAAACGCTTATTAAAGAAAATCCAAAAAAATCTGCCACTAAAATTATATCAATATATAAGAAAAATTGGAAGCCTTGTGGCAGATGTACAAAAAACTATTGGATGCAAAGAGGATGGACACAGGGGGAATCTAAATATAAAGCCCGCCAAAATTCCAAGCCTAAAATATCACCATTTTCTAGGGAATATCATATGGGAAAAATAAATCCAAAAACAGGAAAAAAATATACAATTTCCGAAGCAGACTACAAAAGAAATAGTTATCGCCCTATTCGACCTGAATATTGGTTAGAAAAAGGATATAATGAAAAAGAATCAATAAAGTTAGCTGCTGAAAAAAAGCAAAATAATAACATTAAGGGTGCATTAACAGTGTGTGATAAAAAATTTAGGAGAGAAAGTTCTCATAGATGTAAAGAGTATTGGATGATAAGAGGATACAAAGAAAGCGAAGCTGAATTTCTAGTATCTCGCGCCCAAGTAAGTTTTTCTTTACAAAAATGTATTGAAAAAAATGGTGCTGTTGAAGGATATGCTATTTGGAAAAAACGTCAGGAAAAATGGCAAGACACTTTGAATAATAAGTCTAAAGAAGAAATAAAAAAAATGAATAGGAAAAAACGTGCAAAAAGTCAGAATCATATAAAACAAAAAGATGGGTTTTTATATTTGATAAAAATTAGACTTGGTGGAATGAATAATTTTTATTATAAAATTGGCATAACAGGAAAAAGTGTCATTCAAAGATATGCAGATGTTAAATCTAATTTTGGAGAATACGAAATTATTAAAGAGTTTCCATTCAGTATAGAAAAGGCTTCCTTTATAGAAAATTATGTGATATTTAAACTTAGAAATTCAATTCAAACAGACCACACCGCAAGCGGATATACTGAAATGTTTGATATATCTAAAATTGAACAAGAAGAAATATTGGAAGAAATTAAAAATGGAAGTGACGCTTTCGGAAATATCTGATTTTTTACGCGATAACCCAGACGAGATAGGAAATATTAATGTTTTAACAAGACATGGTTATAAAAAGATTGAAGCGGCAGGAATAACAGAAAAAGATTCTGTCTCTTATACCATCACTTTTGAGTGCGGAAATACATTGATTGCTTCCCCATACCATAAACTTTTTATCAATGATGAATGGGGGTTTGTTAAAGATATTGTAGTAGGAGATTTTGGCGAAAATATATATGGAAAAACTAAAGTAAAATCTATATTTAAAAATGAATATAAAATTGACTTATATGATATTCAGGTTAAAGATGTTAATGAATATTACGCAAATGATATAGTAAGCCATAATTCGACATTTTCGGAGTCCATATCCTTTGCTCTTTACGGAAAATCTTTTCGCGAAACAACAAAACCTAAACTTGTAAATTCAATCAATAAAAAAGAATGTTTGGTGCAAATTGAATTTGAAACAAACGGTAAGACATACAAAGTTTTTCGTGGAATAAAACCAAACGTGTTTGAAATATACGAAAATGATGTCAAGCTTCTTGAAGAGGCAGACGCTAAGATACAGCAAGAAAAATTACAAGAAATAATAGGTATAAAATTTGATGCTTTTAAGCAAATTGTGGTTTTAGGAAATTCAAACTATCGGCCATTTATGAAACTTAAAGCAGGTGAGCGCCGTCAATTTATAGAAGATATTCTTGACACTGGAATATTTGCTAAGATGCTTGATAATGCAAAAAATCGTTTGAAAATATTACGTTCTGAAATTGTAGATTTAAAAAATAAAATTGAAACTACAGACAGCGAAATATCTATAAAGAAAAATTTTTTAGATGGATATAACAAAGAGACAACTTCTAATATAGAAGATTATGATGCCCGCATAAAAGACAATGAATTGAAGCTTGAAAAATATAATTCTGCTATTACCAAACTTGATGTTGAATCTTTTAAAGAAAAAAAGAAATTTGTTGAAGAAAAAATTTCTGATTTATCGACTAAAATTTCCTTAATCGACTATCAAAATAAAGAGATGTCACAGACTCTTAAATTTTTAAAAACTAATGATAACTGCCCTACATGTGGACAAATAATCACTGGCACTTTCAAAAAAGAAAAGATGCTAGACGTAGGTAAAGATTATACTACAAACAAAACTGAATTATTAGACTATCACGAAAAACTAAATGAGTTAAACGACACTAAAATAGTCCTTAAGAAAACATCAGACACTATAATATCATTAAAACAAAATGCATCAAAAATTGAAAATACAATTTCATATTTGGGTAAAGAAAAATATAAACTTTTAAATAAAAATTCTGAACATATTGATACAGAAGAAATATCAAGAGATATACAGTCTTTACTTGACACTAAACAAGAATATGAGAAAACCTTTAAAGAAAAGCATGAAGTAAGAAAGTCTCTTGAAACTATAGGAACATCACTATCTGAAAAAGGTATGAAGCAAGAGATTATAAAAAAATATATTCCGTTGATAAATGAAAAGATTAATGAATATCTAAAGCAGATGGATTTCTTTATTGACTTCCAATTAGATGAAAATTTTAAAGAGACGATACATTCACGAAAGATAGATGTCTTTGCCTATGAAAATTTTTCTGAAGGTGAACGTAAGCGTATTGATATGGCACTTATGTTTACGTGGCGAGATATCAAAAATATGATACAAAAGACGAAGCAAATAAATTTACTTGTTCTTGATGAAATTTTTGATTCGTCTTTGGACATGAATGGTGTCGATAGTTTCATGGGCATCATAGAAAATTTGCAAGGAAATAACGTTTTTGTTATATCTCATAGAAGCGATAATATGATTGAATTATTTGAAGATACTATATCTTTTAAAAAAGTTGATGGTTTTTCGCAGAAAGTTATTGACTAACTCTAAGACAGTCTATAATGTTATGTACAAATAGGAAATATAATTCCTTTTTAATTTTATGTAAAAGAAGTCAAATTATGTCAAAAACATTACTTATGCAGGCTAAGTCAGCCTTAGCGAGTGCATTCCTACGGGATAATATTAAAATCGAACATTCTTCATATGTTAACGAGCCTACATATGACACGTTTAATAAACGAATCATTCTACCAAATTGGGAAGAAATTTCTTCTGATTTGTATGACACATTTTGTGGCATGGCGACAGCTTCTGCTACGTGGACACCTAACGGTCAAATCAGCAAAAATAAAAATGCTATTCGTGCTGTGTGTAAAGACAATGAAGAGACAGGTGAAATTTATCTTCGTACTGTTGAAGAAGCGCGTGTTCAGAATGCTCTGTTCAATAAATTTCATGGGTATAAGAAGCGTTTCAAAAATGGCTATCAAGAATTTGCTGATAACGCAGAAAACTTTGAATATGATATTGATATCATTAACGAAGCATCTTTGGTCGATAGAATCAATATGTTCACAAAATTCGGTGATAAAGAAATTGAATTTACGGAAGACGAACAAAAAATCTTAGAACGTCTTGATGGGATTCGTTCGTTTAAAGATAGCGTTGAACTTGCACAAGATATTCTTGAAGAAGATATTAATCAACAAAAGCAATCTACACAATCTGCATCCAAAAATGGCGAAGGTGAGGGTGAAGGCGGTGAAGGCGGCACAGGCGAAGGTGGTGTTGACTTATCTAAGCTTGGTCAATTGTCAAAAAACTTTGAAGATGCAAAGAAAGATATGAAAACTGGTAAAGACCATAATCATTATCAATATACAAAGCCAAAAGACGCTCAAAATCAAAAGAGTAACCACCAAAATCTTGCGACAGGTCAAAAGTGTTCTGATGCTTTGTATGACGATAAAATTGCGCCTTTCAAAGATTTGATGCACACACAAGACGCTACTACTATTGATTTAAGCCAAAGCCGTAAGAACGCTTTGAAATTGTCTGCAAAATTCAATATCGCTCTTAACGCTAAAATTTATGAAAAGACGCGTGAATATAAGACAGGTGTTTTAAATACAAATCGTTTGTATAACTATAAAAATAGCGATGATATTTTTCTTTCAGATGAACTTGTTCCTGAAGGTAAAAATCACGGCGCTACTATTATGGTAGACTGTTCTGGTTCTATGTCTGGAAATATTTCAGACGCTTTCCGTCAAGTTCTTGATTTGGTACTGTTCTGTAAATATGCTGATATTCCATATCGTGCATATGGTTTTACGTCTGGTAATAATAATCTTTTTGAAATTATTCGTAGTGACTATAGCCGCAATAAAAAGAATTCATGTATGAACGATATCTTCAATGTCATTAATGATGGTTCTGGTGCATTAAGCATGTCTGGAACGCCTTTGTTAGAAAGCATGGAATTGATTAAAGATACGAACGCACAGTTTATTTTTGAAAATCAAATTGAAGTTCATAACGTGTTTATCATTACTGATGGGCAAGGCAATAACTATTCGAAATATACGGGCCAAGGTGCTGTTATCGAAGACAAGAAGCTTTACGTCAAAGGTAAAAATTCTTGGGAAGGTGCATTTATTTTATGTGAAATTATGCGCCAACATCACCGTTCGACAAATATTTCTTGGTTCCACGTTTCGGATTACAAAGAAGATTTTTCGCAGTATGGTCTTAAGAGCGAATATTCCAAAAAAGGTTTGGATGTGTTTGTGGCGCGAGACAAGAACACGCCTTCACCAGATGTTTTATTCCGTTTTGATGAAAATAACTTTTATTCAAACTATGAAATGTTGACAACGAAACTTGTTCAGAATATGAAATCTAAGGACGATATTTTTGGATAAAAGTCCCGAATTAGTTTTAACAAAAGAGCAATGTGACACGCTTGATAATGTTCACATTGCTCTTAAAAATGATGGAGTTGAATTAGAAAAAATTAAACAGACCCTTGACAGCGTTGAAAGAGTTTGTTACCGTGTCCAAGTATCTTGGTTAAAGCAGTTTCTAAGAGTTTATGAAATTGATTATCCAAGATTTTTGGAAAAATATTCTGGAAGTGGAATGTATTTAGCAATCCCGCTAAAGTATATTTCTGTAGAAGGAATGAAACAAAAACTTAATATTATGAAAGCGAAGATTATGGCGTCGAAGTCACTTAAAATGAAAACAATCAAAACAGGCAAGCTTCCTAAAGAACTTGTTCCTAAGAAAAATCCAACATATGTACCTTTTGGTGTGCATGATGAAATCAAAAAAATCTTGAATACATCAGCATTTCTACCATTGTATATTTCTGGTCTTTCTGGTTGTGGTAAAACCGAAACTATCAAACAAGTTTGTAATGAACTTGGTCGTGAACTTGTGGTTCTTAATATCACAAAAGAGACTGACGAATCTGATGTTATTGGTCACTACACGCTGAAAGACGGCGAAACAGTTTGGGTAGATGGCCCTGCTATTATGGCTATGAAACGCGGTGCTGTTCTTCTTCTTGACGAAGTTGACTTGGCAGGCCCAAAGCTTATGTGCCTACAATCTATTGTTAATGGTGACGGTTATTACGTCAAAAAGCAACAAGAGATGGTTTATCCTAAAACAGGATTTATGGTTCTTGCGACAGCAAACACCAAAGGTCGTGGTGATGGCACAGGCTCATTTATTGGCGCTAATGTTCAAAACGAAGCCGCACTTGACCGCTATTCATTCTCATATGTTCAAGACTATCCTGAAAAGTCACTTGAAAGCCAAATTCTCATGAACAACATGGTAGAATTTACGACATTAAATTCTGTCGATTCTATTGAAGATGTTGATAAGCGGTTTATTTCAAACTTGATTGACCTTGCGGAACACACGCGCGAAGCATATGGTCAAGAGCAACTTGAACATGTTCTCACAACACGCCGCCTGATTTCTGTAATCAAGTATTATATCATTTCAGACCGTGATGTTAAAAAGTCTATTACGGTTGGCTTGGAACGTTTTGATGACGATACAATCAAAACTATTAATGATATGAAAGACAAGCATTGGCGCGATATTCATGACGATTCTTTGTGGGAAGATTCTGATATTGAATTTACGAATGACCTGTATGATGGTGAAGAACCAGAAGGTGATGACTTCGACCCTTCTGAATATCAAGACCTTGGCGAAATTCTAGCGTAGTAATATTCTATGAAAATTGCCTTTACAGGTTCGGGAGCAACGGGGAAAACTTCGTTGCTCCATTTTTGCCAAAACGACATTAAATTTAAAAATTATAGTTTTTCCAAAAGTGAAACGCGTGAAATATATCAACAAAATGGATATAGTAGCGAATATGAGCAACGCGAAAAAACTTTTGAAGAGAATGCGGTACTTCAAACCGCTATAAATCAGTCAGAATCGATACGACAATCAAATTTATTGCAAAGTGATGATATCATAAGCGATAGAATAATGCTTGATAGATACGCTTATACAGCCGCACATGGCTATCCTGATGCAACAGATGTTAAGTTTATACAGTCTGTTTTATTTAACATTAATCAATATGATTTAGTATGTTATTTTCAACCATTAGACATTATTGATATAGAAGATGCCTTCCGTGACACTTCTCTTACACAAATGTTAGTTGACACCATCATAAAAGAATTCTTAAATAATACACCAATACGCGGAAAGCTATTAGCGTTTGATAGAACAATGTCTAATGAAACAAGAATAAAAAAAATAAAAGATGAAATTAAACGACACTGAACTTAAAATAATAAAAAAAATGTATCCCATATATGAGGGAATATCATTTTACACAGGCAAGAAGATTTGGACAAGTACGAAAGTAAAAAGTCTTTTTATGTGTATGGAAATTGAAGATGAAATCAAAGAAGAATTTCATATCCATAAATTCGGTCAATTCATACAAGCCCTAGAAAGTCTTGAAAGCGAAAATAGAACTATAATTGTTCCGCAAGGTGATAATTTTGTTTATGCTTCTGATGGTAATAATGTTTTTAAATTTAATAAAACATTAGAAAAATTTATTGAGATTATCAAAAAGCCAATTGATATTCATACAGTTGACCATCAGTTTGAAATGACAAGAGACGAATTTATCCAAATAAAATCATCATTCCGTATTGTAGATGGCAATCAAGTACGTTTCAAATCTTCTTCTATCACTGTAGAAGATATGGAAACAAAATCTTCTAACAAATTTGTATCTAAAAAAAATCTATCCGATAAAGAAGGTCTTGATGTTTTTATAACTGCTGAATTATTTGATATGATGATACCAGATGATTATGAAGTTTCTGTTCAAAATCGTGTTGACGGACAGCCGCCATATTTTATAAAATTTAAATCAAAAAATCATAATTTTTATTATATTTTTGTGGAGTCTACATTGTATGAAGTATAATGAATTATTCGCAGAAAAATATCGTCCGCAAAATATCAATGATGTTATAGTCGATGAAGATATAAAAAAGACGTTCAATAAATTTATTGAAGAAGAAGATTTCCCTAATCTTATTTTATATTCCAAGCGTTCTGGGACAGGAAAAACGACTTTAGCAAAAGCCCTTATTAAAGAACTAAATCTTGAATCTCTTTCTATTAATGGTTCTATTGATGGTAATGTAGAAACTCTTCGTTCTAAGTTTATGGATTTTGTGAAAACATATTCTATGGAAAATAAAAGAAAGGTTATTTTTATTGATGAAGGGGATAAACTTTCTAGTGCCATGCAAGATGGTCTGCGTAAGTTCATGGAAGAGTATTCAGAAAACGTTCGATTTATTATTACATGCAATCATGAAGAAAGAATCATAGAAGCTATACAAAGTCGTTGTTCGCGCATACACATATGCTCGACGGATAAGAAAACTAAAAAAGAAGCTTTGGTAAAAGTATTGACGATAGCTAAAGCAGAATCTGTTTCAATGCAGCCTAAAGACATTCTAGAAATGTTTAATGAAAAGTATCCAGACTTACGAAATACATTAACAGCATTGCAAACACCAGATGTGTATAAAGTATCTAATAAAGATTTTGATTTTGATATACTTTTATCTGGGAATTTTGATAAATACTCTGCATACATAGCAACTGCGATTTTTTCTAAAAAAGATGCAGAAAACTTTTATGAATCTTTTAAAGAAAAGACTATCGCAGGAAATTCTTCCGAAGCACAAAAATCAAAATATATCATTAAAGCCCATGAGTATCTTTATCGCCTTGCTTTTGTCAATGACCCTCGTATTAATGTAACAGCCTTTATAGCGAGTTTATAAAATGACCACTAAATCAAAGACATATTTATTTCATGGTGACTGTCTTGAAATAATGAAACGTTTACCGAAAGGTAAAATTGATGCTGTTATTTGTGACCCGCCATATGGAACAACTGCGTGTAAATGGGATACGATTATACCGCTTGATGAAATGTGGATGCAATTGAATAGAGTTGGTAAAATAACATGTCCAAAAGTCTTATTTGGCTCACAGCCATTTACATCTAATTTAATTATGAGTAATATAAAAAATTACAAATATGATTGGGTATGGATAAAAAACAAATCCACTAATTTTTTAAATTCTAAGAAACAGCCCTTACGTTCTTATGAATTGATATCAATTTTTTACGATAAGCAATCTAAATATAATCCCCAAAAAACAACAGGTCATAAACCAGTTAATACATATACCAAGAATACTTCTGATGGAAAAACATTAGGGAAAACAAAAATAGGTATAAGTGGTGGTGGGCAGACAGATAGATATCCGAAAAATTTATTATATTTTAATGTAGTGAATAATGACAATTCATCTGGTGATAAATATCATCCTACGCAAAAGCCTGTTGAACTAATGGAATACCTAATCAAAACATACACGAACGAAGGTGACACTGTTCTTGACTTTACGATGGGAAGCGGCACTACAGGCGTAGCCTGCGTGAACTTAAATCGTAATTTCATCGGTATAGAAAAAGATGAAGAATATTTCAAAATTGCAGAAGAACGTATAGAGAAAGCGAAGCATGGCTTCTAAACTTTCTGCAACTTTAAAAAATATAAACATGCATCAGCCTACCCTTGATAAAAAAGACGTAGACTGTCCTAAATTTGTATCTTGTCGTATATATGCTAATTTTGAAGACACTATTCAGGTCGCAGAAATAGTTTCCATGTTATCTACTATTAGCGAAGAAGATGGTGATGTAGACTGCTATACAATTTACAAAGGGCTTATTTCAAAAAGAAATAGATTCAAAAAAACTAACTTTTCGACACGTAAAAAAATGTCGTCTGAAGTTTTAGAATATTGTAAAAAACATAATATATCAGAAGAAAAATATAACGAAATAAAACATCTGATAAACATAGGTGAAGATAATGATTAATAATGGCATTGAAGTGCAGTTAAAACCAGATGCACAAAATATAAAAGGAAATAATTTTTTAACAATAAAAGAAACTCTTTCGCGCATGGGTCAAGCAGATTTTGACACAAAATTATTGATACAAGAATGTCATATTTTACATAAACAGTCTCGTTACTTTATCTTACATTACAAGGAATTTTTTGAACTTGAAAATGGTGTTCGTAATTATAGTGACATAGACTTAGAGAAACGTGATAGTATATGTTATTGTTTAAAAAAATGGGGGCATATTAACTTTATAGACAAGCCAGAAAAGGCCCGCCCTATCAACACTCTTGGAATTTCTGTGATAAAATACGCAGACAAAAATGATTGGATTTTTGAAACAAAATATCAAGTTGGAAAATAATAGTTGACAAACACGGTATAAAATCCTTAATAAAGGAAAGTTTTTTATATAAAGGAACATTAAATTTATGGCTACAACTTATTCAGTACAAATTCGGCATGTAATCACAAATAGAGCGTTCCGATACTTAGGCCCATTCAATACAGAAGCCCAAGCTGAATATAATAAAACACAGTTTTTACGAAATCGTAAAAACGAAGATTTCGATATAAAAATAATAACAAACGAAAGAACTTAAATGAAAAAAAATATTAAGCTATTTATTCTAAACACACGTCAACCTATTATGGGAGATGTCGTATCAGAAACAGAAGATTATGTAACTCTTAAGGATACTGCTACGTTTCAACAAGACGAAGAAGATAAGAAAATGCTTATCACGAAATATACAACAGTCTTCATAAAAGAAGATGCACAGATAGAAGTCTATAAAAACAATATACTTCTTGCTACTTCTGAAATTTCAGAAGAAGTTTTAGGTGAATATACAAAGTTTATGTCTGGCCTAATCATCCCTAACCCAAATATTCTATTAGCCGAATAAAATGACCATTAAATCAAAGACATATTTATTTCATGGTGACTGTATAGAAATAATGAAACGTTTGCCGAAAGGTAAAGTAACTTGTATATTATCTGATATACCATATGGAGAAGTTAATCAAAAATCATCTGGATTAAGAAAATTAAATAGAGAAAAGGCAGATGTGTGTGATATTGATTTAGATAAAATGTGTGAGGAAGCATTTAGATTATTTACAGATTCTTTATATATTTTTTGTGGAATACAACAGATATCTAAAATAGATAAAAATTTTCGAGATAAAAAATTAACTACGAGACTCTGTTCTTGGGAAAAAACAAATCCAAGCCCTATGAATGGTAAACGTTTATGGTTGTCGGGAAGTGAGTTTTGTGTATTTGCAAGAAAACCAAAAGCAAAATTTAATAGACATTGTGAAAAGCCTATATGGAAATTTCCTGTTGGAAGAAGTAAAATTCACCCTACAGAAAAACCTGTAAAATTGATGGAATATATAATAGAATCATCCACAAACGAAGGTGATACTGTTCTTGATTTCACAATGGGGTCTGGCACTACAGGCGTAGCCTGCGTGAATCTAAATCGTAACTTCATCGGTATAGAAAAAGATGAAGAATATTTTAAAATTGCAAAAGAACGTATAGAGAAAGTGAAACATCCTTAAAAATGGAATTTTATACATCTGTCGAAACCATAGGTAACTCTATTTGCTATCGTGGTGTACTGGACGGTAAACGATTTAAAAACAAAGTTCGATACAGTCCTTCGTATTTTCTTAATGACAATACTCCGACAGATACTGGATTTATATCTTTATATAAAGGCGACAGTCTTCGCGAATGTGAAACTGATATAAAAGATTATAAACAGTTTATAAAAAACAATAATGATATTCTGGAAATACATGGTACAATTAATCCAGAATATCAATTTATTGGTGAAGATTATGGTGTAGACATTGATTTCGACATATCTAAAATGGTTATTGCTAATATAGATATCGAAACAGAAGTTGGTGATTCTTTCCCAGACCCTATGTATGCTGCTATGCCTCTTACTGCCATAACTATTAAAATACGTGGTGATAGATACTATACTTTTGGTTGCCAAGAATATAAGTCTAATAATCCCGACAATATGTATTTTAAATTTAAAGATGAATTAGAAATGCTTGATGCATTTATTCGTTTTTGGGAAGTTAAGAGTCCTGATATAGTTACAGGATGGAATATTACAGGATTTGATATTCCATATTTGTATAATAGAATTACAAATGTCATGTCGGAAAAAGATGCTAAGAGATTATCGCCTTGGAAGAAAGCTTGGCCTAGAACAGTTACTGGTAAGTATGACAAGATTGAATTGAATGTTAAATTATATGGCGTTCAGCAGTTAGATTTACTTGCGTTATATCAAAAAAATATACTTGACCCGCGTGATAATTACACACTTGACCATATTGGTGAAGTTGAAGTTGGTAAAGGTAAAGTAAAGTTTGAAGGCTCTTTGCATAAATTATATCTTACAGACTATCAAACCTACATAACCTATAATATTCGAGACGTTGAGATTGTCGAAGAAATAGACCAGAAACTTAAGCTTATAGAATTTACTGTGTTGATGGCATATAAGTTTGGTGTAAATTTCGAAGATGTTTCGTCACCTGTTAAATGTTGGGATACGCTACTCTATACCGAACTAAAAAAAGAAGGTGTTATAATCCCCCCTAAGAGAGAAAAACAATTTATTCGTAAGTATGCGGGCGCGTATGTAAAAGAACCTATTAAGGGTATGCGTAAATGGGCGGTAAGCTATGATTTATCGTCTCTATATCCATCTTTGATACGACAATCTAATGTATCCCCAGAAACTATGCGGAAATTTTATGATGGCTATCATCTGGAAGGTGGTGTAGAACGTTTTCTTAACAACGATATACCGCAAGAAGTTTTTAGTAATAATTGTGCTATATCTTGCAATGGTCAATCTTTTACAAAAGATTTTACAGGTATTATTCCGAAATTACTTGAAAAACTTGGCGATGAACGTAAAGTGTATAAAAAGAAAATGTTTGAATATGAACAAATGTCTCTTGAAATAAAAGAAGAGATGAAAAAACGTGGTTTAGAGTAATGACATACAAGTATAAATTACATGGAAATATGGGCACTGATAATGGAGATAAAATTCCTTTCATGTGTATTGAACGTACCACTTTCAAAACTTATTATATAGACAGTGAGAAATTTCTTGGTATTGAAGGCGAAGACATAACTATTTTCACAACTGTTAAAAAAACTATTTGTAACTATAGAAACGGTTCACAAAATGTGTATTATATTCCACCTTATGATATTAAAATTGATAGAGTTTTTAGACAGTAATGGATTTAAAAAAATTAACAGACGAAGAACTGTTACAAAAATATAAAGATACTGTTGGACAAAAAGAACGTTTCGACATGATGCAAAAGGGGGTTAAAGTTGCAAGTAACAGCGCATATGGGTTTTTAGGCAATAGATACTCTCGATACTATTCTTTGAAAATGGCAGAAGCTATTACACTATTTGGACAAATGGTAATCAAAGAAGTTGCAAGAGATGTTGATAAAAGACTAAATGAATTCTTTAAAACAACAGATGTTGAATATGTGTTTTATATTGACACTGATTCGGTTTATATAGAATTAGAAAAGGTATTCGAATTATACCCCCAAATTGAAGAACCAAACCGTGTAAAATTTATCGATAAATTTGGCGAAAAGATTATACGTCCCATATTCGAACAAACCTTCGAGAATATTTTCAAGAAAGCTAATTCAATGCATCAACTGATGTTTATGGATAGAGAAGTCATAGCCGATACAGGTATATGGACAGGAAAAAAACGATATGCGCTAAATGTATTGGCAAACGAATCAATTACATATTATCCTAATGCTAAACAGAAAATTATGGGTATGGAAGCTATACGGTCTTCATATCCTGAAATATGTCGTAAGAGACTTAAAGAAGCTTTGGTTATTATGCTACAAAAAGATAATGACGAACTTATACAGTTTATTGCAAATTTCAAAAAAGAATTTATGGCTTTAGATGTGGTGTCTATATCTGAAAACACTGGTGTTTCTGGAATAAGAAAATATAGTGACCCAACGACAACATCTGGATATCAACCTTTAGGTACGCCACATCATGTTAAAGCTGCTTATGGGTATAACAATCTTTTAAAAGAAATGTCTCTCACAGGCATGTATGAGACAGTCACAGACGGCAATAAAATCAAGTTGGTATATCTTAAAACACCAAATATAACAGGCGAAGAAAAAATAGCATACCCCGAAAAACTTCCCAAAGAATTTGACTTATTAGATTTTATAGATTATAATAAGCAATTCGAAAAGACCTTTTTAAAACCGTTGAAAACTATTGCAGAACATGTTGGATGGAATACCAAAAAAACATATACACTGGAATCCCTTATGGGCTAAAGATAGATAATCTATCCGACTATTATATAGGTGTGCGTGTCATAGGAGATGTGCATGGTATGTATGATGATTATGAAAAATTGGTTATTGAAGCTTTTGAAAACAAACTATTCCCGATACAGTTAGGCGACCTAGTAGACCGTGGCCCGCAAAGCAAAGATTGCTTGTTACTTTCGTTGATGATGAAGCACGAAGGCTATGGACAATTTGTGGCGGGCAATCATGAATTTAAACACTACAAATATATGCTTAATCCAAAGTTAGAAGTCCGTGACTATCATCACCGTGCTTTAAAGGATTTGAACAAGCTTACTGACGATGAACTTTTTATGTTCATAGAATTTATGCAAGATATGCATTATCGCATAAGTTGGAAAAACTTTAGATTTTCACATGCTGCATACCATCCTATTTTCGAAGAACATGATTCGAGATTATTAACTTCGAAAGATTTAAAACGTATTGAGCAATATAGTTTATATGGCCCGCATTCTTCAAAAATTGTAGCAGATTGGAGAAACAAATATCTCTGGATTAATGATATACCAGAAGGTGTAGTTGTTGTTCTTGGACATAATACTTATGAGAATATATCATGTGTTACTAATGATATTGGCGGAAAAGCTTATTTTATTGATACAGGTTCTGGTAAAGACTTTGTTAATGGAAAATTAAGCTATATGGATATCATGCAAGATGGTTCTATTGATGTCGGAAACCAACATGTAGATTACATCACTATGAAAGATGTGTTGGAATAATGAAATATAAGCTTAAAACTGCCGATATTATAGATGAACAATACAAGTATAAACTTAGTGGTACTATAGACGGGCATATGGAAGAACTTAGAATAGAAACTTCCGATAAAAAGATGTGGTTTATGCATCCAAGTTTTAAAAAATTTCATAATAAACAGCAATGTATTATATATTTTACGATAGAAAAAAAATTTGATATAAATGATTTTATATTCGAATATACATATGACATATCAGATTATCAAATTGATAGAATTGTAGTAGACGGAAAAGTCTATGGAGTATAATCCTAAAATCAGGATAGTTTCTATTGACATTATATAATTGAATCTGTATTAGGCAAAAATCGACCAATAAAAGAGTCGCAATAATAATAAAAAAAGGATGAAACCTGCCTATGTCAATTCGTGACAAATATCTCAAAAACTCAAAGCTAGAAAAAGTTGGTCTGATGACTGACATTGAAGAAAAAGAATTTGCTCCTACATCAGTCCCAATTATGAACTTGGCTTTGTCAGGAAAACTTTTGGAAGGTGGTGTGTCCGCAGGTGCTTTGATATTTGCGGGAAAATCTAAACATTTTAAAACACTATTTGGTTTAATTTGTGTTAAAGCTTTTTTTGATAAGTATGAAGATGCGACCTGTATTTTTTATGACACAGAAATGGGCGCTTCATTAGAATATTTCGAGATGCAAGGTATCGACACAGATAGAGTTGTGCATAAACTTGTTCCGACAGTTGTAGACTTAAAAATGGAAATGTCTAAAGACCTTGAACTTATTGAAAAGGGCGAACGTGTTATTTTCTTTTGGGACTCTCTTGGCAATATTGCTTCTAAGAAAGAAGTCGAAGACGCTAAAGATGGTAAATACAAACAAGATATGACCCGCGCGAAGCAAATAAAATCTTTGACACGTACAGTCACAGTCCCACTAATGATTAAAAAAGTGCCTTTAATTGTTGTTGGACATATCTATATGACACAAGATATGTATCCTAAGCCTGTTGTGAGTGGTGGTGACGGGCCATATTACCTAGCAAATGATATTTTTATTATTGGTCGACAGAAAGATAAAGACAATTCCAAGAAAGAACTTGAAGGGTATAACTTTATTCTTAACACAGAAAAATCTCGTACCATTAAAGAAGGTTCTAAGTTTCCTGTAAACGTGAAGTTTAGCAAAGAGGGTAAAGGTGGTGTAAATCAATGGAGCGGACTACTAGATATAGCTGTTTCTCTTGGTTATGTTACAAAACCTACAGCACAGCTTTATCAACGTGATTGTTTAATCGGTAATGATAAATTTGAAGACCAAGAAGCGGCCCAGAAAAAATTTAAGAAGAAAGCTACATCCGTAAAAGATTTTTGGCTACCTATATTTAAAAATACTGACTTCACAGAAGCTGTCGAAAATGCTTACTCACTTTCTGGTGATGGTTCTACATTAATCAATGAAGAAATATTTGGCGAAATCAAGTACGATTAATGACAGATAAAAAAGTCACTGAAGTTATTTTAACTAATCCCGAAAATTTCGGGGTTAAGGTAAATGTATATAATATTAAATTTAATCGAAGAAAAAAATCTCTTTCGTTTGACACTGATATCATAGCTAATCCACATAACAAGAAATTAATTAAAAAGAACTTGCAAGACGAAATATTTGCAAGAATCATAGAGTATGCAGAAGGAATCTAAATAATTGAATATTGAAAAATTGATTGTTGACACAATCATAAAAAACGAAAAGTTTGCACGAAGAACAACACCATATATATCACAAGATTTATTTGAAGATAACGCAAACAAAAAACTATTTTCAGTAATAACAAAATATTATTCAAAATATCAAAAACCTTTGTCTGCCACAGTTTTGAAAACTATTGTTTCTGGCATATCTATGGAACAAGAAATATTTAATACATGCGAAAAGAGAATCACAGAATGTTTTGCCAATACAGAAGATATAGATATCGTATGGCTTTTTGAAGAAACAAATAATTGGATAAGAAAACGTTCTGTATATAATGCTGTTGTCAAAGCTGTTGAAAAAATTGAAACAGATAGTAATATAAATGAACTTCCTGAATTATTTAAAGAAGCCCTTTCTAAAGGTTATCATGATGACATAGGCTTTGATATTTTTGAAGACGCTGAACAACTTTTTGATATAATGTCTGAAGAAAAAGAAAAACTGCCGTTTAAAATCAAAAAGCTTAATGAATATACAGGTGGTGGTAATGAGAAGAAAACATTAACAGTTATATGTGCGCCTACGAACACTGGTAAATCAATGCACATGTGTTCTCTCGCTGCTGATGATTTACGATTTGGACGAAACGTTGTTTATTTTTCTGGTGAAATGTCAGAGCAAAAAATATGTCAACGTATATATGGCAATCTTCTTGACGAACGATTATCAATGCTTCCGTCTTTCAATAAAAAAATGTTTCTAGCATCTGCTAAGAAAATGTATAGAGATTATAAAGCAACATTGATTGTTAAAGAATATCCTACAGGGATTGCTGATACATCTACACTACGTGCCTTCTTACGAGAATTGATGCATAAGAAGGGCATTGTGCCAGATGTTGTTTATGTCGATTATCTAAACCTTTTCAATTCTGTTCGATGTGGTCGTGAAGCAGGCTCTTATTTCCGATTTAAAGCTGTTGCAGAAGAATTGCGTGGTATTGCTGTTGAATATAATGTCCCTTTAATTACGGCAACACAGATTAATAAAGAAGGTTCTAAAGCTGCTGATTTTGATTTGACGGAAATGTCAGAAAGCTATGCTATTGCTCATACAGCAGACCTTGCATATGGTATTATGGAAACTGAAGAGTTGCGTAATCAAAATTTACAGCGTATAAAGATTTTGAAGAACCGTCTTTATGAAAATAATAAAGACACATTCATGGTTTATGTAGAAAAGCCTAAAATGAAAGTAATGGATTACAATGGATAAGAAAAAAGATAAATTTGTTCACTCTTATGTGGATAAACAAGGTGATGCAGAAACCCTTGATGAAAATTTTTTAAAACAGCTAATCGCGGAAAACCTGCATGGGAATGTCCTATAGAACATGAAGGATGTGAATTATTTTGTGGTAGCTATGGATGTGGTGGTTAGATTATGTGGTTTGTTTTATATTTAATTGGTGTTATCGCAGTCACGACCTTAGCTATCATTTACGATAGAGGGTTAGATAAAATCATGGAAGAAATTGGTCGTAAAAGAGTCATACTAGACCGTGATGGAAAAGAACCTTATATGATACGTTATTATTTGTGGCGTAAGGGTGGTGAAGGAAAAGGTGCTAATTTATTTTTACATAAGATTTTAAAGTCTGATGAAGACGAACATTTACACGACCACAAATGGCCCTTCAAGACTTTCATATTAAAAGGTTCTTATATTGAAGAAGTATATTCACACACTGAATTTGATAAAAATGAAAATAGTAAAAAAATTGTAACAAGAAAGATACCTAAAAAGAGATTTTCTTATATTTCAAGAAAAAATACACATTACCATAAATTAGAAATACCAAATGATGAACCAACATGGACACTTTTTTGGCACGGAAAATCAACAAAAAGTTGGGGGTTTTTGACGAATGAAGGTTCTATAGATTGGAAAGAATATTTAGATATAGATTCCTAAATATTATGTTTTCTTTCCCAAGTTTTTATTGAATGGCAATTTGCACATCTAACGACACAATTACCATCTTTAACTTCTTTTAGAAATCTTGTTATACTACTTCTTGCATCTGCAATAGATAGTGTTTTAATTCCTTCGTGGTCTAGTTGTAATGCTGAAAAATGTTTGTTGTATCCACAGTCTACGCATCCTCTTTCTGTTTTATATTTTGCAATAAAATCCCTCACCTTTGTTTGTGATTTTCTAGTCTGCTCGTTATGTTTTTTTCTATTATTTGAATTTTTCATTCTTTTTTTGTAGCTTCGTTTTCTAAGAATTTTAGCATGTTCTTTACTACAAGATTCATTATAACAGTGCTTTCGTTGTGAAGACGAACCTGAAATTATAATAAACTTGCTTTCACAAAGATAGCAGTTTAACTCTTTATCTTTTCTTCCTTCTCTTATACGTTTTCTATAAGCCCTTTCTTTGCAGTTTTTTGAGCAATATTTTGATATTATGCTTTTTGTAGTATATTGTGCTTTACAAATAAAGCAGTCGTTGTTATATATTTCCATAACAATATTTATAAGTGTAATTATAAATTGCATATTAAACAAAGAAAGAATAAATAATGGCAAAACGTAAAAGCACTGGTAAAACAAAATATACTTCCAAAGGTCAACGACCTAACGTTGCACGTAAAACTAAAAACGCAATGCATCGTGATAAAAAGAGTGAAATCTTTGGCCGTAGTCAACAAGACCGCCTGAAAATGTTTCGTAATGTGCGTGAAAAAGTTATCAAAAACAAAAAAGTCACTGAAGCTGAAATGGCTTTTTATGAACGTTACTTGCGCCGCGAAAAGCAGTTCTTAGAAAGCGTGGAATAAATAGTGAAAGAAATATCAAAAGAAATTTTATCTATTGTTGAAGACGTTCAAAAAGAGCGACTAGATACGTTTTTAAATATTGAAGAATATTATGATGAATATTGTAGTAAAGAATATATATTGGATAAAATTTTCTGCATAAAATCATCATAAGGATACTGATATGAAAGAAGATAGATATAATGGACATTAATAAAAAGTTTTTGGAATATATTAAAGAGAATAATTTTACGTTTGTGAGATGCATAAATCCTGATAATTTTGAGCCTATGCTAAAATTTATAGGCGATGATGAAGCACATGACTTCACATACAAATTATCAGATTCTACGATATGTCTAAATGGTTCTCTTTATGTTAAAGCAGAAAAAAGTATATTGGATATTATAGAAATGACAGAAGACTTAACTTCTTATCGTTCTGGATATTCTACTTGGTCTGAAAAGTCTAATGGATTTTTAAATATTAGTAAACATAATGAATAGATAGGTAATCAAAACTAATGAAAATTGAAATACAGAGAAACGAGACAAGCTTTCCAATAGTTTATGAAGATGTTATAAATGCTTACACAAAAGGCCCAATGTACTGTGTAATGTTTGAAAAAAACGGTAAGCGTGTAACGCACAAATATCCTTTGGCAAGTCTGTTTCGTGTTATAGAAGATTATAACGAAACTAAGCGTAATAAAAAGAAATAGTTACTATATAACACAATAATTGCATGTGGTTATAAATAACCACATGACTAATAATACTTTTAACAAAGACAAAGACCTTCAGTATATCCACGAATATATTGACCAAGAAGCACTTCTGAAAGAAAACAAGAAAAAGCTTCGTAAGAAAAACAAAAAGAACGATACTCAATTTCTTACCGAAGGGTAATATAAATTGACAAATTCTTTTGGTCTAACCGAAAATAACTATGTGGAAATATCCTTTGGGTATTACCGTAATCCTGTACTCATTTCTGAAAAAGAAGTGCATGAAGACCTTGACCGAATTAAATTTATTCGAAGAATCATAAAAAATTACTTTACAAAATCAAAAGTCAACATTAGATTGCTTGTAAATCACATAATAGTTTTGAACAATGTATTTGAAACTGAATATATCAGGGAACTTCTTTTTTTCTTTATTACTGATACTGAAGACCGCGAAGTTCTGAAAACGATATTGCTTTATGTTGGCTTAATCCACTTAGATTACTTGCCAGACTTAAAGATTAATCAAGACATTATGGAGATGCTAAATAAGATGTAGGTTAACTATGCAAGATTTTATTAAGGCTTATAAGGCCGCAATTAAATTTAAACTGACTAAAGAACAATTATCAAATTTCCTAGAAATAAAACCAAAAACCCTAGACCGTAAAAGACAAAAAATACAACAAGATATTGGTCTAACCCTTCCACAATTAACATCAGATAAAGAAGCAGGCGTTGAAATACCTTTAGACACGCTTACTGAATTTGAAAACGAACTTGATGAAAACATCAAGTATTTTAAATCACAATCCATACAAAAAAAGAAACGTTATGTTGTAACATCTGCACAGATGTCTACACCTATCAATAAAGACTTTCTTCTAACCCTTGAATTATATTGTAAAGAAAATGATGCACAATTAATTGTCATTCCTTTTCGATATAATAATCCAACATCTATTTGGTCTACAGGGTCTTCTAAAAAAGAATATATAGCACCAGAACTTACAGATTACGTCCTTACAGAACATGTTCAAATTACGCCTATGCTTCACATATTAGGCGACACAAAGATTGTTCCTACGGCGATACAACCGATACATGGGATAGATTCTTTAACAGGTAATGCATCTGGTATTGTAGGGCATCCTAAAGTTCAATTAACAACAATTCCAACACCATCTAAAGACCTTCCAAAAATAATGGCGTCCACAGGTACGGTAACAATTCCAAATTACATACCGTCGAAGGCAGGTAAACGTGCTGAATTTCATCACTCATTTTCTGCTATCGTTGTCGAAATAGAAGATAATAATCGTGGTTTTCATATGCGTCATATGCATTATGATGATAAAGATGGTATGTATGATTTAGATAAATTGTACACTAAGAAAAAATCTAAAAAATATGGTCGTGTCCCTATTCTTGTTATGGGAGACATACATGCTGTCTTTATTGATAAAGATGTAGAAGCGGCGACACTGACAAACAAAGATTCTATATGTAATGTATTGAAACCAGAAAAGATTGTTCTAGGCGATGTCCATGACGGCAATGCTAAAAATACACACGAATGGGGAAACGAAATTATAGAATTTGGTAAGCATCATTTCGGGCGCGGTAATATTCAAGAAGAATTGCAAATATCCGCTAATTTTATAGACCTTACATCGTCTTATACTAAGGATGTTTATATTGTTAAGTCTAACCACGATGAACAAATTGATAGATATTTAGCAAGCTATAATCCAAAAAGTGACCCTGAAAATGCTGCATTTTATTACTACATGAAATATCATCAAATGAAATCTGTTCATATTAATGAAACTGGATTTTCATCTTTTGACCCTTTTGAATTTTGGTGTCGAAATCCTGAAAGTGGCAAAGGATTGCAATCAAAAAATGTAACTTTCCTTACGCGCGATGACACACTACATTCTTTTGATTACATGTTGCACTATCATGGTGACAAAGGCCCGAACGGTTCTCGCGGGAGTCTTAAAGGCTTGGCAAAGATGGGAACGCCTGTTATTGTAGGACATTCACATTCACCTGCTATATATGAAAATTCTATACAGGTAGGTACGTCAAGTCGTCTTGACTTATCTTATGCGAAAGGTTCTCCGTCCTCTTGGCTGAACTCACATTGTATCATTTACCCAAATTCCAAAGCAACTTTAATCAACATCATAGACGGTAAGTGGAGAATATAATGGATTTTAAACAATTTAAAGAAGCGTATTTTGGTGAATATAAAGATATTGATGAAACAATAATTAAATTTCTTTTAAAACCTACTAACGCTACCTTAGTTAAACCTAGACATGTGAAAGGTATGACAACTAATCTAATGATATATCTTTTGTGGAAAATTTGTTTTGATACGAAACAATTAAATTATCTTGTAGTTTGTTATGAGTATCATGCGGCAAAACATTTTATTAAACAGTTAAAAATTCTTTCTGAAAATTTGTCATATAAATTATATAATAAAGTCACGCACGAATCTTCTTGTGAATTTGGAATAGATGGTCGCACTATCTTTGCTATGGGATGTGGTAGCGATGCTGCTACAGGTCGAGTCTTTGCGGAAATCCATTTAGAAGAATATATTTATTGGCATTCTGATAAATTTATGGTAGAAAATTTACCTAATTTCGAAAATTCTCTTATAAAAGGACATTATTCACCAGAATCATTAAAAACATATTCTGACACTCTGACAGACAAGTTTGGTTTTGAAAAAATGGAGGTTTCAAATTAATATTTGGCGAAGACTAATCTTCAAAGCGATTGAAAATCCTTCGAATCACGTAGGAGCGCACTATAGACGCGAATGTGAAAAATAGTGTTGCTCCTATGGATGTGAAGATAGGAATATTAAGAACAAATACACAAAATACGATTGATATAATCTGTCCTATAAATTGATTTGCTAATATTTCGTATAATGAATGTTTTTTACTTTGCATAAACTATTGTCTCTATTCTGTCTATTTGAAAAATAAAACTTTTACCTGTTTTTGTTTTCATTTTTCCATCACTATGTTTGAATAAAGGATTTTCTTCACTTGATGTAAAAAATACTTCTACATCACATAATGATGTATTCCATATTTCTTTTAATTTAAGATAATATCTTAGATTTTCATCTTCGCCAATCCATGCTTCAATTTGTAGATTATTTAAAGACCTTATAACAATATATCTAGTAGGATTTTCCGTTATATGATTCAATCTACCGCGTATTTTAAATTTGTACATAAATTATTTTTTCGTCTTTTTTTACTGCTGTTATTTTAAATCCTGCTGAAGGATGTGAGCGAACATGATAATTGCCATTTTTAGGAAATAATGGTGATTTTGATTTATGAGTAAAAAATATTTCCATGTTTGTGTTATTATTGGTGTTAACAAAATATTGTAATCTCTCGTAATCTTCGTGATTGGCATCTTCTGAAAGATAAAGAAATAGTTTTCCATGTATAGAAGATTGTAAAAATAACCAATTTGTGTTGAACAAATCTTCATCACTACTTTTGTGGTATAATGTACCAGATATTTTAAATTTATACATGTATATATTTCTCAATATGATTAAGTCTAAATCCGTCTTCTTCTCTTGTGTAAACACCATATTTTACTTCGTCTATATCAGAATTAAATTTAGGGTTTTCGAACGTGTGTGAGAAATATAATGTAACTTTCTGATTAATGTAAGGAGATAATTTTAAACAAACATCATTTTGTGTCTCTTCACTGAAATATGCCCCTATACTACTTTTTTGGTCATGTATATAAAAATACGTTTCCTCGAACATATTTGGTGTATTCAAATAACGAACTTTTCCTGATATTCTAAACTTATACATTTGATAATATTAAACAAATTTTGGAGCTATGTCAATATGTTGTTTATTGTGTTGACATGGTACTAAAAGATAATATTATCTTAATTTAAACAACAGGGTAATATACGTGACCAAAAAAATTGATAAAAGAGTATTAAATAATGGCGTAGATGAAAAACACGTAAAGCAATTTAAAGTTATATTCGACGATACTATCCAAAAATTATGTATTGAAGAAACTGGATTAATTGAACATGAAGTGTGTACATACGACGATACAGGAAAACTATGCTATAGATACCTACATTCTTCACCATATAGAAAAATAACGCCTATAGAAAAAGAACTAAATATCTTTGTTGATAGAGAAAATTCAGATACAGATTTTTTATTAAAACTTGATATGAATGATAGTGTTATAAAATATGGCAAATATCACAAAACTTTACCGACAGACGATGTAGAACATATTTTATAATATTTAATTGACATAATATTAAATTAGTGTATAGTGTAATCTGAATTGGGAGATTCTTATAATGACTGAAATTGTTGAAAATACATATCTCGTCTTGATTGAAAAGATGTACGACACGAAAGTTAAGCTTGATAAGCTTGTTGCTAAGTCGCTTAAGTACATGCCAGACGCACCACTAACATATAGATTTGGCGAAAAGAAGAAAGTCAACCAACATAGATTGGTTGATGGTAAGACTGTTACCTATAAAGCCCCTATGATAGAAGTTATCGTCAATAACGTTATCCCTAAAATTGGTAACTTTGAATTTCTTGGAAAGGTTACTGCTGAAGATGGTATGGTCTTTGTTGACATGGTTCCATTTGAAGCGTATCCTTTCGACACAGAAGCAAATCCTGCCGCATGTGACCACTGTAAAAAATCCCGTCAAAGAAAGCTTGGATACATTGTTCGTTCTGTGGATACTGATGAAATTCTTCAAGTAGGTAAGTCATGCCTTAGAGAATATCTTGGTCATGACCCTGCTAGAGTCTTACGAAGCTTAAGTGTCCTAAACGACCTTGAAGAATCTATGGAAAGATTTGGTAACTTCTTCAAGCCTATCTACTTGACTGAAGAAGTTCTGACTTACACAAAGATTATGATTGACCGCTTTGGATGGTTGTCTAAAGGCCGTGCAGCAGAACTTGACCGCGATGATGCTACTGCTTATCGCGTGATAGAATGTGTTATCCCTAGCAAAAAACCTAAAGATTTTGTTAAAGATGCTCACCAAGCGTATGATGCGCGTGACGAAAAGATGGTTGAATATATTAAGAAAGTCATGGCTTGGTTCGAAGAAATTGAATATGGTCAAAATGATTATATGGATAACCTTTCACAATTTGGCGGTATAGAATGTTTCACAAACATAAGACGTTTTGGGCTTCTATGTTCTGCGGTTGCTGCTTTTGACAAAGAAACTAAGAAGTTAGAAGCAACAAAAGCCCTTGCTGAAAACTCTGAATATGTCGGACAAGTTAAAGAACGTTTGCGCGGTCTGGAAGTCGTTCAAAAAAGCTGTTATGAACGTGAAACACAATGGGGAACATCTTATGCTTATCAGTTGATAGATAAGCTTGGAAACGTGTTCATGTATTGGGGAACGGTCTTCTTCGGGGCAGAAAACGGCGACACCATTATTCTTGATGGAACGGTCAAGAAGCATGATGAATTCCGTGGTGTGAAACAAACACACTTGACACGCTGTAAGATTATCGATTAAAGGATTAGATATGGCTGATTTATTTGTTGTCAAAGATGTAAAAAACAGTAAGTATGCTATGTTTAATAATCGGTGGACTGATAAGTTATATTCAGCAAAAATATTCACCGATTTTTCTAAGGCAGAAATTATGTGTGATAATCAGAAATTTTTTATTGGACATGATGAAGTTTTTATTAAAAAAATAAATATCGTGGAAGTGAATTAGATTATGGACATAGCTAAAATAGATGCTCTTATTTTCGATTTAGAATCATCAGATGATGGGTCAAAATTATTAGATGCGCGAGTAGCAGTAGCATTATCGAAGAGAGTAGAACCACGTATAGGAGAAGGGAGTTCATTAACTGGCGCGTTTTACTTTAAAATAAATAAAGATAAAGAATCTCTAATATATGATTATGCACAACCTGTCACTACGTCCATAGATGCTGCTATGACAACTATTCCTGATAATTGGTTCTTAAGAGCATATGACCATGAAACAGATACTATGACATTATGTAATACAAATACAGGAAAAATGGTTACTGGATGTCATACATCATTGCCGATAGCATTAGATATCGCTTCGCTTGAAGCCATAAAATTAGGACATAAAGATGTCGGATAAAACTTGGACAACTAAAAAAGGTGACACATACACATATAGTGGCTATCAAGCAACTTATAGCGACGAAAGAACTTTAGACTTGCCTATTGATTAAAGAGCAATATGACTAATAAAATTTTATACATGTGTAAGGTCGATTATGACCACGAATTAGGCGAAGCTAGTGGTGGTGTTGAATTATATTCTAGCGAACAAGATTTGCGTAATAGTCGTAAATGTGTTGACCAATGTGGAATTGTAAAGGTTAAAGTAGAACTTGTTGAAGTTGTTCAAGAAGAAGATTTTAGTCTTGTGGGAAATAAATCTGTTGAAAAAAATCTGGTATAAAAAAAAGGGCGCTTTTAACGCCCTTTTTTGCTATTTACGAAAACGTCTTGTCGAAGTTGTTGGTCGACTACGTTGATGTCGACGATTATCAAATTTATCTATATGCCGATTGCTACGAAAGTTTCGTCTAGTTCGGTTGTTGAATTTATGCGAATTACCAAAACTAAAGTAGATACGAAGTGGTTCGCAGCGATATGACAGTGGATATCTATGACAATATACAACTGTGTTATAGGAATACGTCTTCACGCGAACGTCTTTTTTAAACTTTGCATGATGTGCATTCGCACTTGCGGGAACAAACATTACTGCCCCTGCAAACAAGGCTGCTATAAAATATTTTAACTTTTTCATATTTTTAATCCTTTTGATTATATTAATATTTATACGAATATGTGTAATAAAGCGAATCACTTTAAATTTATTAAGATATAAATAGTTGTTCATATTACAAATTTTACAAATTTTTTAGGATACGCAGGTAATGAGCAACAAAAAACTTTTAGAAGCACTTGGTAATGTACGTGGAATAAAAACGGTTATCACAGAAAATGATGACAATAATGTTGATGTTGAAGAAATTATCTTCGAACAATATCTTGAAGAAGACTATCAAAACGACTTTCTTTTAGCAGAAGCCACTTTTAACAAAACGTCAATTTCCAAAGTTGTTCGAACACTTATGAAATTGGTATCCAAGAAAGTTGGTAAGAAAGCTTTTCGCGTAGGTGGTAAAAACCATTTTTATGAATATACTGTTAAAGGCCGTAAAGGTGTTATGGCTGTGTATAATATTGGTAATCGTTCATTTTCTATTAATTTTGAACCTAAGCGTTATAACAAGGCTTTACGTGCAACATCTGTTGACTATTATAATAAAGGCTTTCTGCTTAATAAAAAGCCAGACCTTTCAATGCTTATTTTAGCTGATTATAATTCAGTGCAATTTGCAAATTCGACAATTGAATTCGTTAAAAACCCTATTCGTTTTATGAACAAGATGAAAAAAATAATGAATGAAGACGTAGGTGAATTTGTTGATGAAATTATTATGGAAGGCCGTAAGAAGGTTGACCCGACACAGTTCATCCTTGATGTTTATGAATTAACAAATCGTAAGGATAACTTTACACGCCCAGAAATTTTCGATTTTGCTAAACAACTAGGTTATAAAAATCCGCCTACAAAAATTCTGACAGACAAACGCTATCGTAAAGATATGACGCGCGGACGTATAAACCTTGACCCTGATGGAAAACTTAATGGTGATAGCGTAAGCAACCAAAAAGCTGTAAATAAAACACCGACAAGTAATAATCCAGACGGCGTTGATGCAAGCACATTTGCAGCTAAAGGTATCCGCAAGGCAGAAGTTATTCAATATATGCCGCAAATTCGTTTCACCCGCAATGATGGCACTAAATTTGTTCAGTTTGGCGCTGCTATGTCGCGTGAAGAAATTCTTTATGATAAGGCAATTAAAAACAAAGATAAGCTTGCTAAAGATGAAGCAGCTTTCTTGTTCGAACGTATGTTACATAGCGTAAAAAGTGTTTTAAAACAACAACATAAGTCTGTTATTGTTGTTGGCGCGGCTGGTCTGGGAAAGACTTTTAACATTATGAAAGCTGTAACAGATTCAGGAAGAAAGCCTTCCAAGTTTGCGGGTAATATTTCACCTGCTTCTATATATGCAACGTTGTTTGCTAACCGCGAAAAAGGCTCTCTCATAGTGTTTGATGATATTGATGCGGTCTGGGCAGACGCAGTTTCTAAAAACGTTCTTAAAGGCGCTTTGGATACGACAGATACAGAAGTTTCTTGGGTTAATGCCCGCACACGCGACATATCAAAGCTTTCAAAAAAAGATAGAGATGCTTACATAAAGCAGGTCGAGGAACGTCAAAAGTACGGCGATGAAGAATATGTGAAAAGAAATGCAGAAAAACTTGGCATAGAAGACACAGGCGACAGAAAAGAAATCGATAAAGCTATGCGGCGTCTTGGTGCAAATAAACTTCCAAGCACTTTTGAATTTGATGGTAACGTAATTTTTATATCGAACCTTAAGCGGGATGATATTGACCCTGCTATTCGTTCACGAAGTCTCTTTATTAACATGAATTTTGACCGTGACATGGCTTTTGGGCGTCTTGAAGATATTCTTGAATTTGTTGGCGATAGATATGACGTTCCTTTAGAGAATAAAAAAGTTCTTTTAAAACTTTGTAAAGATTGGTTTAGTAGACTGCCGAAAGACAAGTACATACCTATTCGTGAATTTGGATATCTTGTGCCTTATGCGGCTGATTTATCAGACCCAATGTGGAAAAAACTTGTTGTAAGTCAGTTAGCGGATTGGTTCAACTGATTTGTTATCTTATAAATAATATTATGAAAAAAATATATACGCTTTATAAGATAACAAATGTTATAAATGGAAAAATTTATGTTGGCGTTCACAAAACATCTAACCCAAATGATGGATATTTGGGAAGTGGCGTAGTTATTAAAAAATCTATAAAAAAATATGGTAGGAAAAACTTTAAAAAAGAAATATTATTTGAATGTTTGTCAAAGGAAGAAATTTTTAAGAAGGAAAAAGAGGTAGTAAATAAAGAATTTGTAAAAAATCCTAACACATATAATTTAAGGCAAGGTGGTGTTGGCGGCAATGAAAAATATGGAAGGCACGGATATCAACATTCTGATGAAACAAAATTGAAAATTTCAAATTCTTTAAAAGGAACAAAACATACAAAAAAACGAAGAGAAAATATATCTAAATCTTTAATCGGCAGAACCATTCCAAAAGAAATTGTTGAAAAATCTATATCAACACGAATGAAAAATGGATATAAACATTCAGAAGAAACTAAAACTAAATTACGAAAATCTAAATTGGGTAGAAATAATCCTAGTGCGGGCAAAAGAATTTCTGTAGATGGTGTAATTTATGAAACATGTGGAACAGCAGAAAGACTTTTGAAAAAGAACCCAAGCTATTATAGAAATAGAGTAAAGTCTAAAAAATATCCAAACATTTTTTATGTGGATGGTGAATAATAAAATGGCAAGATTCGAAAGGCCGTATTACGACGATTCTAATTCTTGTATAGCAAGAATGGCAACGCGCACACCTTTTCGTACTAATCATATGGTTATTTTTCCCTATAACACGGAAAATAGTAATGGTTTGGATGAAAAACATTACGTGTTTATTGCTAAGAAAGACTTTTCTAAATTTATCAACACATCATGGGACGGGTCTGATAATGAATTTATGAGTGGTTTGGAATATTCAGACAGTTTAATGTATGATTATGTCGAAGAACTTAGACATGCATTTCATTATCCTAAACTTGATGGTAATGTGGACATGTACTTAAAAGCATGTGAAGCTGTATCAAGAAGATTTCCAAAAGCCCTTGAAAAAATTGTTTTTAAAACGTCTATAGATTTTTATAAATGGGCAACAAATAATAAAAAGCTTAATCATGATTGGGTTAAAAGATTTTCCGAAAAAGTTAATTGGGATGAAGTAAAATCATCTTTTAACAAAACATCTACCAACACTATCAAAGTAGGTAAAAATGAAATTAAGGTAAGAGAAAATTTTGACCCAAAGAAGTTAGATAAAGTTAAGAAAAGTCTTAATGTAGCATATCGTATCATGAAACGTACAAAAATAGAAAATGTATGGGACAATTCTGATATAATAATTGGGACTATTTCATCAAGACGTGCAGCAGGACTTTACTATTCTAATAGTAAAGAACTTGTTATCGACCCTCGCCATGACACAGACCGATTTTTTATTCGGGTTATTATTCATGAAATAGGTCACAAAATAGATTATGAATATTTTTCTTCAAAGGATAGAAAGGCATTAGAAGAAGTTTATTCGCAAGCTAAAAAGTCTAATGGTAAAAACGCTAAAATAAGAAAAGATGAAGAATTTAAAAGGCACATGGTTCGTAGCGCAGATTATACAGTTTTTAAAAAAGCCCTTTTTTCATCTATAAAAAACACAAACGATATTAAATTTTATTGGAATAAAAGCAAAAATAAAAAATATGGTCTTTCTAAGGGCGAAGAAATGGTAAGAGATGTCTTGGATATGTCTTCTGGTCGCCAAATACTGTCTTTTGGTAAAGAAGGTGCTAGAAATAAACCTTTTGGCATAGTCGTAACATCAGATGGTAGTGGGGATTATATGGGAAAGTCTCATGAAATGCTTACAAAAGGATTTGTTACCATGACTTATAAAGGCCGTCCGACAACATTACAAAAGCTTCGTAGAATACTAACACCAAAAACCAAAAGAAGAAATGGCGATTTTATCTATGATGATTCATGGTTCGTGACTGAATATGCTAGAACAAATGTAAGAGAATTTTGGGCAGAAATGTTCGCGTCTGTATTGATGGGCGAAAAGGTTGACCTGCGCGTAAGAAAATTTGTTCTAAATATAATAAAAGGAATTTAATAAAATGTATATAACGCCAGAAGAACAAAAGACGATTGCTGATAAGCTTTTAAATATTCGCGAAAGTAAAAAAGTGGATATCAATCCAGATGACGTGTCAGTAGGCGATGAACTTATTATGGCTAACGGTAAAGTAACCATGACGGTCACGAAAGTTGGTGACAAAGGGTTTCAAGGATATCAGATGTATAAGGGCAAGAAGAAAAAAATCTCTATGCAAAAATCTATGCTGTCAAATTCACATTACAAAGACGATATTAAGCATGTGGTTAAAGAATCTTTTGGCTTTGATGAATATTTAAATGAAAATACTGAACGATATAATTTAAATAAAAATGCTGTTGCTGAAAAATGGGATGTCAAAATTCGCAAAAATGTTGTTATTAAAACTAGAAGAGCATCTTTAACTATTAAAAAAGGTTCTCGCGGCTCCCTTATTATGGTATTGACACGAACTTTATCAGATAGAGATTCTATAGAAGGTAAGTTTGAAATAATTTCTCCTGAAGATGTTGATAAGCATTTTGATAATGTTAATAGGCTATTTGACCAGATAAAATAATGGCAGATTCTACTAAATCCCTCGTCATGGATATCCTTTACACAAGACGTTTTATAACGCTCTTGCTTAAAGATTTTGATGAATGGGATGCTTTTGAACATGGCATTATTGATAAAGACGGTAATATCATTAAGAAACGTGTTCAACGTAAAACTTCGCAAGAAAAGAAAGCTTTCACACGCTTTCATTCGATTGTTTTGACGATAAAGAAGACTTTAGATAAGTTTTCATCATCATCTTCACTAAAAATTGTTACAGCATTTGCCCTTCTTAAAGAGCATTATGAAGATGAAAATATGGACTTTAATATCGCAAAAAACGAATTTACAAAATATATTCAAGAGAATATTGACCCAGATTTTGACTATAATATGATTTTGGAAGATTTACCTACTGTGAACACAGCAGGTGTAGGTGTACCAGAATTAACACAAGATACCATTATACAGGGTAAAAATGATATAAATATTGCTAGACGTAAACAACCAGAACTTATCGGACTCCGTAAAAAGAAGAAGAAAACAAAGTATTTGGTAAAGAAAAAAAGGTCTTAGGAATATGGAAGCGAATATTACAGGGAGTGTTTTAGGCACAGCTTTAGGCTTAGGTTCGGCAATTGCTACTGAAATTGTTGAAATACGCAAACAGAAACAGGCTTTTGCTCATGAACTTGCCATGACGAAAGAACGTGCTAAAATTGCTAGCGCAGAAACCCTTCAAAAAATCCAAGTTCTTAATGTCGAAGCTGACATTGAAGAAATGAAAAAATTGTATGAACATGATATTGCTATTGGCGCAAATCAATCTGAATTTATGTCTAACCTTAGAGCATCAGTACGTCCTGTCGTGACGTATTTGTTTTTCTTTTTGTTTGTTTTCTTAAAGGTTGTGACATTCTGTGTACTTTTAAAACAAGCAGAATTAAATCTCGATTTGATTGCAACTATGTGGGATGCAAATACACAAACGTTGTTTTCGTCTATTGTAACTTTCTGGTTCGGGCGTAGGGCTATGGAAAAATCTTACGACAAACCGATTGCCAGACGCTTATCTGGCCCGATAACATAACCACTTTACAAATCTAAAAAAGTGTTAATATAAATAATTAAGTTGGGATGAAACATAAAATGACGGATAATACTGAAGTAAAGATAGCGAAACTAGAAGGTTCGGTTGCTAGAAATGACGAAAGGATTGACGAAAACAGAGATGCATTAGCTACAAAAGCTGATAAAAAAGATGTTACTGTATTACAAAAAATAATTTTTACCGTTATTACGGCTATTTGTATGGCATTTTTAGGCGCTCTTATTCAAACAATAATTTAACAATGCTCTTAAAAGATTTAATTTTATATTTTCATGTCGGCGTTATCGCGTTCATTATTGCTATTTTTTCCTCAAAAAACTTTGACCAGAAAGTTAAATACCTTAATCAATATGACCCTGTTGTATATAAAGTAGATAGCAAAGACAGAAAATTAAGTTTTAATCGCGAAGTGTGTCTTTCAGAACCAAGGCTAAAAAACATTCAGCTTCGTAGACATATCCGTAATGGTAAAATTATAAATTTAAATGATGTAACATATGACCTGTATCCGCCAATGTTATCTGAACAAAAGAAAAGAAATCTTTTCGAAAACGTCTTAAAGCCATATTGTTATAAAATACGAGTTAACGTAGACATACCAACAGATTTTGAAGATGGTATGTATTTTTACATAGTTAATATGTATGTTGATGATGAAGAAGCAATCCATTTACCAAAAATCCAATTTAAAATTGGAAATGATGAAAATAAATCGTTGCATAATGAAATTATATCCGTTAATGAAAGCGTCACTGTTCTAAAAAAATAATAATAAACAGGGACGCATGGAATTACATGACCTTGCTGAATCAGTTTCAATGATTCAGTACAAACTTAAAAATTTTAAGAAGGTAAATACATACCTTTGGAACTTTTCTTGTCCCATATGTGGCGACTCTAAGCGTGTTTCTACTCGCGCAAGAGGATACATATATGTTAACACGCATGACAAAAACCTTTGGTATAAATGTCATAACTGCGAATATCACAAAAAATATCAATTTTTCTTAAAAGATTTCGACACGTCTATTTACAATGAAGTTGTAAAAAATGTTTATCTAAATAAAGGAAAGTCTTCTATCAAACAATCTGATACACATGTAGACCTTACAAATGCTGTGTTTGCGCCAGTAGTAATTGAAGAAGAAAAGTCGGTACTTCATGAATTGATGCTGCCCGTGCAGAAATTAGAAAGAAGCCATCCTGCACGGGCTTATTTAAACGCAAGAAAGTTGCCTGATATATCTGACTTATATTATATGGACGATATATCAAAGATGTCTAACATACTTCCGAAATACAAAGAGAAATTAAAGAATAGTAAAGATGGTCGTATCATCATTCCTTACCGAAATCGTAAAGGTGTTTTGATAGGATTTTCTATGCGAAGTCTTAAAAAACATCACCCTATAAAATATCTTCACGTAAAGTTGAATGAGAATGCACCACTAATATACAATCTTGACAAAATAAATTTGTCCGAAAAAGTTATTGTGACAGAAGGGCAATTCGATTCAATGTTCTTTAGAAATGCTGTTTCTGCATCTGGTTCTTCATTCGGACGTGTTAAAGACGTAATACCAAAAAATCAGCTATGTATAGTCTTTGATAATGAGACTCGTCACAAAGAGACTTTACGAAATATCAAGAAAACTATCGATGATGGATATCGTGTTACTCTCTTACCGCACAATATAAAATCAAAAGATGTAAATGATATGATACTACAAGGTGAAGTTGAAAAGGATGGTTTAGACCAATATTTTTTAGACAATTCTTATGTCGGATTAAATGCAAAAATCAAGTTCACACAGTGGAAAAACCTATAAATAATATGACCAATAATAATAAAATAATAAGGCAATAATAAACGATGAAAACACACGGCGACCTTCCCCGCATGTGTATTCCGACTATGGACTACACAAAATACTATCCCCAAGCAACTGAACTAGCAAAACAACAGCGAAAAATACTTTGGACGCCAGATGAAATCCTAGTATCAAAAGATATACAGGACATGAAAACAAATTTAACCGAATCTGAAAAGCACGGTGTTATAACAGTTCTTCGACTTTTTACGACATATGAACTTAAAGCAGGTGGTGAATATTGGGGAGATAGAGTTATGCGAGACTTTCCGCGACCTGATATACAACAAATGGCAACGGCATTTTCATATATGGAAAGTAATGTTCATGCCGTATTTTATGACGAAATCAATCGTCTTCTTGGTCTATCCACACCAGAATTTTATCTTGGTTATGTAGACAATCCTGTACTTAAAGAGCGCATGGAATTTATTGATGAATATATTGACCACGAAGATAAGTTAACATCATTGGGAGTATTTTCTATTGTAGAAGGTGCTGTTCTTTATTCTTCGTTTGCGTTTCTATGTCACTTCCAGAATCAGCCAAAGAATAAGTTAGTTAATATTAATGCAGGAATTGCATTTTCTGTGAAAGACGAAATGCTACATTCTGTTGGTGGTGCATGGCTTTACAAAACACTTAAGAAGGAAATGAATCTTGATAAACGTTCTATCATTCCACTTGAAGCCCGTATTGTAAAAGCTGCTTACAAAATATGGGAACATGAAAAGCAAATTATTGAAATGATATTTGAAAAAGGAAAGATACTTGGAATAACAAAAAAGCAAATGAAGAATTTTGTTAAGTCCCGTATAAATTTGTGTTTAGAACAACTCGACATTGAACCAATTTTTGAAATTGAGAATAACTATAATCCTATTGCAAAATGGTTTTATAAAATGATTGGGGGCGGTCAAGTACATGACTTCTTCTTTAATATTGGGAGTGATTATAATCGGGATTGGCCTGAAGAAAAGTTGGGGTTTGTAGCGCGTGGATAATTTAAACGAAAATACTTATGAAGAACTTTCGCAAGAGCGGAAAAAAATGCAAGAAGATGGCGACCTTCCTATGTGGTTTACAACTATTGGATGGTCTATGTTCAAACAAAAATATCTGTTCGAAGCTACAACATATAAAGAGCAATTAAAGAGAATATCTAAAACACTCGCCGCCCATATGCCTAATTCTAAGCATTGGGAGAAGCGTTTCTTTGATGTTGTGTGGAAAGGTTATCTTTCTCTTTCAACGCCTGTTATGTCCAATACAGGGACGGAAAAAGGGCTTTCTGTAAGCTGTTCTGGAAACTATACACCAGATAGTATAGCAGGTTTCTTTGGGTCTTATACAGAAACGGCAATGCTTTCAAAATATGGCTTTGGAACGTCATCATATCTTGGGGATATACGTCCGCGTGGCGAGAAATATGGTGTAGACGGTGTTGCAGATGGGGTAGTTCCTGTTATCCAAGGACATGTTAATACAGCAGTTCAAGTGTCACAAGGGTCTTCGAGACGCGGTGCATGGGCAGGCTATCTTCCAATCGAACATGGAGATTTTTGGGATATTTGCGACCATATGAAAAATTATCCAGATGATTTAAATATTGGTTGGAATATTTCTGATGAATTTATTGCACGATTAGTGAATGGCGACAAAGAAGCAAATTCTCGCTTTAAACGTGCGTTGTTGCGTAAGCTTGTTACAGGCAAGGGATATTTTTGTTTTATTGACCGCATGAATGATTTAGCACCACCTGCTATTAAAAATAGTGGTATGCTAATCAAAGCTTCTAATCTTTGTATAACAGGTGATACGCGCGTAGTTTCGTCATATGGATATTTAACAGCTAAAGAACTTCATGATATAAATGAATCTTTGGTATTATTTGACGGCGAAAATAAGGTAAATTCTACAAAAATGATTTTACGTGGCGAAAACCAAGATGTTTATAAAGTTACATTAGAAAATGGAATGGAAATTAAAGCCACGGATAATCATGGGTTTCCTGTTATTGATGCAAGAAATAATATCACACGAATTGAATTGAAAGACCTGAACATAGGTCATAAAATTGCAATTCAAACTAACAAAGGTATTTTTGGAAATGCCGATATGCAAGATGAAGCATTTTTGTTAGGTCAGTATCAATCGGACGGAACGCAACACAAAAATTCTATTCATCTGTGTCTTTGGGAAAATGATTTTGATTTAGAGAATGAAATCAAAGAAAAATTTGACCGAATACATTACAAATACGGATGCGATAAATATGAAATAGGAAAAACTGGAAAATATCGCGGAAGAACACCTGCTAAGTTTCGCGAATCACATGTTCGCGAAGGAAGCCATAGAAAAAGAACATTGTCTTCTGCTACTCTTAAAAAAGCCTTGAATTTTGAAAAAGGGTATGTCCCTTCTTGGATATGGGAATCTGACGAAAAGACACAATGGGAATATGTTCGCGGGCTATTATACGCAGATGGTACAATAAATGTATCTCCTTCAAAAGGAAATCCTATACATTTATCATACACAGATATTAACTTAGATTTTATTAAAGAACTTCAAATTTTATTCCAAAACTTAGGACTTCAAACTTCTATACGAATACTAAGAAAAGCAGGTGAATCATTATTGCCAGATGGAAAAGGTGGACAAAAGCTATATAACACAAAAGATTGTTGGAGACTTATTGTAGGAAATAAAAATGATTGCTTGGTTGTCGAAAAACATACAGGATTTTTATCCCGAAAAGGTGTTCATTTAGAAAATCGAAAGTATCGTGATAATTCTAAAAAGGGTTACAAAATAAAATCTATAGAGTATTATGGTAAAGAAGATGTATATTGTCCAACTGTACATACAGATGAACACATATTTATTGCACAGGGCATGAAAACATTTAACTGCTCTGAAATTGCGCTACCTTCTGATGAAGAACATACATTTTCTTGCGTTCTATCGTCTATGAATCTGGCAAAATATGATGAATGGAAAGATACGAATGCGATTGAAACAGCAATTGTTCTTTTAGATTGCGTTTGCGAAGACCTTATACAGCGCGGTAAAGATATGGAAGGTCTTGAAAAAGTCGTTCGTTTCACACAACGTTTCCGTGCATTAGGCTTGGGCACACTCGGTCTTCACACATATTTTCAGAAAAATGGTATTCCTTGGGAAAGCCTTGAAGCGCAATTTAAAAATGTGGAAATATTTAAAAATATCCAAGTACAAGCAGAAGCTGCTACGGAATGGCTTGCCGCAGAATTAGGTGAACCAGAATCTTGTAAGGGTCTTGGTCGACGCAATGCTACACTTATGGCAGTAGCACCTACTCTATCATCTGCTATTGTGTGTGGTAGTGTTTCTGAAGGCATATCACCATTTCCTAAAAATGTTTATACGCAAGGTACAGCCGCAGGTAAAATGAACCGTATAAATCCAGTTCTTATCGAATATCTTGAAAAGCATGGACAATATACAGATGCAATTATTGATTCCATTGTCGATAATAAAGGGTCTGTTCAGCATTTAGAATTTTTTAGTGACGATGAAAAGGCTTTGTTCAAAACAGCTTTTGAGATTGACCAATTGACGATTATACGTTATGCGGCACAACGACAAAAATATATTGACCAAGCACAATCTATAAATTTGTATATATCTGCTGATGAAGACCCAGAATATGTTGCGATGATACATTCAGAAGCTTTTGTCAATCCTTATATTAAGTCATTATATTATATACGGTCTGAAGCAGGTGTTCAGGCATCAAATGGAGAATGTTTTGCTTGTGAAGCATAGTATTATACAAAAATTACAGAAACTTATGACTAAGCATAATATTGTAGTTTCTGACGAAGATATTTTCACAGCTTGGTTACGCGCACATGAAGGCGTGTGGAATGATGATGTACCAGATGATTTTGATAATGTTATGTCAAAAATCATACCACACGTTAATGTTCACTTTGAATGAAGGATTTGTAATGAAAATATTTAAAAAAATACGAGAAAAGCTTATTGGGAAGGTTGCATATAACGAGCATGTGTGTAAAAGATGCGGAACTTTAAGTTTCGAAAGACTTAAAATCGCAGGCGATGAAGCTTGGGAACAGTTACGAAACGATGAAGACTACAAAGAATTATTTGAAGTTACGAAACCAAATGAAGGAAAAAAAGATGGGAATATTTAAAAAGAGACTTTTACTAGGCACTTCTGCTTATGCTATATCATCACATCTTCGTTCGCAGCCAGACTTCAGCAAATCAAAACATCCACAAAAGCCGCAGGCAAAGGAAACTGATTAAATGGAATTAAATGGACACGACATCAAAAATGCAGCATCAAGCGAAACGCCAAATTTGCAAGCAGATATACCAACTGTACAGATGCATTCTGGCGCAACAACCGTAAGCACAAAGTCACAGATTATTTTAGATTTGTTGATGATAGAATTTACAGACTTTGAAAAAACTTTATCTGATATGGGCGTTGATGTAATTTCTTCTAATGCAGATATCGGTATGGTGTATGCGAACATCACTATGGACGAAATCACACAACTTATGGTAAATATGACAGGTATCAAAAGCATTTCATTTGCTGATGATGCAAAGCCATATAAAGACATTTTTCAGCTAGACGAAACTGATGTTGAAAAAGCTTATGGCGATATTGTTGGCGAAGAATCCGCTATGGATATCCACACGAACGTTCTTAAATTTCTATTGGAGAAATAGTGTTGAAAGTTCATGAGCATGTCGAAAAAGTTTCAGCAATTTCTCCAATAGAAGTTGCTAAACTCGTTGTTATTGCAGAAAGTGGTATCTTAGAAGATATAGATAACTTACTTCAAGATATGAACATGGAACAGTTAAAAAAAGTTATGTCTTTTGCAGAAAAAATTTCAAAAGGAAAATAAAAAAATATGACGTATAAAAAAGATTCTGAAGATATGAATGGTATGAATGATATGACAGCAGAACAGGCTAAATACTATTCTATATACATTTCTGCACAGCACCTTAAAGCAGCTTGTTATGGTGCATCTAAAGAAGCAGGTTGGTGGACAGACCTTGCTACAGGCGCGGATATGGATGTCTTTGATAAGGTTCCAGAAAAGCTTATGCTTATTGTTTCAGAAGTTGCGGAAGCAATGGAAGGGGATAGAAAAGGTCTTCAAGACGATAAATTGCCACAATATTCTATGCTACGTGTGGAATTATGTGATGTACTTATTCGTACATTTGACCTTCTTGGAAAGCTTGATGAACAGGAAGGTCTTGGAGATGCTTCTGAAAGCGCATTAAGCGATAAGATGAAGTTTAACGCTAATCGTCCAGACCATAAACTTGAAAATCGTACAAAAGAAGGCGGTAAGCGTTACTAATTTTGACGATATATCTTTAATATATCTTGCAATAATCATTGCATTTTTTGCTATAGATTTTGCAAGGTATTTGTGGAAATATCACAAATTAAATTTTAAAATAAAAAATAAAATAAAAAAAATTAGAAAGATGAACAGTAATAATGCCAGATAGCTACGGAAGAACTTATAGTAAATGTTCAAACGAACGACTTGTTAGATATCTTCTTGGAACAACTGACATAGATAATCCAAGTGGAATACATGTGCCAAGAAAAATTGACACAGATATTTTACGTGAAGTTTCTCGAAGACTGCTGAAAAAATAATATGACATATACTGATAAAGCAATGGTTAAATCAAATTTTGACCGAATACAAAATGAAGCTTATTACTCACGCGACATAATTCTTATGGATTCTTTATATGCTCATGCGGGTAAATATACTCCGAGTAAAGGTAAGATTTGGGAACCTTGCGCGGGCGGTAAGCACATTACAACATATCTAAAAAATCGTGGTTATGATGTCTTGTCTACGGATTTAAAAAGTGGCGTTGATTATTTTGAAGACCCTGAATATGGCGTGAAGAAGGGATATTATGATATAATTACAAATCCCCCGTTTGACCAATCTGAAAAATTTGTTCGTGAAGGATTAAAGGTTCTTTCCAAGTATCGTAATTCTGCACGAAACGTAACCATGTCGGTTCTTCTAAGAAACGAATGGGACTGTGCAGGGAAGCGTAACGACATTTTTAATAGCGATTATTTTGCTCATAAGATAGTCATACAAAAACGTCCGTTATGGGTAGAAAAAACGCCAGAGTCGTCTTCACCAAGACATAATTATGCTTGGTACATTTTTTCTAATGAGTATTATGGACAGGCAAAATCATCAATCACATCATATTACCATCCTTCTGGTGATACTTTGACTTATGAAAAGGTTGGTAGAAAATATAAAAGAAAATATAAAGAACAAGGAAATGACTACATATATGATTAACAATTATCGCAAAAGACCTGTTGTTATACAGGCAATTCAAAATCGTCTTGAAAATTCTAAAGAAGTGATGGCGTTTATTATTGACAATAACGCACTTTATAAAATTGAAGAAGGTGACATATACATCACCACGCTAGAAGGAAACATGAAAGTTTCTGAAAACGATTATATCATACGTGGTGTGGAAGGTGAATTATATCCATGTCGAAGCGATATCTTCGAGAAAACTTATGAAAGTATTTAACTACGGCTAACCTGCTTAACATCTTTAGAAGACGCTTCTGGATAAAATAGTTTTATCTTTTTCAAAGCGTCTTCTTTTGATATGGCTGTTGCTTTCATAGTAACGCCTTCAAAATTATATTTGTAACTTTTTCTCATAACTTAGTATATAGTTACACTTACAAAACAAAAAGACAAATCCGAATTTATGCTGTAAATTTTCTGCCCTAATTCTTCATCTTCTATCGACGTTAAAATTTCACACCATTCTTTTTTATTAACTTCTGATGCATGTTCAGATAGTTTTACAAAATCTACTGATGTAGAAAGTTCTTCGTTTGCTTGGTATAGCAATGCTAAAAGAACACCTATAATGACACATGCCATTTGAAATAATATTTTCATAGTCAATTCTCGCTTTCTTTAACCAAAGTTTTCGTAATAAGCATCAATACCTTTGTCTGAAATCCAGTTCAGAACTTTTTTGCTTTCGTGGTCGCCATATGCATCGAACAACAGACCTTTTTTTGTTAATGAAGATATAACACCTTTAATAACGTTCGCTTTTAAATCTGTATATTCAGTTATTTTTGATTCTCCCAAATCGTTTCTACAATCATTATGTAGCATAGACTGTTGTGTATTGCAACACTTATTTTGATTTATTTTTATTTATATATTATTCGAACATTTCGTCATGTTCTTTCCACTTTTCGCAAACTATACATGATTCTTCATATGTCGAACATCGTTTTCCCCAGATAACTTTTATGTATAATGAAGAAATAAGACACTCAATAAATAGCTTCATGTTATTTTATCCATTTAGTTTTATTAAGTCCCTGTGATTTATTCATAGGGAAATTTATATCCTTCAAATGTTTTTTGATTAGTTTGAAAGAGCCTTTGTTGTGATTACTAGGATATTGACAATACATCATAGGGTTTGTGTTAATCATCAAATATCCGCTTTTTTCGAATCTATCATGTTTTTCTTTTTCAAGAAAATCATAGACTTGTGTTTTAGTAGGATTTTTTATGATTGGGGTATTATTCCATTTCAATATGTCTTTTATACGACCTGCTTCTATAAGACCCTTAACATGGTCGTGTATTTTATATTTGGTTTCTTTCATATCTTTTGAATACCCTCTCTCGAAAGAACTTATTGATGATATTCGGTTAAGGTGTGAATATTCATTATTATCAATAATAGTATTTGTGACATAATCAAAAATAATAATTCCGTATGAACTATTGCATAAACGCTGTGGTTTGCCTGTGCAATATTTGTCTACTTTAGGGTCATTTTCTAACGTCATTGATAGATATTTCACGGCATGTTTATCATCAACATACATTTCATGGTTTATAAGCCAAAATGGAATATTGTTAGTCCAACGTTCAACACAAAATGCTTCGCCATTTTTTAATCGAATAGCTACATTAACAGAACCGCCCATAATAATATCCTTCCAATACAATTTTAAAACAATACTATTCAAAAAATATACTTTTGTCAAGGGAAGTTTAAATTGCTTTTATAAATACAGACATAAGTATATTTTATAAGGTTTTCTGTGCAATTTAAAAGAGGCGATACATTTTCATTCATAGGTGAAATACAAGTTCAGACAATAGATAATGAAACACTGGCAGACCTTACGGGATGGACAGGCGAATCACAAATACGAACAGATGGATTGAATCTTGTCGCAGACTTAGATTTTGCTTGGTTAGATGCTACTAATTGTGTCTGTCAATTGCATTTTGCAAACACTGATGAATGGCCCCTTGGAAAAGTTTTTATTGATATAAAATTAACAAGTCCTGCGGGTGGCGAAATTCGTACAGAAACAGATAGTTTTGAAATTATAGAAGGTATTACTCGATAATGTCAGGGTCTGGTAAATTATCCGCATATTATCAAGCATCTGGTGAATTTGTAGGTAAAGCAGGTAAGCTTATGCTGCGAAGACGTTCTATGAAAGTTTCTGCAAAAGTAGTATCGGTATTAGCGCAAACACAGTTTACACAACCGCAAGTCGCATTACCTTTTATATATATACAAGAGACACCTTCAACTATTTGGACGCTCGTTCATAATCGTGGTCACATTGCTGATGTGACGATTTATGACGAAAACGGCAAGCAGATTATAGGCGAAATAACACATGACAACGAAAACATTACAACCGTTGTTTTTTCAATTCCTGTGATGGGAACAGCAAGAGTCGATTAAAAAGGAAAATTAAAAAATGAGACACTTAACTAAATTGGACATGGTTCTAAATTCAATATTGAATCTTGTTCTCGAAAACCTACCAACAGACCCTGCCGTACCAACAGCAGGCCGTATTTATTATAATACAACGGAAAGTCTTATCAAATATGCAGACGGTGTTCAGTGGAATCCAATTTCAGGCGACATGCCTGCAACAGATATTCTTAATGCGCTTTTAACTGTTGATGGACAAGGCTCTGGCCTCGATGCTGACTTATTCCGTGGTCTTGAACCTTCTGCGTTCGCGCTTGTAGGTCATACACACACATCTGCCCAAATCACAGACCTTGTAACTGTTATTGATGGTCGTATTACAGCCGCATTTACAAATGATGCTGTCGATGCAACTGTTGATACAATTGCTGAATTTACAGCACTTATTCGTGATAACGAAGACGATATTGCAAATATTCTGTCTATCAAACGTTATCAAGAAACTGTTGGTGATGGTTCGTTAACATCTTATACACTTACGCATAACCTTGCAACACTTGATGTTATGGTACAGTTCGTAGACGTTGCTACTGGCGAAACTGTCATTGCAGATTCTACACGTGTAGATGCAAACACGGTGGACGTATCTTTCGCTGTAGCACCTTCTACAAACGAAATACGTGTTATCGTACTAGCGTAATAAACTGCCATGCGTTCTTTAGTCGATATTACTAAAGACGGTACATCGGCATTTGAAGTGGGTGGAAATCCTGCTGCAACTGTCGAAAACCCTGTAGCACTTATTTCTGATGTAGGAGATATTGCTTCAGGGTCTACACTAGGTCTTGAACAACAGCTTTTAGCAAATGCAGGGCAACCTGCGCTAACTGTTTTGGCTGTTGGTTACACGGACACTGGTAAAGTTCAAGGCGTCTCTTTAGGAAACGGAAATACAATAGAAGTTTATGCATCTGGCGCAGACTTTAATGCGGGGAACGTTCTTTATCGAGAATTTATGTCTCTTGGCGAACCTATCGTTTTTACAGGTCTTTCTAATGGCGCTATCATCACATCTACACAAGGTTTTTATGGTGTTTCTGACCAAGTTACAGGCAGTAATGAATCGCCTATGCCACTATTGTCATACGGTTTAGGTTTTGATTTTACATTCTTCTTTGGGTTTAGAAACTTTGGTTCTAATACAAATTTAAACGAAGGTTTGATACATGTTGTTAACGGCCCTCTTGCAAATACAATTAAATTAACAGACGGTTTTGGTAATACAATTGACGGACAAGAAGATATAAAACTAGCCCCTTGGGAATATATCGAATTGCACGGCACAGGCGTTCGTGAATATATTCTTGAAGGGGCTAATCCCGTCATGGCATGTACAAACGCAAATATGGATTCTAATCAATATTATGATAGCCGTCTTATCATGCCACTATCAAATGATTTAATATCTTGGCCGCGTTCTGGTGACGCTTCAGCACCTTTTTCAGGAACTGTTTTCAACTATTATGTTAGGGACGGTGTGAGTGGAAGTTTTACTGTAAATCCTGCATCGCCACAACCTATTGATTCTATCACAGGCGCAACAGATTCAGATTACGAACCAAATGGCGCTACAAGAACACTTATTAATGGTCTTGGTACATGGTATTCAGGCGCAGATAGTGCAGGTCTTGAAGCATCACCTGCTATGCCTGTTACAGCTATGTCACAAGTTGTTGCACAACCATTTTATATTGCCGACAATGGCGATGGGGGCAATTCAGGTGTTGCTATTGCATCACCATATGTAGGTGAAGCTAAAGTCTATGAATGGGATGCAGCAACAAGTTCTTTAGTGTTAAGATATACCGTACCACTTAATCGTACAAATGTCACAGTTAATTCTAAAGAAGACCAAAATCATCCTACAGCAGGTCTAATATCAAATGACGCAGAAGCCACAAATACACTTGTAGGTACGTTAGGCGCAGGTGTAATTATTGCTAACGTACCTATTACTGTTGTTGTTCAAAATGGCGCAGACCATTTCCAAGAGACAATTTCTATAAGAAGTCAAAACGGAACAACTTCTGTGGGTATTGCAGATAATGACGATGAAACTCTTATGCTTGGATGGACACCAGAAGCTATTCGGGCAGAAATTCGCGAAGGTGATGATGGAATACTATATAGAAGAGTTATAAATAGTGGTGGAACAGACACATGGGTACAGGCGTAATATAATATGGCAGAAATTTCTTTCGAATTACCAGATAATATAGCAATTATCCTAGCAATCAGTCGTGGATGGTCTTTTGAAATAGAAGATACATCGAAAGACCCAGATGAAGAAGGCGTCTATCCTTTGATGCTTAATCCTGTTACATATACACAATATATTGAAGCCTTTGCAGCAGATTTTATCACAGGTGTTGTTCTTGAAGAAGGCACAAAGCGTGTCCTTATTAACTTTGAAAGCACTTATAAAACAATAGAAGCACAAGTTAAAAGTGGTGCTTTCGATAATCTTATCCTTGCGGGCGATGTAGCAGGCATTCAATCAGCGATTCTTCAAGGTCTTTCAAGCCAATAAAATAAACATTATAAATATATAATGTATTTTAATATAAAAAGGCTTTAGACATAAAATGAAGAATATTCGCGAACACCTTTGGGAAATGCGTTCTGCAAAGAAATCCCCTAACAAAGAAAAAATTGATTGTGGCGTTACGTCAACATTCGAAAAGAATGGTAAAATCTTTGATACTATTAAATTTAATTCCGAATCTGCTGCTAATTCATATATAGAAAAAATCGTTGGTAATGGCGGTGATAAGCTTGGTGTTATTGGCAAACAAGGTGAAATGATACATGTTGCTAAAGATAATGAAGGCGGTGATAACGTAACTGTCAAACAATCTGATGATGGGTATCTGAACGAGAATAAATTTTATGCCGCAGAAAAAGAATTTGAAAAAATGACTGTAAGTGGTCGTCGTCCTAGATATAAAGTTAAAGTTTTTAAAAATGCTAATGCACTAGGCGAATTTCTTGGAAAGCAAAATAATTCTTGGAAAGAAATTAATCCTTCGCGCGTAAGTGAAAGAGACTATCCTAAAAAATCTGGTAATTATCGTCAAATGATTTCGCACAGTAAAGTTGAATACTTCAAAGAAGAAGTTTCTCTTGACGAAAACGAACCTGTAAAACCTACGGAATGGAATAAAATACAATCTGCTTCTGATGGTGATGTTCGTTCCGTATTTAAAAAAGATGGTAAAATGTATCAGACATATTGTTTCAACACAGAAAGTGATGCAAACAACTTCTTAAAGTCGCGTAAAGGTTATGGAATTATTGGTCGCAACGGCTACCAAGTTCATGTTGCACGTAAAGCTGCTGTTGGACGTGTTGTTGATAATCCTAAAGTCGCTAAAAAGCAAAAAAGTGATGGTACTTTGAACGAAGGTAAGAAAGTTTCCTTTAGTGACGCTTTGGAAAAAATCGCAAAGAAATATAAATTAAAGTTTTCCCCGTCTGTTCAAGACGCACTTGGCGAAGCATATATGCTAGGTAATAAAAACACTAAATCTAATTATAAAACACCTGAATATGTTAAAGAAGAGAATCAAAAATAACATGACAAAGAAAATCCACGAACATCTTGCAGAAATACGTCTTGATGAAGGTTTAACTAACGGGATTTCTGGTGATAACGTTGTCGAAAAATTTGACAACGTAGTTTTCGAACTTAGAAAAGATGTACAAAATCTTAAAAAAGAATTTAAAGTTAGAAAGTCACGTAAAGCTTTAAATCGCATAAAAAAAGTCGAAAAGGCTTATGATGAATTTGTAGAAGAGTATTCGCACTATAAAGATTATCTTAAAGACGAAGGTATAATCTTTAATTCTGGAAGAATATTTAGGAAATAACATGTTCAAGAATTTTAAATTAAAATCACTTTGTTTTTTATTCGTTTGTCTTATGGTTGCAGCGTCTTCATTAGGGTGTGCCACAACCAAAGGAAGTAGTGAAGATACTGCCATAAGAGATAACACTACAATCACAGCCCCTTACGGTGCAAGATTATTCTGCGAAGATAATCCACAGAGCGAATTGTGCGTGAGTGATGAAGAAGGATAGGAAATAACATGACAAAGAATATTAAACAACATCTTGTAGAAATGCGTTCATCAAATAATGACGATGAAGACGTTTTGAGAGAAAACATTAAAACAGACTTAGATTTACGCGACATGTATGTGAAATTAAACAAAGGTCGTGTAGGGAAACCAATTCGTTTTAAAAATTTTAAAGGTGACAAAGTAGAAGAAAATAAAAATTCAGTTGTTTTAGAAGTGGGTGAAAAATATTTTTTAGGTGTTAAAGGTCATAGCGGAACAGCTATGCTTTTTGAATATAACAACAAAAGATATAGTGATATTGTTCTCACTAAGAAAACATCTTCTATCCTTAAGAAGTTTTTGTAATCAAATGTATGAGGTAAAAGCAACCGACAAATACGGTGAAACGAAGTCGTTAGGAACATTTTCTATAGGACGTATGGCAAAAGTTGAATTTGACCATGCTAAAATTGGTCTACATAAAGTTGTAAACTTGTTAGATAAAGGTAAAGTAATAGCTACTTGGAAAAATAAAAAAATGAACGAAGAAAATAAAACAGAAAAATACGAATATGACGGATTTACATTTCCTACGAAACTTTTTGAAAGTCGTTTAGAAGAAGTGAAGGAAGGAACTGGTAAAGTCGTTCAATCGTCTATGTTAAACGAATCTAAAATAATAGCACAAACAAAAAACTTCAAAACAAGTGGTAATTATGGTGTAGATAGTAAAGGCGCTTTAATGGCTATGGATGACTACTTTGCAGGAGCAATATCTTTAAAAAAGTTTAAAATTTTTATTGGCATGACAGATTCAAAAAAAGTCGCAACCGCTAAAATGCTTAATAATTTCATAAAAAATAAATTTATGGTTAGTACAAAAGTTGGAGAATTAAACCAACAATATAAAACCGATTCTATCACAGATTCTGATGTTATTAAAAGAGTAAAAGCACTTCTTAAAGAAAAAGACCTTTTGCAAGAATCTTTAAACGAAACTAAAGACACAAATCTTAACCAAATCTTTGATATCACAAAGCGTCACCAAGCAATGAAAATTAAATTTTCTGATAAGAAAGAAGTTTTGGTAGACGCGCAATCTGCCAATCTTGTGACGCAAGTTTTCAAACAACTTAAGTCGCCTAAGGCAATTGCTAATGTAGAAAAGATTGTTAATACAGGAACGTCTAAAGACTTCAATATACTTATGAATAAATTTTGGAGTCTGACGAAGTAATATGTTAAAACTTACACACGCACAGGTAGCTACTTTTAAAAAAGTACATGAGGATGTTAAATCTATTTTCGTATGGCGTTCAGACCAAAATAATTGGGCAGTACCTGAACACTGGACGCGTCCTACTGTTGATGTGGATTTCTTTGGCAGACCTATTCTATTAGGTGATTGTGTAGAAGAAAATCAAAAAATATGGTTAAAACGTAATGATGAATATGTAGCTGTTCCAATCAAAGATGCACAAATAGGTGATGTTTGTATGTCTTATGATTTTGTCGAAAAAAAATATATTGATAAAGTTATCATAAATAAAATGGATAAAGGAAATTTAGAAACCTTTACTGTACCGTTTCATAACGGAAATGAAATTGTTGTTACAGAAAATCATAATATGTGGTCTAAAGAAAAACAACAACAAAACGGATACACAAAAAGAAAATTGAAAGAAATTATTGATGGAAAGAGTGTTCATTGGGAATATGTTCCGTGTGCTTTAAATCTACCATACACAGAAATTGAGAATGTTCTTGATGACGATATTTGGTTTGTTGTGGGACATTATCTTGCAGAAGGATGGGTAGACCGTCCGCAGGGAAGTAATAAAATTAGTAAAGTTTCTACATCTGGACATGACATTCCTGAATTTATTCTTCCTATTTTAGATAAATATAAAATTCCTTATACATTATTTAAAAATAATTCTGGTGTTCCTTGTGTAAGATTTTTGAAGTCTTGGTTTAAGGATTTCTTAAAACCACTTAAGGAAAATTCTTTTGATATTCGTATGGACAAATACTTAAATCTTCCAGAAGTATGTCTAAATTATATACTTGAAGGATATTTTTTAGGTGATGGACATTATCATGTAAAATCTAGTAACGGTGGATGGGGTACGGAACCTGATAAAACATATTCAACGTCATGTAAAAAATTTGCTGAATGGATACAGGCCGCTTTACTGCGTGTTGGTAAGTCTGCTAGAATTTACACGCAAGAGAAACATGGCGGTTCTGGAACACAGCCTATATATAGAGTAATATATAACAAAAATTCTTCACATCAAAAAGACTATGGTTTTGAAGGTCTTGGGCAAACTAGGATAAAAACTAAAGATATTACTTCTAATGGCGTGAAGAAGTGTTACGATATAACAGTAGCAGGAACGTCTACATTTGTTTTTGAAAATGGTATTTTAGGACATAACTGCGAAGACATGGCATTGGAAGTTTATTATCGTCTTAGACAGGATTACAACTTCCCCAAAGATGCGCTACGTCTTACTGTATGTTCAATTAATGACGACCATTCACATGATTACGACCATTGTGTTTTAACACTGGAATATATTGATGAACATGGTTTAGTAAATCGTTTGGTGTCTGACTGCAATCATGAGTACGTTAAGAACATTGTTAATCTTATATCTAAGTATGGATACAAAAACTTTTCTATGGCCCCTGTAGGACGCCCTATAACGGATAGGTGGGAGAAAATATAATATGACACATAAACTATTGGTTGAAAAATTAGAACTTGTTCGTGAAGGAAAATCTTCTGATAAAACAGTATATGTGTGTGAATTTTCTGGAAACATTAACAAAGTAGTCGAATTTTCCTTGGAAAGTTTAAATGAAAAAGCCAAATCTGCTGTTAAAAAATATAACATAAAGTCTGGCACTCAATATAAAATATATAAAGGCACAGGTTCTTTAAAAACATATGTTGTCGGAAGTAACCCTATTAAAACAGGTAAAGTATCACAAACAAGTTTAAACGAAGCTACTAATATGACTGTTTCGAAAGAAATCGTTAGGCAGATTGGCAACAAAGCCCTTTATATGATAGGAGCAAAAAAACTTGTTGGTTCTAATGATGGCCTACAATTTCGCATAGGAAGAAATTCAAAAGGCGTTAATGTCGTGCGTATAACACTTACGTCAATGGATTTATATGATGTTGAATATCTTTCTGTAAGAGGAACGTCTGTTAAAACAAAATCTAAAGACGAAGGCATATATAACGATATGCTTTTGAAGTCTATAGAAAAGCATACTGGACTTGCTACTTCACTTTAGTCAACTTTAGAAACACGTTCATCAAAGTCCATAAAAGAAAGTTCAAACGGAACATAGAAGGTGTCGCCTTGTTTGATATTACCATCTGTTGAAACTTCTGCTATGACCGTATATCCTTTATAGTAGTTACCATGCGTAGGATGATTTATATCACCTTTGGCAATAACTTTACCTTGGACATACATGTCTTCTCTATCTGGAAATGGTTTAAAACTAAATGATTTAATAGTTTCACCTATTTCAGCAATATTTTCGAACTTAAAAGCCATATTTGATTCTCCCAAATCGTTTCTACAATCATTCTATCACAGTATGTTGTGCATTACAACATTTATTTTGATTTTCACCTTGCATAAATGCATAGCTGTATTGCCAAAACGTATCTACTTTTTTTCGTGATGAAATTATAAGTATATCCTTAATCAATCTTTAATATTTTAAAAAGGACATGCAAAGATGAAAAACCAAACACCTAGCCAGAATAACAACAATAAAACAGTTGTATCTGATAAGCCGCGTGTATCTTCTGCTTACCGCCGCCGTAAAAACCGCCGTGTTGGACGTTATTCTGGTACAAGCGTACTTAAACTGTTCTAACATAGAATAGATTCACTATAAATAGGTGTATGAGCAATAACAATACACTTAAACATAGGCTTGATGAAGTTCGTGAAATTAACGAACGTCTGGGAGCATCTAAAACACCTAACAACATGCATGAATTTTCGGGCATGTATCGTTCTATTGACTTCGCTGTAAAAAATAAATCTATTAAAGATTTAAAAAGCATCAAAGCCCGTATTCGTAAAGCGGGTATATCTTCTGAATATCAATTTGAAAATGCCGTCGACCATCTTATCGCCGCATATGAAATTCTTTATGGGAAGTCGTAAATATGTCTAGTAAACAAGCTTGGAGAAAAACCAAAGAATATAGAATGTGGAAAGTTGCTGTTGTTAAGCGTGACAAAGTTTGTCAGTGCTGTGGTTCCAAACAAAATCGCCATGCACATCACATTAAACACGCCACATACAGTCCTGAATTAAGGTTTGATGTAGATAATGGCATAACACTTTGTAAAGACTGTCATATGATTGTGCATAACAAGATTGCAGGCGGATACAGAATTAAGTGTGGTGCAAAGCATGTTGACAGGCTTTTATATATTAGGGGATTTTGGTGTGAGCAAGATTATAAAGACCTAAAAGAAGCTTCTAAGAAATCTGCCGAAGAAAAAGACGTTTAACTACCATCTTCCCATTTATCTATGACGATATCGCTTGACATAATTTCCATTTCGTCTTCTGGTATTGTATAAACATCATAATTACTGTCGCTGTCGCTTGTATTTAAATAAGATTCTATAAACTTTGGTGTTGTAAAATATACAGTTACTTTTGAATTGTTTGTGTGTATATTTTGCAATTTGGGACAATCAACATATATCTCTTTTTCTTCAGAGACATAATGGTATAAGGATGTTTCACCATCACAATCTGTTATAATACCTGTCAATTTATATTTGAACATATCGGACAATCCTTATGTCGTCATCTGGTATTGTATAAACATCATATGTTATACCACTTTTCGATTTACTGTAGTAAGTATGAATTTTATTTTTGGTGATAAAATATAAAATTACGTTTCCTATGTTAATATATGGTTCTAGTAAATTAGAATCTATACAAATCATTTTATTACCAACACCATTCTTATAAACATTGAGATATAGATAAATTACTCCACGGTTAAGTTGTTGCACTTCGCATGTTACTTTGTAATTATGAATCATGTGATACAACCGATATAATTTCTACAACACCATTTGGTATTGAATAAGTGACAATAGTAGATTTATCATGTGCTATATAGGAATTAATGGTTTTCGGCAAAGTAAAATACACTGTGGAAATTCCAAGATTATATGATTCTAATTCTTTAATGCCTAAAAATATATTTTTATTGCCTGTGTTATTCGAACTGCACCACATATAGAAATTACTAAAAATGCCTTCCTCAATTTCCCCCGTCAATTTATATTTGTATCTATGCTTCGACATGATGTACAATTTCATCTTCTGGAATTTCGAATACATTAATATGTTCGCGCGACATATCTTTGAATTCTCCTATTAAGAAGAATCTTAAATTAAAATTTAAAGTTTGTCAACAGACCTTGCCATTTCGCACATAGCAAAACTGTCGCATATATCCGAAACTGGATTTTCTGCTTTAGATAGAATAACATCGCGTATGTCAAAACCAGTTGTTAAATTAAAAACTTTTTCGACGGTATATTTCCCTACACTACCATTACCACAAAACCATTTTTTGATTTCTTTTGGTGATTTAACTACAATATCATATCCGCTATCAAGCAAAGCGTATTTTAACATACCCGCATTTTCTGCGATATCAAAGACCCGCGAACCTTTAGACCCAAGGCTATAACCTTCTATAAGAATGGTTTGTATGTCATAGGGCTGTAGTTCTTCTAAAACCCATTTAGCAATCGTGTAGTAACGCTGTGAGCCGTTTATAATGCCTTCATAAGAAGGTTCCCCAATAAGTTCGTAATTTCCTTTAGGAGATTTGAAAATACCTTGACATCGCTTTGTTTTTGTAAGATAATGTGTCTTATACAATTTTGTAGAAGAGTCGTATAGCGTGAACGCGGGGGATGTGTATGAATAATCTATCCCGCAAAATGTTTTATTGCTCATTAATTTTATTTATAACGGGATTAGAAAATTATGCAAGTTGAAACGACACTGGAAAAAATGCCAAAGCACGTCAAGTCTTCTGTGGACACTATTGTAGAAGACATGAATAGAAAACTTGCGCTTAAGAAGAAGCCTTTGATTACTGCCGAAGACCTTTCGTGGTCTTATACGTGGGGGCAACGTATTAACGTAAATTGCGATTTATACAAGAGTCTTTCACTGTCCTTGTTAGGAACACTTGGTCGACGTAAAAGCTATGGTAGATTACAAATAAATTCTAATGAAGATTTGCCAGAAGAAGTCATGGAAGTCTATTATCCAAAAGTTCCGCCCGAAACCGTAAATGAAACAAATGTTCCTAACATAGCAACGCTTTCATACCTTGAAGATGATAATAGCGTTGTGAATAATTATGTTACAGGCGGATATTATGAAAAGCGCACAGGCGAGAATATCTTATGTGTAGCGCAACATGGTGATGTTTTAGACGAATATATTAACGTTCTATTTTCTGTAAATGAGCAACATGCTAAGTTTGGATTTTTCCCTAAAAAACGTTTTACAGATAAATTGATGGCACAGGATGAAGGCGCGGATTTTACATATAATAATGAGCGTTATAAAAAATTGACAACCGAACAAGTAATAAAACTTTGTGAAGGTAAAAAACGAAAAGTCTGGTAATATACATGGAAAATGATGACGAAGAAGAACATATACTTAAACAATATCTAAATGCTAAACAGCAGATTTCTACATCATCGATAAGTATAAATGCTAACGGAATACTGCCTTCAAATGGTTTAATTCATTATCATATTAATACTAATCGTATTAGCACAACAACTCTTCAGTTTGATATGCCACAAAAAAAGATATTCTTTATATATCGCAAGACAGACAGCCCATTTAATACTATTACTGAAGGTGGTCATGTATATTATAGCATAGGCGACCCATTTGGAAGAGTTTTTTTAGATTGGAATATACATAAGATTATAAGAGACAGCGTACCATACGAAAGCAAAGACGTGAAAGTATTTTGCGAAGTTTATGATTCTGATATTGTTGATGTCGGTTATCATACAACGATTTCACGCGCTAAAAATATCGTGTTGCAATATGATGGTAAGACTGTTAAGTTGTTCTAGTTATGAATTTAAACAATAATCAAAAAGCATATTTCAATGCGTGGACGAAGAATAATCACTACGGCAATTTCACTAAAGGTATGACGAACGAAAAGTTGCTACGAGCGCAAAAGGTACGCGAAAACAAGCTTAAATAAATTTTTATTAAGCAGCGTATGTTTAAGGCAAGCTTTTCTTTAGATGATAATATGCGACTGTCTTTAGAAGAATTTGGAGATTTGTTTGTGGGAAACAGCACAGAAAAGTATAAAGTACATATACCAAAATCTTTATTTGATGTTGCTTGCGGAAGAACGTACACAACCTTAGAAAATATTGAAAACGTGACATTTTACTTTAATATTGAAAACTTATTCATGTTGGATATAGATTTTTATAATGGTGTCATGCATGTAGGATTGCAGCCAGAAAATATAACTAATTTGATTATTGATGTTGACAACCAAATTGTAAAATGTTAATGTAAGAAACATGAAGCAAATTGAGAAAAACTTTAAGATTGACTTACCACGAATTATTTATGTGGAAGACTATCACGATTTTGATTTTTTGAAACAGTCCCTTGTGGTGTTTCTTGGCGAATCATTTGAAAATATTAAAGTTGCTGAAATTGGTTATATGGAAAGTGGTGACAACCAAGGTTACTACAAAGGTGTTATATATTCTAAAGAACAGGATTCGGAAGTTCTTGAATACATACGGGAAGAAAAAGATGGAGATTTTATAAAATAAACTTGTGGTCATTTACAAAAGATTCAGAGAAGATTTCTCCCAATACACCGCTTCGATGAATTATGGTATTTAATTGTAAATAAGGTAACAGGAATTGATACATCCGACCCATTTTTTTATTTTTACACCTATAACTCAACTGGATAGAGTGCTTGCCTTCTAAGCAGGATGTTACAGGTTCGAGTCCTGTTAGGTGTGCCATTTTTTTATAGGAGAAATATTTTATGTCAAATACTTTTGTTTTACCACAAAAATTTCTTATCAAAGTATCTGACATAAGTTCTATGTCGGTTGCCACATCATTTCATAGAATTTATCCTATAGGAACTGTTGCAATTTTTCCAGTATATGGTGCTGTATCAAACAGAATTTTGATACGAAAATCCAGAGAAACTAACAAAATATTTTTAAAGTATTTAAAACCGCATCAAACAGATTATTGGACACCTATCGACCCTCTTTCTATCGAAGATATCAGCATTTGCACTTTCATCTTCTACCGATTCTCATAAAAATAATTTATTAACTAACTTAGACCATGCTGTGAGAGCGTAGATATTATGAAGCATAGTATAACAGATATACCGAAAAAATTTACTATAGATGGTAGAATTGTAAATAAATTTTTGATTTCTACGTCAACAAATAAAAATTATTCTGACGTAAATGAAAATATAGTCATATTTCATGGCGGTCTTAATGAATTTTCCATTAGATGCTTATATAGTAGAAAATTTTTAAATGGCTTTTTACATTCAAAATGTAAAATTGGATATACTGATACAAATTGGAGATATGTGTACTCAAATAATCTTGGCTTTAAAAAAATATTTTTATCTAATCCAAGATTAAACGAATTTTCTTCAGATTCGTATGGTTTATTTCTTGATGCTGATATAGACCATGTTGTATGGGAAACTCTATGACAAATGACTGCTACTATGAGAAATTTTATATACAACGAAAAAATATCGACCCGTATATATGGTTGGCGTCTGCTAATAACTATGTATATAGTCAAAATACTGCAAATATAATTACACGAAATATACGCACGAAAACAGAATGCCAATTAGATTTTACATTATCGTTTGAACACATATTATGTCCAATTTTTCAAAGTATGTTGTTGCAACAAACTCCTATACCACAAGATAATGAGGCATGGCATAAAATTAAATTACCAGATGGTATTAAAAGAATCTATTTCGCAAATATGAAAACTATTGTTGGTATTGATTATGTATAAATTTTATATTAAAACTGAAGACATACATAGTATATATCTTTCTACTTCTGATAATTTTTCATATCCAAGTCCACATGTTCAAATAAATTTGAACATTCAGGGCACACCCTTAACGATACCATTAGATAGTATTCACGACGAAAAAATGCTTGAACTTATTAATACAGGAATGGGGCCATCGACTAAATTTTGGAACCAACTGTGCATAGAAAACTTTTTACAAAGAATTTATTTTGTTGATGAAACACGTATTGTAAAAATAATTTATAAATATGATTGTGATGAAAAGACCTGAAGACTTTGGATTTATAATAAAAAAGCATTTCCACGCATCAAAGCGTGTAGAAGCGTCTGGAACATATTGGCAATGGGCAGGTGGTTGGGTAACTGCTATGCATGTTTTAAAAGAACAAGAACGTAAACTACCACCATTTGTGAGCGGAGAAATAATGGCAGGAACAGGTGTTATAGACGCAGCTTTAATCGGTTGTAATTTATCTTCTATGGCTAGACCACGCGAACCAAAACGCGGGGAAAGGCTTTATACGTGGGGATACCCCCATGCTTCAGGGCATCTTTCAGAACGTGTTATGCGCGTTCATTACAAAAGAGATGTTTCTGGTTCTGATGGTTATGTAACACCTACTTGGATAGCCAAAATGGAAAATCCACCACTTATATTGTCGCATGACGCCTATGAACATATATATTATCAGCCTGTAGGTGGTGGAATGTCTGGTTCGCCTGTTGTTTCTGAATATGGAGAACCTTTAGGAATACTTGTGACAACTAATAGCACAGCAGATTTAAACAGTGATGGTATAGATGATGCGTCTTGTGATTTTGTTGCTCTTGCAGACGTATATGATGTCTTTGTAGATTTTTATAACGACATGCCAAATATAGTTTGACACACTTAAAATAAGTCAATAATATATGGCTTATTATGAAAAATACGCACACATTTTATGCATATGTCTCTATTAGTCTTAAGACGGATATGGAAGAAATTTTAAAGAACACTGGCAACGAAACAGTGTTCTTTACCAAAGAAAATGTTGGCGACTTTTTCAAACTTACCTTCAAAAAACTTAGCGGTCTGCATGATTTAAATACGCGTATTGTACAAATATCAGATTTTATTATCAGCGAAGAAAATGGCGCATTTAGAACACGCGTACACAAAGAACGATATTCTATGGATTTTGTTCTTGATAAATATTTGAAAATGTCTAAGATTTAGACTAAATTTATTATGGATATTCTTTATTATGATTTTAAGAAAAAAACCTGTTAAGCCAGAAAAGAAAACTGTCGACCATCGTGTATATTGGGAAGCAATCACCGACCAAACTATTCAGCAATTAAAAGATGTGTTTGATAAGTTTATAGCAGGCGAAGAAAAAGGATATTTTTCTACACGCGTAGACCCTCAATTGTGGACACCTGTAAACGACTTTTCGAAATGCTCTTTCGAATATGAAGGTGGTATGTATCGTGGCGATGGTGATGAAGTATATTTTTGCATACAGTATATCCAATCAGATTATTCTTATGATATAGATATCAAACAATACGAAAAAAAGCTTGAAAAATGGCAATCTTGGTATGATGAAAATGAAGATGCGATTATAGCTGAAAAAGCAAGACGTAAGAAGAAAAAGTAAAGTGCTATTTAAACTTAAAATACTTCGGAAGTTTTCACGTCTGTTAGAAAATCTTTGGTTTTGGGCATATAGCCCTAAGCGAAAAACTTTGCGTAAAATATATAATTTTTTCCGCAAGAAGCATTGTAAATTTGACCTAAGTAAAATTTTATATCTTGACCAAGAAACCAAGTTTTCATCTCATGATGTTCGGCAAGAGTATTGGGCAAGCCGTCTTGATAATTACGGGACATTATATTCACGCAGATTAGCAAAATGGGTAAGAAAACAAGACCCTTCTTTATACTTGTTTTTAGATATTCAAAAAAAGGATAAGGAACGTTATAAATTTAAAATTTTGAACTGTATTCGTAAAATTAGAAAATATGATGTATAAATTCAAAATACCTTTTAATAAAGTTTCGCTTATAGAATTTGATACAAGAATATCAAGCGTGGTTTTTGGATTAGGCGATTCCAACTGCATTGTTTTTGAGAACAATGTGAAATTATATGAAGAAATGTTGGATTATTTTAATGTTAATTTGCGCGACAGTAATCAGTATCTGTATGTCTACAATGACAAATACCCAAATAAAGACAAATCTAAATACTATATAAAGGATACTATAGTCGATAGATATTTTGAAAAATATCCAAATACTTTTTATTTCAAATCTAATAATCCGCCTATTAAAGAATCTAATCGTATATTATCTTTCACAGATGTAATGGGCGTTAATCTTGTTAAGATAACACGATAGTACAAATGTAATGTTTGACACATTGTTATTATTATGATACGGTGACGCATAGACACACATATAGGAGATTATTATGTCAATCTGGAATTCTAAAGCTAAAAAGATTCTCAAAAGGGAAGTCAACGGCATTAAAGATGTCGAATTTGTTGACATTTCTCGCACTAAAAATGGACATTTTAGTGTAGAATATAACTTCAAGAAAAATCGTATGAAGCTTACTGCAAGCGGTTCGCCAAGTAACAAGAATGTTAACATATCAGTTAAGATGATTGTTCGCGATATCAATCGCAGAAATAACGGACAGTTTTAAAATGCTAGGCGCAAAAGTTAATGACAGAAAATAAAGAAAACGAATTTATTACAGCCAAATATCGTATACCAAATGCTCATTTCGTAGGCATTTTCTTATACCCAAGCTTGTCTGGTGCATCACGCGCTTTATGCAATATTATGTTTACCCAAGACCATCCTAAAACTATTGATGTCAAATTGCCGTTGTATTTGTTAAAAAAATCTTTATCTGAATTGCAGGATGTTTTTAATACAACGGAAGAAGATAAAGGCACGCACACTAATCGCTTGTTTGACGAAACCCATGATATATATTTTAATATCACAGGGAAAAGAAAAGACATTGAAAATTTTATAAAATCAGCGTACAGTGTTCCACATATAGATTTCCGCGAAATATATGATTGCATAACTATAAAAATAGAAAAAGTGATAACAAAAAATGCGTAAAATCCTTGCAAGAAAAATTCGTGCGGCGTCTTACATATATAGCCCGCTTATTGTAGTACCGAAGATTTAAAAAAAGCTTGTAAGCTTTCGAATATTACACCAGAAAAAAAATAGTAATCCATTTAAAAATATTAAAATAATTATTGACAATATAGAAAAGCTTAATTAACATTAATGCATAAATTGAGAATGAAGGATTTATAAAGCGTATGTATTTACTTAGAATTTTTTATCACATCGCCCGTATGTTTTTACTGGCAGTTGCCGCAGGAATGATAATTCCGCACTTATTAAATAGTGGTAGTGGCTTTATTGTTGCGTTTGGATTTCTTGCTGTTTTAGCAGTATGTCTATTCGCTTATGCAATGGGTAAAGATAGCGCCAAAAAAATTCTTCTTCCCAATTCTATCGAAGAGTAATCCTTAAACAAAAAGAAAGAGATTCGTATGAAACGATTTTTCACACCATTTATTGCAGCCCTTGCGCTCGTAGCAGTATCAGCTTGTTCAAAAGTCCCTGTAGGGCATGTGGGGGTCAAAGTTGACAAATTAGGGTCTGACAATGCTGTCAATGAAGAAGTGGTAGGTGTGGGATATGAATTTATTCCGCCTACGCAAGAACTTCATATCTTCCCGACATTTACCCAAAACGAAGAATGGACTTCTGATTCGCGCCGTGGTTCTAAAACTGACGAAAGCGTTTCATTCCAAACAAGAGGCGGTCTTGTAGTATCTGCTGATATTGGTATGTCGTATTATGTCGACCCTGAAAAAGTTGATATTCTATTCCAGAAATATCGTCGTGGTATCCATGAAATTACGGATGTATATCTTCGTAACATGGTACGTGATGCACTTGTTGAAGGCGGGTCTGTAATGCCTATCGAAGCTGTTTATGGCGAAGGTAAGGTGACGCTTATGAAAAACGCCCAAGCTAACGTACAGGCGCAAGTTAAGCAATTCGGTATCAATATCGAAAAACTTTACTGGATTGGTGAAATGAATTTACCACCATCTGTTGTGCAGTCTATCGACGCGAAAATTCGTGCCACGCAGGTCGCACAAGAACGTGAGAACCAAATTCAAACAGCTAACGCCGAAGCGCAAATTAAAATTGCGGAATCAAAAGGCCGTGCTGAAGCAATTCTTATCGAAGCAAAAGCTAAAGCTGATGCACTAGATTTGGAAGGCGATGCGATTGCCCGTAATCCACAAGTGATTGAACTACGTTCTGTCGAATCTTGGAATGGTCAATTACCGACTTATATGGGGTCTGGCGCAGTACCGTTCATCAACGTTAATAAATAGTAACATTGGGAAAGCTGCTGCTACTGGTTGCTTTCCCATAAATAATGATTATATGTGGAATACAACGCGGGTTTGCTAAGGCTTTCAATCCTTAAAGCATGGGGTTCGAGTCCCTAGTATTCCTCCAAATTTTGTAAAAAGATTTAAACATTAGCAGAAAAGGATATCACTATGCGTAATTTGTGAACGCAATAAATCACCGCCGTAAAATAATTCCTTATTTTATTATTATGAAACAACAAACATTCGCACAAAGACAGACAAAGAGGAATTATATGTCTATTAAAATGAAAATCAAATTGAAAAACCTTTCTGACGAATCACGGACGATTCGCACAGAAGAAACGAAGCTGAAGCGCCAACTTGAAAAGCAAAAAGCGTATATTGCACAAAACAATGTATCGCCTGAAAAGCTTGAAAAATGGCAACAGCAGGCCCGCGCACGTCTAAACGCGTATAAGAGCCTTCAAGACCATCGTAAAACAATTGTTCGTTCCGCCGCACGGTCTACGCATCTTGCATACGGTTTCCTACGCGGTACACCATACACACATATGGAAAACCCCCAGACGCGGACAACGCCAAATTGGTCTGCTATTGAAAAAATGATTCGCAAATATTCAACAGATGATTCGCGCGTCACAATGCAACGTTTTGCTGAATGGAAAGCTACTGAACATCAGCGACAAGCAGCTTAATACCTGCTGATATTATAAAGAAGAGGAACAATTTCCTCTTCTTTTTTCTTTATTTAGAGGATTGTAAAAATGGCTGTTATACAAAGCGCATACTGATATTCAGCATAACAACGAAAGATTGATACATCTGAAAAAGAAAAATAAATTTATATTATTTTTGCAAGATAAATTTAAAAATAAATCAAAATAAGTGTTGCAATACACAACATAGTGTGATAATTATAGTTCGTAGCAAAAATGGAGAAAATGTTATGGCAGAAGCTGTTTATAAATCTGTTGTCGAAATTGCGAAAATCATTCGTAAGACTTTAAAATCAAAATACCCAGAAACGAAGTTTTCAGTTCGGTCTGAAAAATACGCAGGTGGCGCATCTATTAACGTTTCTTACACAGACGGGCCTAAGCAGTCTGAAGTTGAAGAAATTATCAACGCTTTTAGTGGTAAAGGTTTTGATGGTATGATTGATATGGCCTATTACAAAAAGATGTGGCTACATCCTGACGGAACAGCGTCTATAGCTGTTGTGCAAGGAACAACTGGTAGTATGGGATATGTCGAAAGCCAAGAAAACGAAGCCCCTGTAGAAGGTGCTGTGTTGATTTCAAGCGGCGCTGACTATGTTTTTGCTCGTCGCGAACGGACATTTGAATCATTGACAGCAAGTGTTGAAGCCCTTACTAAAAACCCTGAATATGGTTATATTGATTGGAACGGCGTTGAAGTTTGCAAACAAGAATTTCTTGGAAAAGAAACCGCCTATATCAAAATTGATGATATGAAAATCCCTTGCTTGAACGACCACGGAACGATTCGTAGCCAACTTTAATATTTAGTTTATGGGAAGTAGTTTTCTAAAGTCGAGAAATAAGGATATCCAAAATGGATAAAACGAATTATATCGAGAGAATTGAATCTTTGGGTTTGAATCAAAATCAATGGGCCAAGATATGTGGTGTGAATCGGTCTACAATAAGCACACATTACAAATTAGCCAAAGAAGGTAAAGAGGGACAGATTGCAAGCCCGTATTGGAAAATTTTGATATTGTTGGAAAATAATGTACAAGTATAAAATAAAAATAACGTCTATTAGTCTAAGTATCTACTCTGATGAAGATTCTTTAAAGTTTATAGAATGCTACAGCGATAGTTACAAAAAACATCGAGATACAAATATTATTGATTTTTATTTTGATGACTATAAAAGAGTTTCTTTATTTGAATCTATTGATAAAATTACGGGCGAATATACATTATACTTTGAATGTGATATGCACAAAGACCACATTATTGGATATTTTGAGACAGGAGACGAGAAAATCTCTCGCCGCTTAAACATATTAGAAACGCCAGAGACAAATTCTTATTCTTTCGGTCAAATGCCGACAGGTAATATAATCAAGATTGTTGATGAAAGAAGCGGTATTACAGTATATAACGAATAGACTATTATGATATTATCACATTTTCCATCACGTAATCCCGAAGATTGGCAGTTCGATAAGAACCGCTCTTTCGAAGTATATGATAAAGACGAAGGCGCATGTGGTAAGCCTGTCGGTTTTTGGTTGTCTGATGAACAAGAACTTGGGTGGAAAACATGGTGCGATACCGAATCATTTAGAAAATGTGAGCATGAGTATAAATTTGATGTCGACATGACAGATGTTTTGCATATCAAATCGCAAAGTGAATTACGCCGATTTGACAAGAAATGGGCAAAGCCAAATCCTAATAATGGTGGCTTGCTTAGTCTTTACAGAATAGATTGGAAAAAGGTTTATGGTGCGTATAAAGGTATTTTAATAACGCCTTATCAATGGTCTTGTCGCTATGATATAAACTGGTATTATGGATGGGATTGTGCGTCTGGATGTTTTTGGGATATATCCTGTTTGACAGAAATTGATGGTGAATAATAATGACAGAAAAAATGTATAAGTATAAAATAATTGCTGAAAATATATGTTTTGAAAAATATGCCGATACAAAAAATGACTTTATTGAAGTTGGTTTTCACTTGACTATTGATGGTGATTATATCTGTTCCAATCCATTTGATTTCTATTTAAGAAACGGACACAGAGAGTTTTTATATTCCTTGCATAACCTTAATGAACAAATTGTTGGCACAGGTATAATAAACCACGTTGAAATATTTTTTGAATGCTCTATCTCTGCAGCAGAGATGTTTTATTTTTTTAAAGAATTTGATAGAAATACCTCTTACCAACCTCGTATAAATTTTTTGGAAGATGGTATTACGCCAAAATCGATGCATGAAGGTATGGCTATACGCGGAAAAATAACACATATTAAAAAGCTTGGTGATGATGTTACATAACTATAAAATAAATATAACTTCCATAGAGAATAGCTATATCACGACAGAATTAGATTCTGGCGATACACAAACTCATGTCATAGAAACTATGGTAGGAAAAGGTCTGGAAGAATATAATACATTTGATTTTTATATATCGCCACTCACATATGGAAAATTAAAAAATTTTATGTTAGATAAAACCCACGTAAAAAGTGTCGAATATACGATTTTATTTAAGTGTAGTTTACCACCTAATGTAATAGAAGAATTTCTTAGAAGCGGAAAACGTATAAACGTTGTTGAAGAATGTTTAGGAAAATGTAGAACATGGGATGGCGCAAATACTGTTGGAAGAATTGTAAAAATCTTGGATAATGCACATGAATAAGGTTAATGTTAAATTATATAGTCCAGACGCTTTTTATTCTGATGGTATTTACGAATGGGTTTTTGACATCAATTTGGGTAAAAGAATTTATTTTAGATTCCACAAAAGTCGTAAGGGCGTAGATACTATATTGCCTATAATTTCTTTTAACGACCACCGAGAGAAAAATATCTATTTTAAGTGTGATATTAACGCAATTAATAAAGTGCTGAAAAAATTACATAATTCACCTGTACTTTGTGATACTATTTATTATAACCAATTGCCTAGATATGAAAACGGAGAACCTAACGCGTGGTTTTTACCGATGCATGAAATTATTATAAAATGAAAAATCTTACTAAAGTTAAACTAAAAATAGATATGAATATGTTTCGTAGAAGCGTAAGCAAAAGCGTTTATGGTGATGGTAATGCAGAAGTATTTGCTGTTGAAATTGAACCAGATGTATCTTGTGACATAAACCTTCCAACACATCAAACGCCTACTGAAGATTTTTCGTATGCGTATTTTCTAGTTGATATAGACGCTGTTAGACTATGCCTTCAAAAAGGTTATTCGCCAGAATTTTTTGAAGAAAGTTTGCCTACAAACAAAGAATTATTTTATCACATACCTATCTATGGATTAAAGTTTTTATAATGCTTAAAAAAATTAAAATCAATATGTCTGAAAATGATGGTAGACACTTTTTAGGTAAACACAGACATTATTTACGTTTCGATAATGTTAAAATATATACCAGAATTTATTTTCCAAATTCTACTAACATACCCCAACATGCAAAATATATTTACTTTGAAATTGATATGGATGATTTAACATATGCTTGGAGAAACAGTGGTAATATTAAATTTTTTGAAACGTCTTTAGAATTAGATTCGGGCCATCTTGAATATGGTCAAATGTATATACACAATATAAAATTTTCTTAACTATAAATAGTCTTTATGGACATCAAACGTAAAGACATGCCCCAGATAAAATCGGCCCATGCTAAAGATTTTATTAAATGGCTTAAAACGCAGCATAATATACGAACTATCAAAACATATGTGCGCGTAGGAAATCTTAAACCAACACAATCTGATTTTAATCACATGAAGATACAACAATTTGCTCGATTGATTAAAGAAAAGGGCGTTAAAGAAATTATGAAGAAGCCTTTAATCGTTTCTTCAGACAAGAAAATTCTTGATGGACATCATAGATATATGGGCGTGATGTATGAAAATCCAGATGAAAAGATAGCTGTATATCTTGTAGCAACACCTATAGAACGTCTTTTAAGTCTTGCACATAAATTTCCAAAGTCATTTTCAAAAACTATTTTTGAATCAAAAGACCCGCCTGTCACAAGAAAGCAGTTAAAAGAACTTGAAAACTATCTTGACCGCGTGTGGAAAAACTTAGATATTGATATTGAATTTACACGTCATTTTATTGACAGATTAAATGATTCTCGAAATGGTAAGCAAATTACTATAGAAGAATTAAAAGACCTGTTTATAAAAGCGTTTAAAAAGCATGGTAAAAACATAAACAAGTCAGGTAACAGACACAAGGACATAGGTGCTGTGCTTACAGACCTTAAGACAAATGTTAACAGCCCATTCTTTTTAAAATGGGATAATTCTAAGAAAGAATTTGATTTAGTTGCTACAACCATCATGAGAAAGAAAAACTTCCGCCCTAAAGACCGTGAAAAGAAATATACTGTCGAAAGCTGTGACATATCTTTACCATCCTTTAAGCATATTTTCGAAAATCTTAGCTAACCATTTGACATCATTGTTCTTTTATGGTAAGGTAAGCCGTATTGATGGAGAAATGCGATATTATTATGACTAAGCATGTTTTAAAAGCCTTTACTGTTGATGGAACAGATTATGTCTTCGAAGTAAAAGACCGTGACATAACGTTCTATATCATTGGCGGATACGATAAGCATGGTATGCCATTCATCACACATGAAACAGAATTCTTTGGGACATTCTCTTCAACGAAAAGTTACGGGAACCGCATAAAAAACCCTCTTAAGGTCTTTGCTACTGTTCGTAACCATATCTTCGCTTACATCACTGAAAACTGTCCAAATAGCTTCTATTTCACAACAAGCGGCGGAACAGAAAAGAAATTCATTATCTATGAACGCTTCGCAAAAGAAATTGTTGATAAGTTTAATTATAAATACTACGTGAACGGCGACAGCTTTTATTTTAACAAGGTTAAGAATGCATAGATTTACAGATTTTTATTATGAAGATTTGATAGAAAATAAAATACAGTTTAATGAAAATTGGGACATCTTTGATTCTCTTTTGACAGAACGCCGTAAGTCTAATGTAAAGAAACAGCCTTGGGCAAAGGACTTTAAAGACCTTCCTACAAATAATGACGATGAAAGATTTGCCGCATATGATTTTGTTGCAAAGAAATACATCACTGTGCGGACAAAAAAGTTTGAAAGTTTGATGAAACATGTATCTGGCAAAGGTGCTAAAATTTTAATAGGTGTTAAGCCCGCAGATTCTTTTATTGATAAAGTTTTTAAGCGCGGTGTGTCGGCAGGTGACATACATGATTTTCTGCGAGGCGCTATTCTTCTTAAAGACGATTACGAAGTTGAAAAAGTTGTAAAGGCTTTAAAGAAAAAAGCTATAATTTTTAAATATGACTATAAAGAAAAAGGTCGTGATAAAGATTATGGCTATTACGGAAGTCATCATTTTAAAGTCGACATAGACGGTGTTATATGCGAAATACAGGTTATGACAAAGCGCCTTTGGACATTTAAATCACCTGCACACAAGGTCTACGAAAAATACAGGTCTGGCGATAACGATATTAAATCAAAAGAAGGGCAACGAGACAGTAGACATTCTAAGCAGCTTTTTTCTAAAGGTAATGCATCGTCTAAAAAGCGGTCTAACAAGAAAAGACGTAATCGACTAAGATAACATATTGACGTAATGTTTTAATTGATTTAAAATGTTTTATTATGAAAAACTACGAAGATAAAGTTGTTGCTATTAAGGCACTTTGGCCTATTTCTTTAGTGTGCATAGCCATATTTCTTGTAATAGTAACATCAACAACACAGGGATAAAAAATGAAGCACTGTGACGACTTAAGCTTCGAAGTTATTTTCTTTTCAGTTTTGATAGGATTGGTGTTAATATTAGCTGTAGCTTCTTTAGCATTATATCCGCCGCCCCATAGCTATAAAAACGAAACTGTTACAGGAACGTCCTGTGAATATAGTAAGCCATATGCACACAATATTCTTGGGACAGTTTTTATAGTGTCTTCAGATGAACATTATGTTAATGTAATAAGCGTTGATGGAAAAGAAAATAAAGTTTCTTGTAAGCAACTTATTCCTCTTTACTAAATAGCCAAAAAGGTTTAATATTGATTCTATAAATTTACTTTTGCACTTGGTAAGATGTTCGGTATGCATTATTACCCAAGACGTTGGAACTTGCAAAGGTATATCGAACGTACCTTTAGATTCGATAAAAACATTGTTGTTAGATATGCCCGTAGTTCAGTTGGTAGAACATCAGATTTTTAATCTGGGGTCACAGGTTCAAGTCCTGTCGGGCATGCCAAACAACACCAAGCGGATATACGGGTTCGAGTCCCGTTGTTCGCTCCAAATTTATATGTCGTGCGCGAGTAGCTAAGTGGTCTAAAGCTTTCCGCTCATAACGGAACTATCGCAAGTTCGAATCTTGCCTCGCGTACCACATATAAATTTGACATCTAGATTATATTGGCGTAGTATAACACCAAACAAATGAGAAATTTTATTATGGAAAAAATATTGTTGAAATATGTACTTGCTAGTACTGTTGGTGTAGCATTTCTTGCAGCAATGTTTGCAATCAATTTCCCATATATGGAACTTCTTCTTTCTGGCCTAATACTCATCAAAATTTTTACATGTTGTGTTGTAGCAATGTCTGTCGGCCTCACTGGTCTACAAAATACTGCAAATGGTGTTTTGAAACAGCGTCATAAGGTTGTTAATGAGCAGCTAAAAAAAGTTGTAGAATATGCCGCAAAATATAAAAGATACCCAAATCCACTACCTACAATTAGCTACTGGTTTGTGTGGCAAGAAGATATTAAAATATATGTCAAAAAAACATCCATAATATCATCTATGGTATTTCTTGCAACCGCAGGCTTTTTATTATTCTTTCCTTATCCAGACATGTTTAAGCCATATGCGTACACACTTTTATGTTTAGATTTTATATGGTATTATGTCAATCACCAGATACGGTCATGTTTCTTAAACAAAACTGTATTAGAAAATTTAATCGAAGGTCATTTTTCGGATGATTTTCCATCTGTTTTTGAAGAACTTTCTTAGGAGAAAACTATGACTGATATTAACATTTTTCAGTATGAGCCGTGCGAACAACTAGATAATGTTTTTGTACACACCGATAAAGACGTTATGAATTGGGAAAGTGTAGACAAACACCTTCGTTTAAAAATCGAAGAATATCTTGCATGGTCTGTTTTCACAAAAGGTTCGCGCACATCATACGCAGAATTTATGTTCCTGTTGCATTACATGGACACGCACTATAGCACTTCAGTAAAAAATGATGAAAAGACTTCCCAGACAATGCTTCGTGTTGCATCTATAGAAATTGCATCACGTACAGGCAAAGACCATCATTCTTTTGATGATGTCATAGAAAAGAAGCGTCATCTTACGTTTGACGAAGATATTATTCTTCGTTCTCTTTATATTTCTGCAATAGATTCACACCCTTTATCAAAGCTTACACTTCCATCTGGTGCTGAAAAGTTTGTCCAGAAATCCTTTATTGGATTTAAAGAAGATGTCGAAAAACTTGAAATCTGTGCGGCGCACAAGTATAATTTTACAATCGATATTGATTCTATGCTTGCAATTGACGGCATCACAAAAGGTCTGCACAACTTGCTTAAAGGCAAAGGTGGTAATGGTCTGCTTGGTGGTCTTGGTGGTTTGTAACCATGAAGGGCGTTATCAAAAAGCTTGAAGTCTGCGAGTATTCAAATACTGGTGAACTGTATCTTCAAAAAATTTTTCATACTAATGAAGATGAAAAGTATAATATACGATTTCTTATTGAAGACGTATCTATCATACCCGAACAGTTTTTATGGAAAGGCGTCTGTGTTGATGTGTATGGGGGTTTCGAAGTAGTCAAAAAAGGCGAAGAGGAAACTAAAAGTGGATTTACTGCAAAAATAGTATATCTTAAAGTCATTAATCTTGATAAAATAGAAATAAACACATGACAAGTATAATGAAAACTGTTTGGAAAGGTATAGAACTTAAAACTACCGACGATATTTATTATTCTTATGTAAAAATTGGTACTGTATATTCTGAAGAAGAAGGTAAAACTTTAACTGCCTATGCAAAGATAATTATCCCGAAATATCTTGTGGATAAAAATAAATTTTTCTATCTTGGGCCAATTCAGTATAATGTGTATGGAGAATTTACTAAAGAAGACGTATCTTTTGAAAAAGAAGCATATTCGTCTGGTAGTGGCAATTATTTCTATGTTGATGTTACAGCAACTAAAATTGGCCGTATCGAAATTGACCATTACGTGAAAAAGCGTTGACATCTTGTATGTAAATATCTAATAAGCTATTAAAAAATAGGTATTCCCATATGAGCATTATTCTTAACACATTATTCCACAAACTTGACGCTGCACGTCATTACCAATTAACATTAGAACACGCGTCTGTGTGTGGTGAAGCAAATGGTTCGTCTGACGATAAGTACAAACCTATTAAGGAAATGGTCTATACAGGACATCACCTTTTTATAAATCAACATCTTTCGAAACCTATCACAGAAGATGATTTGAAAATTGCACAAAATGTTGCAGAAAAATCTGGTATGGAATTTAATTACGAAGGATGGGAATATATTTTAAAAACATATGACGGCGCTATACCAATAAAAATACAAGCCCTGCCAGAAGGGTCTGTTGTACCGTTTAAGACGCCTTTATACCAAGTCATCAACACAGACCCTAAGTGTGCATGGCTTGTGTCGCACATAGAAAAGGCTTTGTTACGTGCGATATGGCTACCATCCACAGTTGCTACAATTTCGCGAGAAATAAAGAAAATTTTAAAAGATATTATAGACGAAGAAACGTCTATTGGATATGATGATATTGGCCCAGAAGATATTGTACTGCATGATGAAAGCTTTTCTGAAATGTCTTCGAAGGAAACAGCAGATATAACAGCTATCGCACATCTTATAAATTTTGACACAACAGAAGCAACATCTGCCGTAAATATTGGAAATGAAATTTATTCTAATTTCTTTACAGATAATAGTGGATATAATGGAAATGACAATCTTGTCACATTGTCGTGGGGCGTTCAAAACGAAGTTCTTGCATATCAACACTTTTTAGAAAGCTTTGACAGCGAGCAAACGCCAGATAATACCGCATTAACTATTGACACACATAATGCCGAAGATGCTGTTGAAACATATATATGCGAAATATTAAAAGAAAAAATAGAATCATATACAACACGTAAAGTGCATCTTAAATGTGGTAACGGCATCACACAAGAAGAAGTCATTGCGCTTATGGAAAAGATTTTGGCAACTTTCCCCCAGACAACAACAGACCGTGGATATCGCATTTCGCATCGTGTTAAAATTATGTTCCAGTATGATTGGCAGTCTCTAAAAGATTTTGAAAATTTTGTTAAGTTATGTAAGGCAAGTAAAGTATCTATTAACAACTTTGTGCTGTGTATGCGCGGAAGCATGTACCAAAATGTTTCGAAAAACACGTTTCAGTTTATGTCTTCTGCCAATTCTTTTATTGATGATGGTGGACGCCGTGCCGCATTCAAATCATTCACCAACAATTCAAAGAAATTCAAAAAAGGATTTCTGACATCTGTTAATCTAAATGGAGAATATACAACAGGCGAAGATGATATACTTGATGACAATAAACTAACGACAGTTTATAATAACGGTGCTTTTAAAGAAAAGAAAGATTTCAACCATGTTAGAAACGCCGCAAAAATTTAAAATAGATTTTTCTACTGCATGGGATGTCATTATTACAGATAGTGGCAATGTTATGGTTAGTTATTTTGTAGGTACGCACAAGATTTATGCACATATTTTTCCTACGAGCGATGAACAAATGAACACTGACTTCGCAAATTCAATTCTAAGACGTGTTATAAATCATTTTAACAAAGAAAAATCTATTTTATATTTTGAAGCTATTCTTTGTGTGTCAACTATACATAGCACATCTTTCAATTTTCCTTCACATACAGTCGAATTAACATTTGAAGATTTTCGATTTGTAGACACGGTTACGCAAAGACATGTACAAATATAAAATAGACTTTTCAAATATACGCGATGTTAGTGTATATTACATGGGCCACAATGATGTATGCTTAAGATATTATGCCGAGGACGGGTTGCGTGAGGTTTTATTTAGTGTACACTTTCATGTAGGAAATGATACACAACAAAACTTTTTGAACAAAGTTTTCGTAAAATTTAAAGATAGTAAAGAAACGCTTTATTTCAAAACTTCTAAATCAATTGAAATCCTTAAATTGACTAATTTAGATATTATAAGAGCCGATATAAGAAATATTAAATTAGATTCAGCGAAATTGAATCAATGTAGTATAAATTTATGTTAACCTAAGTGCGAAAATTATAAATATTTTTATCAGCAAATAACGGGTGAAAATAATGTTTAAGTATAAAGGTATTGCACATTATAGAAATTATGTAAAAGAGTATCAATATAATACAGTGACGCAAGTTTCTGAATATGGATTTGTTACGACAAGAGACATACAAATAAAACTTACTGACGATACAGAAATATTTATACCCAAAGGCACACATACTGATTTAGCAAGCGTACCAAGGCCATTATGGGCGTTTGTACCGCCATTCGGAAAATATACATTTGCTGCTGTAATACACGATTATCTTTACGAACATGGATTAAAAACAAAATCTTTCGCAGACAAAGAATTCAGATATATTATGGACGCATCTGGTGTTGCCAAACATCGCGCACGTATTATGTACACAAGTGTAAAAATCTTTGGCAGGGGAAATTTTACCAAAGAATAATTTGCAATTGATGTTACGATAATATATTGAAGAAAAATGTTTATTATCGGCAAAAAATACAAAGCGCATAGTTCCATAGTTTATAATTCAGAAATTATCCACAATAAAGTAGATAATTTGATTGGGTTATATATTAAACCTTCAAGACTCACAGATGCAATATATCTTGACATTGATGCAAAACAAATCCTCAATTATATTGATATCACGCCATTGCCAAATGCAAACGGAGACAATTGGCAAAACGTTAGTGAATATCGCGTAAAACAACCACACACTCTTTATTTTACTATCACTGGTAGCGAATACGAATCAGATGAAATTGAATCTTATCAAGTCAAAATAGACAAGATACTTATTGACTAATTCCAAAGAAATGTATAATCTTAACAAGACTTAGCACACTTTTGAACGGTGGATTAAGTTGCTTGTAGCCAAGTAGATGGGGTCTAGCACAGACGCGACATCAACAAACTTACTAAGAAAGACTAAGTAAACTAAAATGAGCAAGCCTTTTTCGGAAAAAAATAAATATTCAACAAGAATATTGAAGGTTTCATTTCGAGAACGGGCTTGCTCTAAGTCTAAAACAAAACCTTATTATCTAATACATGAAGGCAAAAAATATGTTTTAGATAAACAGTCTTCTTATTTTATGAATAACAAGAAAGTGTTTAGTAAGTATGGGTTTTCATTAAACGAATTTAATTTCATGAAATCTTTTATTGTGTATTTAGACCTTGACAGCTTAAACGGGAATGTTGTAAAGGTTAAGGCAATTGATGTGTTATATAATTACATAGATGAATATGACATGCCAATTTTAAAGAACCGACTTATAAACAACAAAGGACAAGTAAAAATATTGAATGCCTACCGACGAAACAACTGATAATAATAACAATAATAATGTAGTTGATTTTACAAAACAACAAAAATCCCGCAAAACCCCTTCTTCCCCCACAAATTCCCCAGACAAAGAATCTGTATATCGATATGTGATAGGCCAATATCCTGTAGATGATGGCAATATACTTATCGTACATGAACCTGCTTCAGGTGTTGTAGACAAGATAAATGGTGAATGGAAAGAGCGCCAAAAAATTATAACATCTGTTATAAACGCATTTGTGGACGAAGTTAAAGAAGAAGACATGGGGGGATTAAAGGAAGAATTAGATAAAATTATTGAAGAAGATTCTCTTGACGTTATCCAAAATCTTGCTAAAACATACGATATTAAATCTATGTCAAGCACACAGGCAACACTTGTCGCTCATATGCTATCACAACTTATACAAGATATGATAAATTATGAAATTAATGCACGTAAAGACGAAAAATCAGTTCAAACTGAACTGACAGACACTTAAAAGGAAATTATCACATGAATACAAAAGAACATTTAATGGATTATGCCGATGAAATGGACGAAAAGACGGATATTCGAAAACGTCTTGGAAATATAACCTTTTCAGTTTCGGATATCTATCAACGTCCTGTATTCATGCAGAAATTGCTATCGGATATGACTATCCTGTCAGCGATACAATGTGCAAACACATCGTCTGTGACATATTTTGGCATGTCACAGCATTTTGAACTAACAGAAGCATCTATGTCTGCTACATCACCACATTATGAAATGGGCGTAGAACAAAAGCTAGATGGGGATAATGGCATGGTTTATAAATACACATGCAAGAAAGTCTTCGATGTGCTTTCGCCAACAACCGCTATACATTAAAAAAGGAAAAAAGAATAATGAAATCTATCGGTGAAATTTTAAATAAAATCGCAGGCATGAAGACTGACGAAGAGAAAAAAGCTTTTCTCGAAGAAAATAAAAACTTTCCACGCTTTGAATACTTTATGGGATTGCTTGTAAATCCTGAAGTCAAAATGTGGCAACTGCCAGAAGGTGTGTCTGCTGCAAAGCGTAATCATCCTCTTGGACGTGCGCCATCACTTGTATCACAATATAAAGTGTTTAATTATTTTGTAGAACCTACGCGCGTTCGCGCAGACCGTCTACAATCAATCTATTTAGGTCTTATGGATACACTACATCCGTTTGAATATGACTTCGTAGAAACTATTTTCGCGGGTGAAGACCTTCCATATCTTTCTAATGAAATCATTTCGGAAGTCTTTGGTTTCGACTTTCCCACAGCAGAAAAACCTGTTAAGAAGAAAGTTGCTGAAAAAGCACCTAAAAAAGTCGATAAAGTTGCTGATGAAAAACCTGCCAAGAAAAAGGCAACTAAAAAGAAAGTCGAAAAAGCGGTTAAAAACGAAACAGACGCTACTAAAGAACCTGTTAAAGTTTCGCAAGCTTCAACTGATAAACCTGCTGAACAAAAAGTCGTAACGCCGAAAGAAACCCCAAAAGCTAAGAAAGACTAAGTAAATATGCGTACAGAATTTACAAAACGCCCTGATGGAAAATATAATCGTTGGCAAAAAATGGGTGATGTCAAAACTGGCATTACTTGTGCAGACGACTATAAAAATCTTGGCAATCCAGACTATATGAATCAGAAACGATGGGTTATCACAGGCGTTTATGACCGTCTACCACGTCAGAAAGTACACTAAGCACCTATGATAGTATATAATTTCAAATGCAATGATTGCGAAGAAATATATGAAGTCTGGTGTAAAATGAGTGAACGAGAAGATTCGCATCCATGTGAGAATTGCGAATCTTCTAATACTGAACATGTCATAATAGCATTCGGCGGCTTTATACAAAGTAAAGGTTCTGGAAGAAAAGTTAATGGCGAACTTGGTAAACGCCTAAAGGACATTGATAACTATGTCGGTCGAAGGTCGACTATAAGTGATTCTGTCGATTTAAGCAAAGAATTTTAAATGTTTGGGCGCAGGTATAGTTATTCTCATATCAGATTTTCTGATGATGATGTGGAATATAAAAAACTTCTTAAGAAAAACCCATTCCTTTCAAAGAACTTTAGGTTGAATGAATTTCTAGTTTCACAGACCGCATCTAGGCATGGTATAGAAAACATTCCTTCCAAAGAAGAATTTTTAGCACTTGTTGACCTTTGTAGATATGTTCTACAGCCTATCCGTGACTTCTATAAAAGACCACTTGTGATATCTTCTGGGTATCGTAGCAAAGAACTTAACACAAAAATTAAAGGTGCTAAAAATTCACAACACATGAAAGGATGTGCTGTTGATTTTGAAATACTTGGTCTTGATAATTATTATGTCGCACAACATATCGCAAATTCTGGTCTTGTGTTTGACCAACTTATTCTTGAATTTCATTACAAAGATTCTCCGCAAAGTGGATGGGTACATGTGTCCTACGATGCAGACAAAGATAGACAGCGCCGAGAAGTTCTTACTATAAACAAAAAAGGCACAAAACACGGAATAACATATGGTCAAAGATAGATTAATATTAATCAAAGAAAAAGTTGTAGGATTTTTCGCAGAACCTTTTCGTATGTACAAGTCAACACCTAATGTCATGAATGACGCTATGTTCGAAAGTCCTATAGTAAGTTTTATGGCATATCTTTGTGCATATTTTCTTATAGCCATGTCTATCGTCACAGGCGCATATGTTTTTGCTGTGTTGCTTTCTGTTGGGCTTTCTTTTATACAAATGCGAACGCTTATTCGCAAGAATTTTTATTACATAGCGTATAAATTAAAACCGTTTAGTAACGACACAGCAAAGAATGAATCTAAATCAGATACTTAACCGACTTTCTGAAAAAGAAGTCTTTCTAAAAGTTCAAAAAGATTTTAAAAAGAATCTATTAGAAATAAAACCTATCGTGCGCGATGATACAGGTGCGTATAGAACATATATGACGCCAGATGGTAAGTCATATCCTTCTGTCACAACAATACTTTCTGCATCCCTGTCAGACGAAGACCGTAAGCCTTTAGACGATTGGTATGAACGCAAGGGATTACACGAAGCTACTCGAATTTTAGAAGATTCTTCTGGTATTGGTAACAAACTTCATGATGCATGTGAAAAATATCTTTTAGGCGAAACTGTCGAAGCCATGACAGACCGCGAAAACCGTATGTTCAAGCCTATGCTAGAATATCTTTCACAGCGTTTAGATGTAGTGATGGGCATAGAAATACCTTTATATTCGCACAAATATAAAATCGCAGGTACATGTGACTGTGTAGGTATTATTGACGGTGAAGTAACGATTGTTGATTTTAAAAATTCTCGTAAACCAAAGAAACAAATTTTTATTAATGATTATAGACTACAGTGTACTATGTATGCTCTTATGATTAATGAAATGTATAACCTTGATGTTGAAAAATATAAGATTTTAGTGTCTATACAAGATGGCAAGTTCCAAGTGTTTGAAGGAAACATTAACGACCATAAAAAGGCTTTGTTAAAGCGTCTTATAACGTTCTGGAACGCCAAAAAATAAACATTGTTTAGTCGTTCTATATGCTGTATAATGATTACATATGTCTGAAAGAGAATTTAAATATAGAACAGAAGGTGCTATTATACATACTAGCATGGGGAAAGTATTGTCTATTCCAGAGTCTGTCCATCAATTTAATAAAACAATTGCGTTTTATAGTGATGCATTTAGAAAAATTCATTATGTGAATGAAAAATGTTATATACATTTTTCATTAGAAAATCCGATTAATTTTTACAAAGAACATAGCCGTTTCATATCTTTAGATAAGTATCGCTTTCCTGAAGACCATATTACTATTCATAAAATTGAAAATATCTATGACATTTAAATACAAACTTACTGCTAAACAAAGACATCTTGTAGGCGGCTATGCATTAACAATGAAACATGCGTATAAGTCGTATCGTATCATAATATTTTCTACAGCTTTTGGGCCAAGGTGCGTGCATAATATTACGATAAAAAAGAATTATACATTTTATGTACATTTAAAGCGCGATTTCATTGAATATAAAAAATGGGCAAACTTTAGAATACCAGAAGAAGAAATTGAAATCGTAAAGATATCGGATATATAATGTATAAGTTTGAATTTAAATATAAAGCAACTGGATTTATGGCGCGGAGAAAAGACAACGAACGAAGATTCCGAGGAAACCACCCAGAAGAAATATTTTATATACACAGCGAAATTTTTAGAAGCTTGTTATCCGAACAAGACTATTTAAATTCTATTATATATTTTGAAATAAAACATTCTTTATCTGCATACACAAACCTAAAAAGCGAAATCACACATTATTACATCCCATCAGATGAAATTATATTACGAAAATACGAAATATTGGCACGATGATACGGTTTTTTATTGCTGTTATTTTTTTTGTTGCATTAATGCTTTTTAAATTATATGCTGATATATCATATTTCTTAGTCAAGTTAAGAAAAAAGGAATATGATTATGACGATGGTAATGGTAAATAGGTTTACAGTGTCTGCAACAATATTAACAACATTTATGTATGCAATGATGTCTGACGTGACATATACACAAGTCCCAGAGAAGACATATACGCCTGTTATAGAAGCGGTTAAAACAAAAGTTTCTGACATACAAATCAGCGAAACAAACTGCCTGTACATGACGATTTGGGGTGAAGGTAGAAGCGAATCAGACCTTGGAAAAGAATTGATTGCTACAGTAATATTAAATCGTGTGGATTCACCAAAATACCCCAACACTATTTGTGGTGTTGTAAAGCAGCCTTGGCAGTTCTCTATGTGGAATGAAAATGACCCTAACCTACTGAAAGCCAAGAAAGCTTTCACACCAAATGGCGAATATTCAGACGCCGTGAAAGATTCTATTCGTATCGGCATGAAAACCTTGGAGAAAAATCGTAAAGAAAGACTTGTACCTAACGATGTTTTACACTATCATGCACACCACGTAAACCCATTTTGGGCAAGCCCTAAACACAAAATCGAACAAGTAGGAAATCACGTTTTCTACGCACTTCCTTAAAAAAAGGACATTACTAGATGCTAAATATTCAAAAAGCTTCTCTTCAAAAAATAACAGGCCTCATGCTTTTTTGTGAGAAACTTGAAGGGACACGTATAGCTGCTGTCGGTTCTCAATTAGTAAATCAAGTTGTCCCTTCTGATTATGATTTTTTGATTTACCCAAAAAGTGTTGCGAATTACAAACTTATTCAAAATTATTTGATTAACGAGCGTTGGGCTATAGAAACGCATAGTTATACAAAAAAACAGGGCAGTGATAAATTTGATAATTATCGTTTTGGTAAACTGAACGTCATCTTACTAAATCCCGAAGAGGCTGATGAAACGTATTTCAAACGATTTGCTATGGCATCTAAACTAGCAGGATTATTTGGGGCAACTAATAAATCAGACCGCGTATATATTCACGATTTGCTATTAGAGAGACACCCGCCATTTTAATAACATTACCGTATATTATGAATTACTACTCTTCATGCGCGTTTTGGATAACACCTGAAGACCTTTACATTCAAAATGATTTTGAACTTGTATATAAGCCTGTCTATCCGTATGTCACATTTGAAGAATTAGAAGTTGCAAACGATAGAACATAGTTATGGTAAAGAAAGTTAAAATTACGATAGATGTCTTAGAATTTTATACTGTAAAGCAATATATGCGAATAATTTCATACGGCAAAAAATTAAATCCGCATATTAAGCAAACGCAGTCTTTTATTGTAATAGATAAAAATACGTTATTTGATGGAGAACATTTAAGTAAGACGTTGGGTAAATTTTATGAAAGAGAATTTTTAGGAAAGAACGGTGTAGTTAAATATACAAGAAAAAATCCTAACACTATTGTAGTATATGGATATATTAGTTCACGTTTTAAGTTAACCAAGATTGATTTTATAACAGTTAACGGAAAAAGAGTAACAAAAAACGATGTTATATAAATTTTTCATAGATATTTCAAAAATTAATATATACAAATCTAGCGATTCGTCAGTAACATATTTTTTTAATTATACTAATTATGCGATAAGATTTGATATGGACATAACCGTATCGCCCTTAATCAAGGGAATTCTACCTATGGATTTTAATACTAACGAGACACTTAAAGTTCCTGAACAATATCTTATTAAGCCAGACAGCTATCTTCGAATATTTTGTCTTGTTGATATATCAGACCTAGCATCACCTAAAATTAAAAAGATTTCTGGCTTTCAACGTCTTAAACATCCCCCAATGAAAATTGCAAATCCTCTATCAACACTATGATAACTATCAAGACAACATATGACGATATAGACACGATTAATGATATCGTAAAAGAATCTAAATCCAAGGCAAATGGATATATTCAAATAGATTCTAAATATATTTTTCTATTATTTCGCGACCACACAGAAATGGAACGTGTGTTGACAGACTATAAAACGTCTGTTAGTAACAAGGAATATGAAGATATGGCGCAAGCCGTTAACATGGATGTGCGTAAAACAAAGGCAAATCCACAAGCAAAAGTAAAGGTGCAAAAGAAACTTCTTAATAAATTTTTACGTGAGCATGACAACATGCAACAGCATTTTGTAAAATTTGGAAGATGGTATTGTGTAGGAAATTATGGTTAAGCATGTATGGACAAACTTCTGGAATAATGTTTTTTATGAGAAGGAAAGAGAGGGAAAGTTTAGATGGGAAACTGATGTTCCGCTTTTAACATCTCTTTTCGATAAGAGTATTAAATTTGATAAAGATAGACGTAATAAACTTGGTCTTGCGACAGCTATACTTTTCATTCAGGCACTGTTTATCTGTGCTTGTCTTATGATTGTGTTGGGATTTCTTTTAGCATTATTTACATGTCCTGTTGTCATAGGAACTCCTACTGTGTTATTTTTGCTGTGGATTTGGTTCTTTAAGCGAAAAGAAAAGAAAGAAACAACAGGAGATAACTTTGTCAAAAAATAGTAAATATTCTTAAAAGACATAAATAATGTTATGGCAGCGCAAGAAGACCTTGTTGAAATCGTCCATACACTGAAGCAGGTTTTAAATATAAAAGGATAATAATGAAATTTAAACCTATGTTATCGCGGACATTCCCGATAGATGAAGATAAGCAAGTCGAACTTGAAAAGTGGTTTGCTAGAAATATAAAAACAACACCAAGTGTGACAGCCCTTTGTAGACAGCCTAAAGCAGACGGTATTCGATGCTATATCACTATAGACGGGGCTTACACAAAAGAAGGCAATCTGTTCCAAACAACAGGACATATACAAGATATTCTTCGTCCTGTTTTCAAAATATTTCCTAAACTTGTGATAGATGGAGAACTTTATAATCACGACTTCAAAGATGATTTTAATCAAATCATTTCGCTCGCGAAAAAACAAGTTCCGACAAAAGAAGAAATTGAATTAGCTGTTGAACATCTACAGTTTCATATTTTCGATTTTTATGACGGTTCTGATATGTCATTTTTTAATCGTTGGATGTATTATAAAAAATTCATAGGACAACTGTCAGAAAACGGCGGTGTAGTTAACTTGATTAATACTGCATTTTTTGATTCTAATATTGAATCTATTAAAGAAGAATTAGATATGTGTATTGAGCAAGGTTATGAAGGCATAATGATACGCTTTCCCCACGATTCTCCATATGAACAAAAGATTTCAAAATATATTTGGAAAGTTAAAAAGTTCTATGATGCTGAATACGAAGTTTTGGATATTATAGAAGGTACTGGTAAATGGATGGGCGCTGCTAAGAGTGTTCTTTATAGAGTCGATGGTGAATTGACTGCCAAGGCAGGTATAAAAGGCAACACGGCATTTTGTCGATATCTTTTAAAAAATAAAGAAAAATATATTGGCAATCCTGCGACAATCAAATACCAAAACCTTACACCGCGCGGTGTCCCTCGTTTTGGTATCGCTAAACACTTCTACGAAACAAAAAAGCGGGACATGTGATGTTAGACGAAAAAGATATAAAAATTGTAGGTAATACTGACAAGCCATTAAAGGGACAGTGGCATTGCGGCCCAAATAATTCTTGGATGACTGTAACGCACATTCCTACAATGCAATCTGTTCGTGTGTATGGAAGAAGTCAACATAAAATGCGTCAAAAAGCCTTGACAATGCTTGAAATGTTAGTTGATGACTGCCGTGCAGATAAATGTCTTTTTCCTGAACAGTTAGAAACTTAATGCTTCAAGAAGATATAATTGGCTTTCATGGCAAATATAGATGGTTGTCTAACTTTCAACGTGTAGACATAATGTTTGAATATATTTTGTATCCTTCTGTAGAACATGCATATGTCGCTGCTAAGACATTAGACGAAGAAGAACGAATCAAAATATCTAAACTAACCTATGCAGGCGATGCTAAAAAATATGGAAGAAATCTTAAAATACGAAAAGATTGGGATTCCATCAAAGAAAATATTATGCTAGAACTTACGCGGGAGAAATATCGAAATGATATGTTCCTTACGCCAAAACTTCTAGGCACAGGTAATTGTCTAATCGTAGAAGATAATACATGGAACGATACGTTTTGGGGCGTGTGTAATGGTGTAGGTGAAAACAAGCTTGGTAAGATAATAATGAAGGTTCGTGAAGAATTACGAAATGGCTTGACAAGCACATAAAACTTCTTTAAGGTATAGTCAATCTGGCCTTTCGGGGTTAACATATTATTTTGAAGATGTTTTGAATATTGCCCTTTCTGTTCATTACATCCGTATAAAAGATATGTCTCGTCTGTCTTTTGGGTTATCAGCAGCAAATTAGTGCGCGATAATCAAAAAAGATTAGCCAGAACTTTATTATTTGGTTTATTTGGGATTATATTATTATGACTGTTACAGATTATATTAAAGAAGAAATTCTAGTTGAAGAATATGGCGGAAATACTTCTGATTGGAAACGACTTTCTAAGAAAAAGCATAGATTCGAAGACTATTTCCGAAAGTTTAAAAACAAACAAACTGGACTAGAAGTTCTAGTATATACTGCGGACGAAGATGAATATGAAGAAGGCGAAGACCTTGATTATATGACATGGGAGTGTGGAAATCAGCTTTTTGGTATTGGATATGATGAAAATGGTCTTCCTGAAGTCATGTGCTTTTCGTCAGAATTTTTTTGGGAAAAGAATAATTCTATACCAGATAGAAGCTGTGATTATATGCTAAAATTCTTAACAGGACTTTCTGTGTTTGATACTGAACTATATGAAGCATCAGAAAATATGTATATGCTAAAAAAGAGTGACGGTTTTGACGATGTTAAGAATATTCTTTTAAAGAATGGCTTTGTAGAAAATAAAAAAATGACAGATTTTTAGTTATGAAAACCGTTTTCATAATACTTAAAATTACAGACTCCCTGTTGTCCTATGAAGGATATCAAGATACGCAAATCGTAGATGTTTTTGGCAATGAAACATCTGCAAAATCTGCGCTAAAAAATATTAAGCGAAGAAAAGGTAATAAATCTTCTAAATATGTTGATATTGAATTTGAAATTATAGAAAAGGAAGTTCTGCCATGATGGAACCTTTATATTTTAAAAATTTCGCAGACGTATTAGATTACGAAACTCTTCTTGAAATAGATTGGATACAGCGCGAGAATACGCCACGTAAAGAATATTGGGATACGACACTTAACAAGCCTTACACATATGGCGCAGGCCGTGGTGTGCGTACATATGAGCCGAACGAAAATCTTGACCTTATTGAATATTATCGTGCTGAACTTTTGGTCAAAACTGGCGTATATTTCGAAGGCTGTTTTCTTAACAAATATGATACACGCAAGGATTGGTTAGGATGGCATTCTGATGATGATGCAGGCATTGACCACACATGTCCTATTGCTGTCATTTCTTTCGGACAAAATCGTGAAATCAATTGGAAAGAAATTGGTTCAAAAGGCGTTGATTCTATCAATAAAAAAGTTTTGGAAAATGGGTCGTTGTTTATCATGCCTGCGGGTATGCAACAAACACATCTTCATAGAATTCCTAAGATGTCTTATGACCCTGCTAAGCCGAGAGTGTCACTTACTTTTAGAAAGCTTTTGTCATGATGAAAGCTTCTTTAAATTATGTTTCTGATAAGAGTGGTAACATTAAAGTAGCAGACCTTGACGTTGTAATTCTTAACAAGACAGACGATATCGTTTTAGCGTCTGTTGATGTAGATATGAGCGGTAGTGTCTGGGGAATTGGTGGTGGTTGTGATGAATTGAATATTATATATAAAGAAACTGTTTATGACGACACTAAAGAAGGTAAAGTCTACAATATTGTTTTTGAGAATCCCGACGATAAGTGGGATATCTTTATGGCAAATTTCTCAAAAAGAGTAATTTATATGACAATTATTAAAAGAGATTTATGGGAACGTGAAGCGGAAAAGCCATGATTATTAATTCAAAATTTCACGATTATTATGACACGATTATTAAATCTGCGGGAGTGGATAAGACAATTGTTTATAATCGCAAAGAAGAAACTGTCTTAGAAAAAAGTTGGTCACTAGATTATAGTAGTAGTATTTGGAGAAATCTTTCTACGACAACTAAATTTACTGTTGATGACGTAACCTATTCGCATGAGCGTAGAATGAGCAAATATATTATTTACTTCTGCGGAAAGAAATATCCATTTCTCGAATTTTATACAAGTCAAAAAGATTACTACGATACTAATGGTGTTCGTAGAAGTGGTAAAACTAGATATGAGAGATTTTTTCCATTTCATGTAGAAAGTGACATGGAATTTCTTAAAGAAAATATTGGCAAAAGAACACTTCAAAAACTTTTAGATTTCTTTGAAAATATCCCTTATCCAGACCTTGACCAGATTTGCTTAGACAATAAAACACCGATTCTTTTAATTTATCCTACGGCAGGTAAGATTATTATTGACAAAGATATCAATCTTAAAGAACGTGGATTTGCCAAAGTTAAAAACCCTTGGGATTCTTTTCAAGAAATTAGTATGTATTTTACAAATGAACTTTGTAATGTCGATTACAAAGAGCCTTTACCATTGACCGAAAAAGAATGGGTCGGTAAAAAAGGGTTTGATAAGTGGTCGTTTAGAAAGAAAGTTCGTTAAATGAAAAAGTTTCTAAAACAAATATTCTGTATGCATAGATATGTTTTAACAGATAAATTTGTAGCACCGTCTGGTATCTTACTTGGCATGACATGCGAAAAATGCGATAATTATAAAACAACTATTAAATTTAAAGAGAGATAATCATGTCAAATGTTATTAGTATTAATAGCGGTAAATCCAAAAATAATGAAGATGAAAATAACGAAGCTACGGCGGACGATTTTCCGTACCACTATTTAGTGCATTATTTTCTTGAAAATGGATGTCTTGGAAGAACATTTGTGTCGTCTTCATCAATACATCCTACGCGTGAAACTATTGAAGATTGGGAAGAAATTATTAAAGAAAATAATAATGGAACAAGAGTCGGCATTACTAGTTTTGTTCCATTAGCAAGTTAATAAATTATGATTACAGTTACCAAAAGAACAAAACATAACGTCATAAAACGTGTTGCAATCAATCCGAAGTTTATCAAAACTATTGATACACACAAAGGCGACACTATTATCTCAATTTACAACGGATATAATGTGTGGTGTCTGGAAACATTTGATGAAGTCATACAATCTATTGCAGATTATAACGAAGGAACTTAGATTATGGAATTGTTTATGTTTATATGTATATGTATATGCGTCATGATGATGCTTTCTATATTTCTTTATGCCTTAACAGGCGGTGGAAAAGAAACAGAAGATTCTAGTTTGCTGATTATTGAGTTTCTTTTAGCGGGAATGTTGTTTATACTGGTCATACCATTAGCTATTTTAAAATTGATAAGACAGAAGAGAAAGTAAAGTTATGAAAGAATTTATAAAATCACTTTTTTATTCTGGATGGGCAGATACTGATGATACCTTTGCGCCATATGCTATATATTTACTAATATGCTTGGTGATATTTCAGCTACGGTTGCTAATATCACAAACTTCTTTCATACAAATTGTATTCACAGTGGTTTCTCTTTTAGCACTTACTTGGTATATGTTTCAAAATCGTAAAGATTACTTAGCAACAAAGAAAGAATAAAATGAAAAATTATTTTAAAGCATTTTTTCATAAATCGTCTTTAGCAAGTTTGAACATTCTTTATCCAGATTTGCCTAAATGGGATAGTGATAAAATAGATGGTGTTATATACGCAAGTGGTCAAAGATATGCGTATGATTTACCGAAAGAGTATATAGGGGTTTATAGAAGCTTGACAAAGCATAAGATTTCGAATAAATTTTATTATAAAAATAAAATTGAAAGATTTTTTGCAATGCGTAAAGCTTATAGTGCTTATAAGAATAATGCTGTTTACACTTTTCGGGGATGAACGGCGCTTACGCAACTTAAAAAAGAAAGGCCATTAAAATGGAAACATTTTTAATTATACTATTTTGGGCATTTTGCGGAACGTTGGGTTTTGGCGCGACATGGGCGACTTTTCATAGAAAGTTTTCTTTTCTTGGAAATCCTAACGATGCAACATACAAAAGACATGTTTCTCTCGGAATAATTTCTAAAGATTCTTGGAAGAACGAACGTTTTGGTGATATTATGTTTGCTTCTTTTATATTTTTTCTTGGGCCTATAGGATTAATTGCTGCAACTATATGTTCACCGTTTTTCAAATACGGATTTAAATTTAATTTAACGCCAGATGATTTAAAGTAAATAAATAAAGATATGGGGATGAAATGGTATCGACAGACCGTGAAATATCGGGACTGGACTCGTCTTCAAAGACGACATCTCCACCAAATTAAACAGGAGTTATTATTATGAGAAAATCAATTCATACAATTGACGGTAAAGAACTTGTTCGTATTTCAGAACACGCTAACATAAACAAAGGCGATTCATTTCGCTATGAAAATGGTGATGGCACTGCCATGGTAGGAACTATTAACAGCATGTCACATATCTATGATGCAAATAGTTGCAGCTTTTCGACGAAATATTTTCTTGGACAGATGCTGAAAGGTGAAGTCACATGACACTAAAAACTTACACAGACCAAGAACTTTTTGATGAACTACAGGCCCGTCAGAAAGCTTTCGATGCGAAAAAGAATCTTTTTAATGACGCAAGTGATGTCCGAAAGAAATATTATCAGACATATGATTTTATGGATATGAACAAAGTTATAGACAATAAACTTGGATATAACGCTAGAAAAGCAGGTAAACATTTTCACCCCGAAACTGGCGATTATAATGATTGGCACAAAGAAAAAGGTCTTCGTGATTACGATATCGAAGGAAACCACAAAGGGTCTTCGAAAATACTTTTTTCACAATACAAAAAAGACGTTGAAGACGGTAAATGGCTTGAAACACCTTACATGGACTTTTGGCATTGGCAATTAGCAAACTGCGTATCAGATAATTTTCGAAATGATAACGTAGCTTCTGTTTACATCGGTGAAGATTATAGTTATATCATTGCCGAACCTTGGCAGAAAGAAATCCAGAAAGTGTGGCATGACACGTTTAAACACTTGGCAGACGAAGATGACACAATTGACATATGGGTAAGTTGGTAAAAATATGAAAATTGCTCTTGTATCAGATACGCACATGAGAAATGGTAGTAACATTCCTATCATTCCTAAAAGTGAAAATGTCGATTTATATGTTCTTGCAGGCGATATAGGTAATCCTTATGAAGTACAGACGCGCATACATTCTGTTAAAGAACTTGAAGAACAGAAGATTGCATATTTAGCAGGAAACCATGAATATTATCACCAAGATTTTGATGATGTAAATAATTTTGTTTTTAATAATTTAAATTCATCATACAATAATCACACAATAGATGTGAAAGGTCGTAAGGTACATATGTGTACCTTATGGACGCACATGTCTTCCCCCATACGTGAAATTATGTATGAGAAGCAGCTAAATGATTCAAATTATATTGGCGATTGGAGCGGTGAACGTGCCAATGAAGAATTTAAAAAGTCTTATGAATGGCTTATGGATGTTGTTGAAGAAGGCGATTTAGTGTTCACACATCATAGTCCGTCTAACATGTCTGTTGTGGATAGATGGAAAGGAAATCCCATTAACGACTTCTTTCATAATAATTTAGATAATTTTATCAAAACAAGAAAGCCTGCACTATGGGGCCACGGACATATTCATGACCCTGTTGACTATATGTTAGGTGACACGCGTGTTGTGGCAAATCCACACGGATATCCAGAAGAACGATATCTTCTTGACAAGAAATATGGTAAATACGAACCGTTAATTATAGAGTTGTAAGAAATGGTAAAAGAAACTTTTATAGGCTCTGCAATATTATCTTGCATGATTTTAGTGGCGGTTATATTAGGATATCTTATGTTTATGTATCCACTATTTGAAATCATAGTCGGTGGTGTTAGTATATTATTAATTATAGGATTTATTTCTTATACCATAGGTAGTGTCTACACAAAATAATTATTGATTTATTAACCATTATACGTTAATAGATTTTATTATGAAAAAACAAAATTGTCAAAAATTTATAGAACTTTATAGTGTATGGAAACATGAAACTTCTCTCGAATCTAATCCAAGAAAGATTTTTGAGAATACTAATTACAAAAAAATTGTAAGTTTGGTGAAAGTCAGTGATGCAGTTGTCGAAGAAATCATAAAAATTATTAGAAAAAAGCCTGACTTTATCGTTTTTGCTTTAGTAGAAGGTCTTTATATTGAACCATATAAAGAGACTTATAAAAAAGGAAGATTAGACATTGTGTGTGATGCTTGGGTAAAATGGTATGACTTATGAGGAATTTTTATTATGGCTAATCAATATCAAAATTTTATAGATGCTTCACCACCTTTACCGCAACATATAAAGCGGAAAGGATGGATATATAAAGACTTTCCAAAGCTTCCTGTAAATATATGGCAGGCTATTCTGGAAGGTCTTGGTGAAGGTAATCATCAAATTCTTACAGAAGCATCTTACACTATTAATGGTGTTGAATATGGACGTGGGCAGATTTTCTGCTGTCCGAAAAAATTAGAAAAGGTTATTGTCGATTTATCTTCGACGGATGATGCAACTATTTAAACAGCTTTCTTTGATACTTCTAACTGGTGTTTGGATGACACCTAACGAAAAAGAAATACATATAAAACCTTGCGGAGAATATATCTGCGGATATTCCAAAAAAGGGACAAAGATACTTTTTGACTTTGACAAAGACTTAAAAGGTATGATAGTCAATCCAATGAACCAAAAGTCTTATGATGCAAAGATTAAAATCATAGACGAAAATAAAATAGAAATCGAAGGATGTTATTTTATTTTTTGCAAGAAGCAAATATGGGAAAGAAAAATAACGTTGACTAGACAAACGTTGTATGAAACAAGCCTGTAACTATAATAAAAAGGAAAGAATATATATGGCAGACACTACGCAAATGAACAGCATTGAAATACAGCAGTTGAAGAATATCGTTCAACGTGCCGAAGCTGTCGAAATCGAAATTGAAGACCTTCAATTCGATAAGAAAACTATTCTTGAAGAAGCCAAGACATATAATCTTGACCCGTCTATTGTCCGTAAAGTTTTATCTAAGCGTAAAAAGATTCGTAAAGATAAAGCTAAGTACGAAAATGAAATTATGCTTTCAGAAATGTACGAAGCTGCTGTAGACGATATTTAAAATATAAATTTAAAATAGACGTTGACATACGAAAAAACAGTGTCTATTAGAAGATTGTCGGGACGTAACCCGACATCGAGAAGTGCAGATAATAACAGCCTCTTCAAGGCTGTAGTCTGATTTTCTATCCTGTAGTAGGACGTTCGACGAGCAAGTGCTAAAGAACGCTTTGTTAACCCAAGGTAGAAAAGTTCCGCTTAAATATCAAACGGTATTGAATCGGCGGTTGGAAGTACACCCAAATCTTCCCTTCTCACTTTCCAAAATTCTTTAAATAACTGTTGCAATGCACAACATATTATGATAATATGTGTTGTAGAAAACGATTTGGGAATCACCATGAGCAATTATTCAATTTTAGACATAAACATTTTGGCTGTACTAGAAGGAGCATGCCCAGATTGTGATATTGCACCAGTAGCTTACTTATGGGCGCGTGAAAGAATTACTGATGACGCATATGCATATAAGGCAGAAGCGTTTGCTGTCGAAGCATCTATATTAAATGCAACATTATCTATATTTCTTGGAATGGCATTTAATACTAGAAACTACAATATTTCACTCGAAAAACTACATGATTTAAAGAATTACATACTTACTCGCCACGTATCTTTACGATTTCCAAGTGAAAAACGCTCATGGGTAGACAGAGAAGATTTAGTAAAATGAAAATCCGTTTATATAATTCTGCCACAAACAACAAAGAAATTTTTGTTCCGCAAGATGCCAAGCGCGTGACCATGTATGGCTGCGGCCCCACTGTATATAATTATGCTCACATAGGCAATGCTCGCGCTGCTATTGTCACAGACGTTCTTTTTCGCGTTCTACGTCATGTTTATGGCGAAGATAGTGTTCTGTATGCTAGAAATATTACAGATATTGATGACAAAATCATTAATAAGTCTGTTGAAACAGGTGTGTCGATAAAGCAGATAACCGAAAAATATACAAAGATATATCAAGATGATTTGACTAAATTAGGATGTCTTGAACCAACATATCAACCAAAAGCCACAGATAATATTCAAAACATGATTGATATGATAAAAGGTCTTGTCGAAACTGACTATGCATATGTCAAAGACGGGCATGTGTTTTTCGATGTAACAAAATATGATTCTTATGGAAAACTATCTGGAAATACTTTGTCTAAATTGCGAAAAGGCAGTCGCGTTTCTGATTCGACAACCGACATTAAAAAGAATGTAGAAGACTTTGTTCTTTGGAAGCCTGAAAAAGATGGTGTCGGATGGATATCACCATTTGGTAAAGGTCGTGTTGGTTGGCACATAGAATGTTCTGCTATGGCTAAGGCTACGTTGGGCGAAACTATTGATATTCATACAGGTGGAATAGATTTAAAATTTCCACATCATGAAAATGAACGTGCCCAAAGTGAATGTGCTAATGGCAAAACATTTGCAAAATACTGGATACATAATGAATTTTTAAAGATTGGCGGTGATAAGATGTCAAAGTCTCTCGGCAATACTGTATATATCCATGATTTACTTAAAGATTGGGACGGTAAAGTTATTCGCTTGGCGTTGTTGAAATCTTATTATCGTTTTGAAACAACATGGTCGTTTGATAGCCTAAAGCAATCTGAAAAAACATTGCGAAGACTGCTAACAAGAATGAATGATAACGCTCCTAAAATTTTCGATGACTTAAACACGCCTGCGGCTTTAGCAGGAAAATCAAGTACAGATATTAAACTTATGGGGTTGACATAGGGTTTTAGATAGACATCTATTCTATTCTAAAATATTTTCTATATTTTTTATTTTTTAATCTTCCGACTATTGTAGTAGGTTTAATATCCAGTTCCTTTGCTGCTCTATTTATTGAAAGAAATATTTCATCATTAATAGATATTTTAACACTATTATGTGTTAATAAGTTTTTAGATTTTAATGCTTCGCTAATTTTTTTAGCATGGTTTTTTGTCAACTTCTTCCCTTTTAATTTATTGGGAATACGATTTCTTTTTTCTTGGATTAAAATTCTTTCTTCATCTGTAAGATTAGACCATCTTTTTTGCTGTGAAATGCACATTTTCTTTTTCTGTTCTTCCGTAAATTTATATCCAGAAGTGCCTAATTTTCTACCACCGCCTAATTTTAAATTATACGTTTCTTTACTTTTGACAAAATTTTCATCTACTATTTCACTTTCTTTTATCAGGGCTTCCTTCTCTGTTTCAAAAATAAACAAAACTTCTTTTTTAAAATTTTCTTTTCCATATTTTTTAATACACCTTTTTAAATAAACACCAGACCCTAAATAAGAATCATCTGGGTTTGTCGTTTTATGAGCGCCTACATAGATTTTGTTATTGATTAAATTTGTTGTTTTGTATACAGTGTATAAATATGGTTTAGCTGACATGAAGGTTAGTCCTTTGGTTAAAATGTTAGAGAAGTGGGTTATAGGAAACCGCGACTTCACTATTATTTATAACGAAAGAAAATAATGTCGTTTTCATAAGATTTCGTTTGACAACACTATATAATTTTTATAAATAGTATTTAACTGATGCATTAAATGTTAACGGTTTTTCAGAACAAGCTATCGCGGCCTAACGGCTAAGATACAAGTTTCTTTAAATGGGTCGTGAAGATTTTCACCACACTGGCTACCTCGAAACAGAAAGGCCAGTTATCATTCTTATAAAACCACTTTAAAATAAAAATAATAAAAAGAAGAAAAGACAATGGTTAATAAAGTAATTATATCTTCCCCTAATAAAATGACTAAAGACGTGATAAAAGGATATCCAAACTTTTTATTCGTTCTTGGAAACACAAAGCTTGATAATAGCGAACTGAACACATATGGAAACACATGCATTCTATCCATGAAAAAATCTGAAGGAAGAGACGGGCGGGCGTTTTGGAAATCAGAAGACTATGACAAATTCTGTAACCGCATTGATAAAGAATTTTCTATCATACGCAATCATTTGGAGAAAGGTGCTTTACTTGTACTGCCTTCTGAAGACGTTTCTAAGTTTGATGGTGGTGCATTAAAATACATTCCAAAGCATAAAGCGTACTTGCAAAATAAAATAGAATCTGTTATAGTAAAGTATGGAAAAACAGAAGCATTCAATTTTTAAGTGGTACGCCAGTAGCGCAGTATCTGGTCTGATGTATATGGGTATATTAGTTGCCATATTATTTGTTATAGAAAAGTTTGTGTAATATATGTCCGATACTTGCAAAGATTGTAAATTTTATTACGGCAATGGCTACGATGGGACATGTTTTCTTAATCCACCTAAAGTTTTTCACAGAACAAATTTAGGAAATGATATGTCAAACGAAGATTTTTTATCCGTAAGACCAATAGTAAATTCCACAGATTTTTGTTCGCATCACCAAAGAAAGCCAAGGAAACCATAACATAAAATATGAAGAAATCTGTAAAGAACCAAAACACGCCAACTAAGAAGCAAAACTTTTCAGAAATGGTAATCAAAGAAGTTGAAAAAGACCCTGACATAACACATATGGAATACATCATAGATTGGTGTGCGAAAAATGAAATACCTGTTCAGAAAATGCGCTTCTATATTAACGATAATTTGAAAACAATATTGGAAAAAGAAGCATCAAGCCTTAAACTTTTAAAGATGGAAGAATAAATATGATTGTGAAAGATTACGATAAGACACTTGAAGCGCCTATAAAGGACGAGCATAAAAATTCGCCTGTCCTAAAAATTAGACGCTGTACAAGACATGTTTCGAAACATTTAATTTTTTCAAAAATGATGTAAATGAATACGTTATTGTGGTTGACAAGAAAACCGATACCAAGTATCTAGGTCGGAATGAAGAAGAAGTTACGAAACGCATAGGTAAACAACAATAACACCACAAGTAACCCCCGAAGACTATTTTAAATCTTTTCTTGCTATAAATTTACATTTCAAAAAAGATAACAACTACGATTACTTTAAATATAAAGGTAGTGTGAAGACTCTACCTGATACATTCCGTAAGCGTTCGGATAGATACGCCTTCCAACATTTTATGAAAACCGACACGCTTGAAGATTTCAAGATACGTGTTGTTGCATATAATTTTTACGAGAACAAGAATGCTTGGTCTGCGAACGAACTTAAAAAGCCATATGCCAAACAGCATTATGAAAAATGGAAAAAAATCCAAAACAATCTTGAAAAAATCGTCGAAAAAGACTTATTAGCTATTGATTCGTTCAAAGAATACGTTATGGTCGACAAACAGAAATTCTTACCGAAAATACTAGAAGACGTTTTCGGTGAAAATATCCACGCCCAAACCTTCATGTGCGTGGACAAAGCACTAGGACTTACTGCTAAGTTTTACAGCAAGTATTACCAAAATAATAATATCTACAAAAGTAATATTTACTTAGTTCAACAAGCATGTCCTTTTTTGAAGGAACCAAAAACCATTAAAAAAATAATAAGGAAAAAAATAAATGGATTTTAATAAACTTTTACAGAAATTAGAAGATAATAAAGATAATGTAATCACGAAAAAAACATATGAAAAAGACACACGCTTTTGGAAACTTTCGAAAGATGCTGATGGCAATGGGTCTGCAAAGATTCGTTTCCTAACACCTATCGAAGAAGACATGGCGAAGTCGTATGTAGAATTTACAAACTACTTCATCCAAGTCGGTTCTAAGCCAAATGCACGTTATTACGTGAGCAAGTCGCGTAAGAACCTTGGGCCTGAAGAACGTGACCCTGTATATGACCTGAATGGTCGTTTATACAAAGATGACAAAGATACTTGGGAAACGTACCTGAAGAAAATGTCACCACAATATCGCAAAGTTGCCTGTATCCAAGTGATTAAGGATTCAAAAAATCCTGAAAACGAAGGTAAAGTTTTTCTTTACAATATCCCTTCGACAGTTTTCAAAAAGCTTGAATCTGCTTTAAACCCTAAAGACGAATTTGCACATAAATTTAATCCTTTCCATCCTATCGATGGCGCAGATTTCATTTTACGTTGCGCTAAGAACACAAATAATTTCCCAGATTATGCAGGTTCTGAATTCGAAAAGCCTTCTCCTATGGGCGGCGGTGACGAAGCTAAGATTATGGAAACGCTGTCACAGCAACATTCTCTAAAAGAATTTGAAAATCATGATGATATTCTTCCTTACGACGAATTGAATCAAAAGCTTCAAAAACTATTTAGCGATGACATCCCATCACGCTTCTTTACAGATGGCGGTAATGATGTAGTTGATGTTAAAAAAGAGCCTGATAATTCTATGCCACAAACGGCAGAAGTTATTGAAGAATCTGTAGTCACACAAGAAGTCGATGAAATTGGCGATGATGAAATCGATAATCTTCTTGAAGAACTTCAAGCTGAATTAGACGACTAATAAATATTTTAATCACTACTACTGCTAAGTGGAAAAGACTCGTTTTACGGGTCTTTTTTTATGTTGAAATACCTATACATATGGTTTATAATAATCCAAATAGGATTTATTATGTCATACAAATATAAATTAACAGGACAAATCAATAACTATGGCAGCAACTTCTTTCTAAATCATCCACAGACCACAACTGGCGACAGAACAGTTTTACACATAGATTGTTCTTCAATCTTACGAGGCATATATAGCACAGAAGATTTTGTAGAATTGTATTTCGAATTAGTAGATGATATCTATCATTACGAAAAGTTTTCTCTTGACGAACACCACTTTCATATAAAACAAAAAGATTTTTTACATTATAAAATTAAAAGAGCAACAAATGTACAAGTATAAGTTAACAGGTCAGTTGAACAAAGGAATGGACAATTCTGCAAAAAATATTTTTATAAACAATCCTAGTACAGCTATGGCAAAAGATAGAGATGTTTTAAGAATAGGAAATTTTCAACGACAATTATTAGAGTATCAACAGGGTGAATATATAGAAATATATTTCCAGACGGCGCGTGATATTTCTTACTATATAATAGATGTTAAAACTATATCTACTAGAAAACAAATTAATTTAGAATGGAGCGACATTTTAAATTATCATGTTAAAAGAGTGAAATGATATCATGTACAAATATAAACTAACAGGACAGTTAGAAAAGGAATATCGTAACGCGTATATAAATTTCCCTAACACAGGCAAAGAAGAAGGAAATTTTTACACAATATATTTAATATCTAAGGTTCCGTATAAACAATTGATAGATGAAGATATGAGGAAGTCTTGGCTTGATGTGCATAGCGAAAATATTGTTTCATTAAAAATAATTTCTTAAACATTACAAAATTGTAATAAAACTTATGTTGTAAAACACAACAAACTATGGCATACAATATATGTAGGAAAGGTTCTGAAGAGGAGAAATCATGACCATTACAGACATTGCCCAAATCACTACTGTCGCGCAGTTTAATACGCTTATGACAGAAATCTATGCGAAAGCTGATGCCGCTATTGACGCGAAATATACACGCGAAGATGACCAATATCCATGTGGATTTGCTTGGACAAAAATCGTTATTGATGGACGTTCAAAAATCGGTAAAATCGTTGCTAAGTAAGAAGAATTTAAAAAGTCTTACAACGGCGGGTATCAGAACTGGACGCGCGGCAACGGTCTTGCACGTCTCGTTCAGAACATTGATATCAAAAAAGCTTGGCAGGATATTGTTGCTGAAGAACTTACTAAAATCGGTTTGAAAGCCTATGCTCAAAGTCGTTGGGACTAACCCCATTTAATACTTAAGGCCGTCATTCGGCGGTCTTTTTAATCTTTTCGGGAGAACATGAGATGAAGAATGAAATTAATGAAATTGTCGGAAGACGCGAAAACGGCCTTACATTTGTGAGTGAATTATTTGGCGGTGAGCATATCAGAATGTCTGTAAGCTACGAAAAAGATGGTCGTGGTCGTAATGGGCCGCGTGGGATTTATATGTCTTTGACAGGTGGTGAATATCGCACTGACAAATATGGCGCGTCATTTCGGACAGAAATCTTTGGGAAACACAAGCACAAAGCAATTCTTTTGAAAGAAATGAATCGCGGAAACAAGAAAGTTCTCCAAGAAATGCAAGAAACATATTTAAATGTCGAAGCTGCACTTGAACAAATCGAATTTCTAGGTCTTTAGAAGAAGATGTTGATACACGACGAACTACAAAAGCTACGTGTCGCAGTTGTTAAAGAACGCGCGCGTAGCATTCGCATATATGATGATGCTTACCCTGATGTCGGTTGGGGTAAGACAGATGAACTGTGTCTTATAGAAGCTTTGGAAGAACTAAAAGCGGGCGGTATTATTCCTGCCGATTGGAAGATGCCATGATTTACAAATATAAATTTGTAGGCACTATAGGAGATTATAGCAAGCCAAATAAAAATAAAAAAGCTTTCGTATATATAAAATCCCGTATAAAGGTTTTGAAAATTGATATTTTTCATCTAAACATGTGTAAGGAAATGATAGAAAAGAATCGCGGAAAACTTATAGAAATTTACTTCACGACACAGGTTTCTAACAAAAAATCGTTTCTTATACCGCATTCAAGCTATTATTCATACAATGGCGACGAAACACTTGTAGTAAAACACTTAGAATTTAAAGATTAAAGACATGTACAAATATAAATTCACAGGACAGATAAACAGCGATTTTTATATCGACATTGATGGTGTAGTATCTCAATATGCTTTTATAAATTATCCTAGTAGCAGAGTGTACACAACTGTTTTAAAAGTTGATATAAGACATTTACAAATGTGCAAAAAAACTCGACATATACATCATGACAAATTCGTTGAAATTTATTTCACAACTGACACTATGTGTGGTGATACTATTAGCGGCCCGTACTTTTTTTACAACAAAGACCCAACATTTAATGTTCAAAAATTAGTGTTTAAGGCTTCTTAGCAGTCTTTTTCTTCTTTGCTGTTGTCTTTCGCTTAGTTGTTCCCGAAACAATCTTAATGCCTAGTGACTTTATGTGGTCTTCTGTCCATACTTGAAATTCTAAACCATTCTTAGCACAAAATGCTCTTGCAGATTTCCATTTAGCTTGGTTCACTAGAAATGTTAGTTTCTGCCTAGCAAATGTCTTTCTTTTTTGGTTTTTACGTCTTACAGGCGGAAGAGTTTCGTGTTTGGGCTTTATTTCCAAAAGTAGCTTACGACCATTTTCTAATTCTATAAGGAAGTCTGGATAATATCGGTGAATGCCGTTTAGACGCCTGCTATACGGCTTTTTATAGGGTACAGCAAAAGGTTCTGATGACCATTGCACAACAGAAGTAGTATTATCGAAAGTAACGACAAATGGCGCGTTCCCATGAACTACGACAAATGATTTCTCCTTCCCCAAAATATTTTTCTTCATTTAACGGTGTGTATCTTGATTTATGTGCCATAAAGTTATTTATAACGACATTCAAGGCATATAAATAAAAATATGCCTACACAACTTTCAAATCAAACATTATCAAGAAACGTACAATATCCACAAGAACTGCTTGGTATTGAGAACGAATATGAAAATATCATGGCGATATCCGTTATTGAAGTCCTTCCACAAACTTTTGATGGAACAGTAACCCCGCGCGGTAACGAATTGCCTGTTGATGGCGAAACAGCTTCTGTGTCACGCACAACGTCTATTGCAAACACACAATCATCTGTAAATGCACAAAGACGCATACAGCACGAAACAATTTATTTACCCGCGCCATTCAATATGAACTTTTCGTCTTCACATTCATGGGAAGGAACTGATGTAGGTGTTTTTCGTACATTTAGAGACGGGGATACAAGCGACAGTTTTTTAGATAAAATAAAAAATCACGGTTCACGATTTGCAGGCGATATTGCCAATTCATCAGGTCGCGGAATAGCAAGTATAGGCAGTAATCAATTGCGTGATGCACAAGATGCTGCTAGACGTAAAGTTTCAAGTCCACATTTAGAAGTTCTTTACCGCGAACCAAACTTAAGAACGTTTAACTTCTCATTTCGTATGTCACCTTTGGAAGAAGCAGATTGCGATTCTATATACGACTTAATACGAATTTTGCGCCGTTCATCTTCACCAGAAAATTTCGTAGGGAATACAGAAGTATTTGATGCGGACAATCGCGTCAGAAGTACAGCAGAACGCGGTCAACAATTTTCCGCAAGTGATAACTATTTTATCATGCCTTCCGAATTTAAACTAAGATTTCTTTTAAAAGACCCTAATGGCGACATAATAGAAAACCCTTTTATACCAAAAGTAAAAAACTGCGTGATGAACACGATTACTGTCAATTATTCTACACTTGGAAATTTTGCATCATATAAGAATGGGTTTCCTGCTGAATTAGAAATGAATTTAGACTTTACAGAAACAGAACTTATTATGCGCGATGACGTGTTAGCAGGTTTCTAAAAAATGTTGTTTAGAAACTATCCATTTTTATATTACAAAACACCTGACAATCAAACGCAGGTTTTAACAGATGTTATGACACGTCTTTATTTCAAGGCAGGCGTTGATGATGATAGAGCGGTTTTCACATTGTATAATATCAAGCACAACGAACGTCCTGAAGATGTGTCTTTTAAATTTTATGGTTCACAAGATTTTCATTGGGTCGTCTTACTGTATAATGAAATCATAGACCCGTATTTTGGTTGGTATAGAACTGAAGACGAAGTTCTTGCGTTAACAGAAAATCCACATGAAGTTGCACATTATCTGGATGATGATGGGCTTATCAATAAAGAAGGTCTTGGTACGGCTGTCACAAACCTTGATATCGCTATAAAACGTAATGAAGACAAACGTGTAATAAGAATTTTACGGCCACAATATTTAAAAACATTTGTTGACGAATACGAACGAGAACTGTATAATACTTAAAACTAATTTTATTATTATGATTTACTGTTATTATGTCGAAGATGCCAAAACTGCCCAAAAAATTATATATCGAAGGCTATATTTTCTACAGTGAATCTAATAGCGTTTTAGGATTTTACAGTCATGAAGATACACGCACTGAACAATTCAAATTTAGAATAACTAACATGCCAAGCTACCATATGCTTCCTTTTTCTACAGGTCAAATCCTAAGAGTGTATTTTGTGGTAAAAAATAATGCATATTATTTTTATCGTGATATAATATTTGCAACAAAAGAAATCTTTTTTGAAGATATCCAAATAGATAATATGGAAATTATAGATGTATAAAATTCAATTCACAGGCAAAATTGTTGAAATAGGTTCTCAATGGGTTGTATTATATAATTATGATGATGAACTAGGAATGGAAATATCCTTTGATAGTAATATTTCATATCATATCAATGTTCTTCATGTCGTCAATCTTTATGACTTGTTTAAAAATCTTTTACAAAAAAGCATATCGGTTTATGTTGAATGCAATAACATATCGAAAGATTCTATCCCTGATGTTGCTCTTTTACCAAACACAGATGAAACAGAAACTATACACAAATCCATACATGTAGACTTATTTAATGACGAAGCTAAAATCATAAAGATAGCGATTAATGACTGATACAAATAAATTATACAAATATTTCATTGAAGGGTATGTTGAATGTGGCAGGTATCATGTTCTTATATTAAATGCGCCTGAAAATGGACATTATTTAATAAGTATCGTAAAGGATATATTTCTAAATACATATGATTTTAATCTTCATACTAAGTATCGCATCTACTTCACTACAAGCTATGAAATGAATTATTTTTCTTACGATATCTGCCAAGACCATGTGTTTAACATTACACATTTGGCAGAAATATTATGATAAAGAAATTTAAATTACAAGGCAAACTTACGTCATTCGATGGTAAATTTGGTAGCGCATATAAGGTTATGTCAAAGAGTAGTGGCGGGACACCTGTTGTGCTTGATATAAACGCATATCTATCAAAGATACCGCAGTCAGAAGACCTTATAAAAAGTGTTGGAAATAAAGTTGAACTGTCTTTCGAGACGGGCGAAAACACTATATACACATCAATCAACACCAAAGACTCTGCTGTTGTTCATGAAATAATGTCAGATGATATGCATAATGTATCTGTAAAGAAGATATAGACATGTTTAATAAGAAATGTTACAAATATAAAATAACTGGTAGATTCTTAAACTATTCGCATATTAAAAGAATCTATTTCTATAGTAAAGAAGAAAATAAAGTATCACTTATAATATATAATATAAGTGAGAAAAGATGGAAAAATTTGTTTGAAGTAGGTAAAAAATACACAATTTACATCATAACCAATAAGAAGCTAGACCCGTCTGAATTTAAAGAGGAGAAAATTTACATAGAAGTAAAATGTCGAAATATTATTGATTTTCAGTTTGACAAGCTTGAATGATGTTGTTATATACAACATGTATTGAGAAAAAAGGAGAAATCAATATGCCACAATTAGACGAACTGTTACTTGAAGATGATGAATATCAAGCTGAAAATAATCAGCTTTTAAACAAAGCTTTTGACGATATTCCGCGTGTGGTCGCGCAAGACTATATTAAACAATTAGTTCCCCAGAATCTTCAACGTTACCGTTATTAATTCTTATAGAACGTATTGGTCTTAAGTCTAACACACCGTCTTCATCGGCGGTGTGTACGTTTATAAATCGTCCAGAATATGTTCCAGTAGATGCAAGCGTAACTTCTCTATCACGTCTTTCTTGTAATTCTGGATTTGCTCGCCATAGATTAATAGCATCAACCACACGACCATCACGAATATATTCTATAGTCTTTGGCCCTAAATTTTCCCCGACATTATACGCAAGTGATACCAAAGCATCAAATTCTTCTTGTGTTAAATCAACACATTCTTTTGCACGATTTACACCATCTATATATTGCTGTATGACTTCATCGAACAAGTCAAATGCTTGGTCTTCTGATATAAACCCTGTAAAACGTTCTGGATTAATAGACGCACCTGCAAAGCGTGTTACACCTAATCCTATTGTCCAGACACCTTGCGTGTCACGATAGCGCCGTATGACAATACCTTCATGAGACATTATTTCTAATCTTCCACGCGGCGAAAGGTCTTGTGGATTACAGTTCATACCACGTTCGCGCGTAACATTTTCAGTATATTCTTCACGGTCACTCGTAAGATTATTTGGCCTTTCTTCATTTGTTACAATCAAATTCCCTTCAAATTTACACGCTTCGATATGTTGTTTATACACAGTGCCTACAATATCATGCTTGATACGCTTCATAATCCAGACACCATCAAGCTTTTCATCCTGTTCAAGAAACCCTGTCGTGTCTGTATGTGCAGCAGGCAAATTAAATCTAAAAGTATCCCCGACAGTACGAAGTGTTGAACCGTTCATATGAAATGTATAATTTATACTTTCAAAATCAGAAATATTCTTCGCGCGACTTTCTAACCATTTTCGAGAAAGATTGTCTTGGTCTTTCGAAAAAACTTTAATGAATTGTGATGCTCTATTATCACCTTGCGTAAAGACGCGCTTTTCTGTCAATTCTATATAAGTTCCGTGTGTACCTTCAAGGCCAGATTTCTTATTTTCAAGAATATTGTCATATGCCATTTCTGTTGGGAAAAAATCTTCAACAAAATTATGTCTGGCAAATGGTTCACTAAATCCATAGGGCTTGTGAAAAAATTCAACAGGCGTTTTTTGATTTAATCCTTCAAGCGACATAAATTTAAAACCATCCCTATTTTCAAAGAAATAGAATGATGCATTACTATTATCATTTATAGACCGTGTTTTAAAGAAATTGATAGCTTCAAAAGGATGCATGTACGGTATAACATAATTTTGTATGTCAGTGTCTTGCTCAAAATCAAAATCTTGGTCTGTTTCTAAATCATTAGTAAGAATGTTTTGTATGATTTGATAAGTATATTGGTTATTGAACGCGCGTGAAATCTTTGTGTCGATGTTCTTAACAAATTCTTCTGAAATGATTTCTACCTGCCAGTATAATGTCTTGGCTTGCTTTTGTTCACGTCTTGATATTTCATAGACACGAAAAGTCTTACTAAATTCATATTCCATCGGGGCAGATTTTGTTTTAAATCTTAATATAAATTCTTCACCACCATTAATATTCTGCGAAACAAAGCCTACTGCGTCTTGGATGCCTATACTTCCCTTTATAAAGGGCTTGGTAATATCTTCTACAATTTCTAACGCAACGATAATATCAGCTATTTCGTAGCTGTTACCATCTGGTGTATTAAGTGTCGCTTCGAGTAGTTCATACTCGGTTGAAAATCGGATTCCGTCTAAATTACTCATAATTTCAAGTGTATTTATAAATAGAAACACTATGACGAAAGCAACAATACAAGGCGACTTCATTTATTTTAAGGAAGAATTTACACTTTTTCATTGTGAAACAGGCGCATTATACGACACAGTTTTCAATGATGACAGTTTAGAAGAAGGTATTCTTGGCTACGAAGGCTGTTACGATTTGCATGATACATTATATATTAAAAATGTGACATTTTATGGAAGAGTTAAAAAATATCCAAATTCTAAGATATTCAGCATACATTTTTTTGAGTTTGGAATATAAATACATATATGGATGATGAAACACAATATTGGAACGATGTTCAAAGCGCCCTTGGAACAGCAGGACGTAATAAATCTGTCTTTAGACAGTTAGAACGAAAAGCAGGTAACGCAGCGCGTAGGTTATCTACTGAATGGTGGAAAGAACAAGTTAAACAATTAGGTGCTATCAATGAAAAGGGCTTGTATCTTTCTGAAAAACGCCGTCACAGGCAAAATGTTATGGTTGGTAAATTATATCATTGGTTTTATGACGCGAAACATAAGAAGACATTACCTTATTATGATAGATTTCCTTTGACATGGGTATTCCATAGAGACGCTAAATATATATGGGGTATTAATATGCATTATTTACCTTTGAAACAACGTATTATTCTACTTGATAAAATGCAACTTCTTGCAAGTGATAATCGCTTTGACGCACGAACAAAAGTATTGATATCATGGAAAATATTAAAGAACGTTTCTAAATATCCAGAAGTAAGGCCTTGTGTAAAAAAATATCTACGTTCACAGGTGCGTTCTAAATATATGCTTATACATCCTGACGATTGGATTAAAGCTACACTATTGCCTTCTGAACGTTTTGCTAAAGCTTCTAAGAAAGAAGTTTGGGTAGAATCAAAGAACGCGATTAAGGCCGCTAAAAGAGAATCGCGTAAAAACAAACGAAGCACACGTAAGAAGAAATAATGAATATCAACGAATTTAGTAGAAAAATAACGGATAACCCGCCTGCACAAGTCAATAGATTTCAAACTATTCTGACAATACCTGAATTTCTAAGGGACGAGTATTCGGTAAATGATATTGATTTACTTTCTTGCTATGTCAGAAACGCGAATATTGGTGGTAAGAATCTTACTACAAGTGATATTAAAGTTGGTAAGTTTCTACAACTAGCTTATAGTGAACAATATGAATCGGTTACTTTAACGATACTTTTAGATAAAGATTACCGTATAAAGAAATTTTTTGATGATTGGCAAGCATCAATTTTCAATCCAAATTTAGGAACAATCCAGAAATTTTGGAAAGAATATACAACGGACATGAAGTTTATTCACTTAGACGATATGGATAATCCTATAGACGAAATTTATTTCACAGGCGTCTATCCATCTGTCGTAGGGAATATAGACTTTTCAGCCGAATCACAAAGCACACTTGCCCTTTTAACAATCACGATGTCATTCAAGAAATGGCGCAGAGAAACGAGTCTATAAATGTTACCTAATATTTCATCATCAATAAATGTATATACACTTCCCATTACAGGAAAAGTATTGAAGCTTTCCCCTATGAAGGTAGGAGACGTAAAAGCAATTGCATCATCATCACTAACAACAGACGAAGACGATATCGAAAGTAAACTGGAAACAGTTATTAGTATTCTTGACCGTCTTAATAGTGGCGAAAAAATAGATTTTAAAACATTGCCTATTGCTGACTTTGAAATGGCCTTTTTAAAATTAAAAATGATTTCTTCTGGTTCGCGTGATGTGTATAATATCCCTTGTGAACACTGCGAATTATCAAATGAAGTAGAAATCGACCTTGATACAGATGTTAATATTCAAAACGAAAAAAACGATAAACGCATAACAGACGTTACTCTTAAAGATGATATTGGTATAAAAGTTCGTCTTCTTACATATAACGATATTATTTTTGTGTATAAAAATTACGATAATGAAGTTGATAGACAATTTCAGCTTATGAAACTTTCCGTCGAAAAGATTTATACAAAGGACAGTGTTACGCCTGCATCTGATATATCAGAAGATGAATTTGAAGAGTGGTTTAACAGCTTTAACATGACGCAAATGACAGAACTTGAAAAAGCTATATCTTCAATGCCACTTGTTGAAATAAAAACTAAATTTAATTGTATAGGTTGTAGTAAGGACAACGAAATATCTGTCAAAGGTTTTGACGATTTTTTGTCCTAACGGTCAAGGAATTTGACCTAGACAGTTATTTTGAAACAAATGCTGTACTCATTAATGCTTATAAATATTCTTTAACAGAACTTGAAAATATGGTTCTTTGGGAACGTGACGTTTACATTGGCATATTAAACAAGCACAATAAAGAGCAAGAGAAACAACAACAGCAGTAAATACCTTGGATAACGAAGAAGAAGAAAATAACGACAATAAAAACGAGAGTATGAAAAATCGTGAAGATGCTTTGACCAAGATGGTTCAAGAACAGAACGAAAAAACACAAGACTTTCTCGAAAAAAACCGCCAAAAAAGAAGAAACAAAAAAGATTTGCCTGTTGTTAGTGATGACAAAGACGGCGATGAAGACGGTATGTTTGGTAAGGATGCTGTTAAAAATCTATTAAAACAGTCTGGAAAACTTGCTGCTAAAGGTACTTCCAAAGTCGCTAGAACTTCGCATCAAGAAGTTATCAAACCTATTATAGACCTTACAATAGCGTCTGAACTACCGCAACTTTTCCCTATGCTTAGAACAGCACAAGACCTTCTTTCTAAAAACCTGTTCAAAACAGCAGGTAATATTATTGAAATGGGCCTGTTATCGCAACTACCCGCACTTGCACCTGTATTGGATAAATCAAAAAGGTTATTGAAGTTTTTTGGTGGTGGTCTTGGAAAGATATTTAAATTTATTACTGGTAAAAAGAATAAGCCAGAAAATAAAAAATCTATGCCTGACAGCAACAGTCCTTTCACTGACGATAGTGGCGATAAGCCTTTACCTGAATCTATGTCAGAAAGTTTAGACATTTTATCAGATATTGCTGATGGTATTGAATGGCAGAATGATTTCATACAAGGTGTTTTTGAAGGCATACAGGAAGGTATGCTTGACAAGCAAAGAGACACCGAAGATATGATTGAAATGGTCGTAGGCTTTGGTCAAGGACTTATGGACGGCATTCAAGAACATGCAGATATGTTTGGGGATAAGATAAGTAACTTTGTTTCAACTATAGAAAAAATTGAGAAAAATACACGACCTAAGCGTGTGCGTAAGACAAATAAAAACTTCATTAATAAAGAAAAATCTCGCGAAGGCACTGTTAAACAACGTTCTTTAAACCTTCTTAAAGGTAAAAGTAAAAATAAAAAAGTAAAAGGCCCGAAGATTGGTCTTCTTGCAAGACTTCTTCCATTAGCATTACTTGGAAAAGTTGGTTTAGCATTTATTTTGAAGTGGACAGGTATTGCTTTTGCTTTGAAATTTCTTAAAAAACTTGGCACTGGCAAAAAGTTTGCAAAACTAACCGCACTATTCAAAAAGTTCGGTAAATTCTTTGGCGTAATTTTAAAGCCATTAAGATTTTTAGCAGGCCCGTTAATGACAGCCTTGCGTGTAGGCGTCATGGCAATTGCAGCAGGATTTACAGCACTTTCCCTTCCAGTTGTTCTAATAGCAGCAGCTATTGCAGGCATTGTCTTAGGCGCAGTATTGCTTGCTAAAAAGCTTGGCGGCGGGAATATAAAAGAAGGATTTGTTATCATGTGGCAGAAAATATCTGGTTTCTTTGGCGGTCTTAAGGACATGATTAAGCAAAAAATAGAAGATGGTAAACAAGTTATATATGACAAAATATCGACCTTCTTATCTGGCATGGAAACTTTTGGCGAATTTATTAAGTCTATACCAATCCGCCTAAAAGAAATGGCTTACAATGTATTGTCTAAAATACCTGTTATCGGCAAGAAGTTTAAAACAGAAGCTTTAGAAGTTGATGCAAACAGTGAAGTCAATACTACAAATGCAGATAAAAAGAAAAAAGTTGGATTGTTTAAACAAGCGTCTACAAACTTAGTTAAATTAGCACCACCTACTTTAATATTTTCTTCTGCACAAAATATTGTTGAAAAAGCAAAAGAAAATATTAAAGCACGTAAGCGTGTGGATAGAATAGAATCTAAAACTGCTATGAAAAAGCAAGAAAATTTAGAGATGTCCCGTAAATATATCCAAAAGGTTAAAAGCGAAGAAAAGAAAAGTATGGATAAAGAAAAAGAAAGCCTTACTATAAATTCTAACACACAAAACGTCACTAATGTCAATGAAACAAATGTTATTAGACCGAGAAGATATGCTACGCCAAATAGAGACGTTATTTTTGGATATTAATAATATTCGTATATAAATATTTTCATGAAAAAGCCCTTCATTTTTTACGGAATAGTAGAAGACAATAAAGACCCTTTAGAAGCAGGTCGTGTGCGTGTACGCATCTATGGTTTTCATTCGCCTAGTAAAAGCGATATACCGACAGAAAGTTTACCTTGGGCAAGTGTCACAGTAAATTCTATTGAAAATCAAACAGGTATTTCAGACGTTATTCCTGTTAATGCTACTGTAATCGTTCACTTTAACGATGTAGAAGCGATGCAAGACCCTATTGTTATAGGCGTTCTTTCTGGCAACAACGACTTGCACCAAAATGCAAAAGGAACAAACTTAAATCCAAATGTTCCTCTTAAAACAAATCTATTTTCAGAACCGTCTTCAGAATATGCTACAGAATATAGTTTCAATACGGTTATTGCTAATCGTGGTTCATTCATAGAAATCGACGGTACGAGCGGTGCAGAAAGAATACAAATATATCACAAAAGCGGTTCTTTTGAAGAATATCATCCTAATGGCGACCATGTTCAAAAGATACGCGGGGAAGATTTTGAAATTATTCTTGACAATAAGAATCTATTTGTTCGTGGTAATTTAAATGTTTCTGTAAACGGCGATGCTAATTTTGAAGTAGCAGGTGACGTGGATATTGCTTCAGGCGGAACTTTAAATCTTTCTGCAAGTGATAGTGTTGTTATCACTGGTCGACAAATACATTTGAACACAGGCGGTTCTGTCGATGGTGACGGAACTAATGTTTCAGGCGGTGCTATAGACGGCGGTGACGGAACTGATAATGACGGCGGGGATGATGGTGCTTCTGATGACGTTATTGGCGGCGATAACACTGGTGATAATGACAACAACAATGACGATAATATCAATAATAATTCAGGAAATTCTGTGTTTGTCCAAGATACACCACCTGAAAATGCCCAAGAAAACGACATTTGGTTTGACACATCAAATAATAACGAAGGATTTGTATTTGTCGATGGAGAATTTCAAAGTATTACAAGCAACGCACAGATATCAGAAGCAGAAATACTTAACGGCACTAATCAGACGATTATATCTGCCACAGAACCTAATTACTTTTTAGATGGGCCTTTTGCAAATGGCGATATTTGGCAACACGAAACAACTTCTGAACGCCTTGTATGGAATAACATAACACAAACATGGACAGGAACAAATTCTGTTTCATTTGGCAATGCGATTATACGCGCAGGTTTAAATGCTGCTATATCAGATGAACTTCTGGTTGTGTTTAGAAGTGCTTCAATACCTTTTGGTGGTAATGAAGGCGACCTTTGGTTACGTGAAGATTCTGGCGATGTATATCGTTTAAAAAATAATCGTTGGATAAATTTCAATAATGATGTTTTAGACCAAGCATTTGAAAATTTAACATCTGGACTTCAAAACGAATCTGTAAGACTTCATTTCTTAACGCAAGAACCTTCTGCTGCAATATCGGCAATAGGTGATATCTGGATTGATGGGCAAAATCTTTTAGAATATAACGGAACAGATTATGTCGAATATATAGACCCTCTTTTAAACAATTCTTTGGACATATTAGCCTTTGACCAAAATATTGTTGATGGAAGAATTGATATTCTATTTTCACCTTCACAGCCTGAAACAGGTAATGATGGGGATGTCTGGATTGATATAAGTGTTTCGCCAGACACTAACGAAGTTAGAAATGAAGCATACACATTTAACGAAGTGACACAAACATGGGATAGAGTTACAGACCCTTCTATAGAACAAGCTATTGTCGGGACAGCAAGATTTACAGAAATACAAGACGGTCAAATCGCTGTTTATTTTTCAGAAATAATTCCTAATAGTGACTTTTCGCCCGCGCCTAAAGTTGGTGACATTTGGTTTGATATAAGCCAAGAAAGCATCACAGATTCAAATAATTTTGATGTTGGAAATGATGTATTTTCGCCAAACACACCATCGACAGTAAGTGTTCCTAGATTTGACCAATATAGATTTAATGGCGAAAATTGGGTAAGTATAGACAACTTTAGAGTGTCAGATGTTTCTGCACGTCTTGACATTGAAACCACTATCCGAGAAGAACAAAATATTGCTATTGCACAGCAAGTAACAACTTTTGAGACGAGTGTTGATGACAACACAACAAGAATACAAGAAACTTTAAATTCTATAGACGGCATTTCGTCTGGTTATACACTTACGTTAGACCAAGACGGAATAGTTTCTGGAATAAACCTTTTATCGGATTTTACACACACTATAACAGTAGATAATCCTGTAAATGATGTAAATTATCGTATTGGCGAACAGATTTTCATAGGAAACAATCTTACCACATCAACATTTTCTGCGACAGTTGTTTCATGGAATAGAAACACCAAACAGTTAAGAGTAATTTCAGAAAATGGTAATTTCACATCTGGCGATAATCTTATTGGCGATTTATCTAATGCGGTTTGGAATAGTGTTTCGAATGTAGAAAGAACTGATTTCGGGTCTTCTTTAACCTTTGATGTCACAAACTTTTCAATCGTAGATACATCTACAGGCGATATCGTAACACCTTTCACTATTCAAAATGGTACAGTTTTTGTAGGTGGAATAGATACGACAGCCCCACAAATAACATTCATCGGCAATTTTTCTACGTCTAATGAACCAGACCCTGCAAATTTTAATATAAATTCAGTATATTCAAATATTGATGATGGCAATTCGTATATCATACAAGATAACGGTAATGGTAATGAATGGGGATTGTTTATTCCAAAAGGAAATGATGGTGAAGATGGAATCCGTGGGTCTAGTCAATTTTATGCAACCACGACAGGAACTACTTGGTCAAACACTATAGCAAATAACGCTATTTCTACTGTAGGATTTACAAATACTTTAAACGATACCGTGATTATATCTAACGCAACTTTAGGGTTTTCGGAAACACGCGCATGGGATGGTACGACATGGATACCTGTTACACAAGTAATTGACGGCAATCTTATTGTACAAGGTACTATTGGCGCAGACCGTATTGTTGCAAGTTCTACATTCACACAAAGTCTTTTTATTGGCGATACTAATTTAGAATTGGATGGTGGTAGTAATCGAATAACCGTTACAGACGGAATTGTATCGCGGGTGATTATAGGGGATACTGACGGTAATGGTAATTTTGGTATCGTGATACGCGACGACCAAGGCAATGATATTATCAACCAAGGGGGAATTCAATTAAGCGACACAACTACTTTAAATGGCAATTCTCTATTTTCAAACTTAGCAGAATTTTTTACAGAAACAAGTAATTTAAGAGATGCGGCGGGTACTTCTGCTACGCTATCAGCAGAATATTCGAACAAATCCCTTACCAACGCTAGACAGTTGCGACCAAACACATTCGAGAACGCCGATGATTTTTTTATTGAGGATTTTAGCGGACATCCCGATACTGATAGACCTGTTACAGGCAGTCCTGCCCACTCATTAATTGAAGACCCGTTAGAGGGTTTTGGGATTAGAAGTACGGCAGAACAGCCAATTTCACAGAGAAGTGCCTTGCCTGCGATTGTAGGGAACACTTATAGGATAACAGCGAGGGGAAGAGTAGTTACACCACCAACAGGCAATGTTACTTATAACATAATATTTTATGGTATGCATAGCGACTATTCAGGGGTTGGTTCGTTAACTATTGTCAGTTTACCTGTAACGGCAGATGCTGAAACCTTTACGGCAGAATATGTGCTAACCCAAGCAAGATTTGACCAAGGTGTCAGGTGGCTAA